CACGTCGAAATTTACGCACGGGGACAGTCCCACCTCTGTCAGTTGAGCGAAAGCTTGGCTGGTAAGTGGTCTGGCGGAGCCGTGAATCCCACGGATTAAATCCGTGGGAGTGTCAAAGAAGCTCTGTCCGGAACCAATTGAACTTTCCTGGTGGCTTGAATAGCTAGCAAAAGCCCCGCTAATTTGGCGGGGTTTTTTAATAAAGGTTTATTACCCATCAAAATCCTCGATATCTCACCCATGATTTCCATACGTTCACGACGGGTTTTCTGATACTCTCTGCATAGCGAACCGTGTGCCAAGTACCTCCAGGTGTGCCGTTGAAGAGTGCTAGAACTTTGTCGGCGCGATCAACCATCCATCTATCCCTGCCCTTCATCATCTCGTTAACCCTCTGCTTGCTGCACTTCGACCCAACCTCGTTGTAGACATAGCAAACTTTGTGAGCGCGATCAAGAATCTGGCAATATCGATTCCTGTCCTGTGTCTGCCAAGTCCGCTCCTGCTCCTCAAACGGTACAGCGGCAATCAAAGGAATGCCCAATTCCAGAGAGGCGAGAGAAATAGCAGTATCCCAGCCGAGCGCCATTCCAGAGATAACTTTCTCTGGTTCTAGGGCTATTAGCGAGTTTTTCGCCAATGCTGTCATCCGGGGAAGTCCCGGTTGTTCGTACTGCTGCCAGGAACAGACTTTAGGGGGACGATGCCCGGTTGCGCAGATAATCATCAACTCTTAATTCTCTTATTTTGTGATAAAATAAGTATATCAAAATAAAGACGGAGAACCGTATGGTCTTTTCTAGTTCTTGGCGTTCAACCGAAAACTGCGATTGTGACGAAACCGACAGACTTCGAGAGGAAAATGAGCGCCTTTATCGACAAGAGAAGGAGCGTCGAGAGGCGGTACTTCAAGAATCGAGAGAGCGAATAGAATCGAGTAGGCGTAGTGCTGATGATTGGCGCGAAGCTCTTGGCAAGCAAGCCAATCTGTATGGGCGTGAAGCTGATCTGTACCCATCTCCTGATGAGAATGGGATTGATGATTTTGCGATCGCGTCCGAAGCCTGCAAGAGGGCTTGCGAAATCTGGGATGAGCTGGCTTTGGCAAAGCAAGATGAAATTGCCGAACTGGAGGCTAGGCTTGTTAAATTGCGAGATTCTATTCGTTTAGGGACTTGCAATGAATTGCGCCAGATTTATGAAGGTCACCCTGGTCAGGGTTACGTTGAGCAGTATCTCATAGATTCCCTGGAAGAAGGGGGAGATCCAGAGGACTGGTTGAACTGGTAGCCGATGCCATATAAAACACAAAAAACGTTCCGAATAAAATCGGAACGTTTTTTGTTGCTATTTGAAGGGAGTAGTCGCATGGATAAGCAAAAGCGGGGCGTACTTAAGCTAGTACGTCCCGCTTTTGACTAGATACCTGTTACCCCTGCTTCTTCAAAGTCTTCCCAGTTCATATGGATTAACTTATCGAAGGGGATTTGGTTGATGATTTCTGCATTTCGCAGAGGCTCTCGCCAATCCATAAATGGACGGTCTGTCTGTAGCCTCCAGAATATAGTCCAATGTGGAAATTGGTAAGTATCGAAGACTTCCAGATTTGCCGGAATCGACATCCCGGCTTGTTGAGCTACTGACACCAACAGTTCTTTAGATGCAATCATCGTAGTAAATGCTCTTTCTTTGTTTACATTACTATTTTATCACAAAATGTGCTAGAATGTATATATACAAAGCAAGAGGTGGGAACAGCCCTGACAAACTCTCCCGCCTCTTGATCCCAACAAATTAAGGACAACCAAAATGATAAGACCAATAAGGGTAGTCTCGTCGGTATCGTTGATTATCTTGACAAGCCTCCCAGTTTTAGCAGAAAGCAGCCCTCCACCCGGCAGTTGCCGGAGAGAAGACAAGACTTGTGAACCGACGCCGAAGAAATAAAACATCAAAGCCACCCACCGAGGTGGCTTTGCTATGATCAGTCCATGTAATATAAGAATTTTTATCTGTGCGCCTTCGCACAGCGCCCCGCAGCTCACGGGGTATTTTTTTATTAAACCTTTATTATCTAACCATGTGATACAATACTAATCACAAAACATTTATTGTGTAGCAATGCGAATAGTATCATTATTCTCCGGTTGCGGAGGCTTAGATCTCGGCTTTAAGAATGCCGGATTCGACATAGTCTGGGCAAACGATAACGCTAAATCGGTGTGGCAGACTTACGAAGCGAATCACCCAGAAACGCAGTTTGACAAGCGATCGCTCCTCAACATTCCCTCCAACCAAATCCCCAACTGCGTAGGAATCATCGGCGGACCCCCGTGCCAAAGCTGGAGCAGCGCTGGTAGCCGCAAGGGGATATCAGATAGCCGAGGCCGACTGTTCCACGAGTACATCCGCGTACTCCGCGACAAGCAACCCTTATTCTTCCTAGCCGAGAACGTTTCCGGGATGCTGCACCGTCAGCACTCAGATGCCTTAGCTGAAATAATCCGGGAGCTATCAGTTGGCTACAACGTGTCCTACAAGCTTCTTAATGCTGGAGACTATGGCGTCCCTCAAGACAGAGAACGTGTCATCTTTGTCGGATTCCATCAAGACACTCAAATCCAGTTCGACTTTAACGACTTACAGAGAAGTGAGTCGGTTGTACTGAGAGATGCGATCGCCGATCTCCCCGACCCCATCCCATCCCCAAACAACAAAGCCACCGGGGCAGACATGAACCACGAGTATTTCACTGGTGGATTTTCGAGTATCTATATGTCCCGCAATAGGGTTAGAGGGTGGAGCGATCGCTCCTTCACGATCCAAGCCAGCGGCAGACACGCCCCGTTGCATCCCCAAGCCAAGCCAATGGTCAAGGTCGGAAAGGATGAGTTCATCTTTCATCCTGATAGCCCTTCTTGTCGCAGACTATCTATCCGGGAATGTGCCCGTATCCAAACCTTTCCTGACTCGTTTTCCTTTGAATACGACAACTTGAACGACGGCTACAAGGCAGTTGGCAATGCCGTTCCGGTTACCTTTGCTCAAACTCTAGCAAGCTCCATTGCTGTCAAGTTAGCCGCATTGAACATCAATTTCTAATAAAGGTTTATTACCAATATGGTCACATACGTAGAGACAGACAATCGTGGACAGGCTAAGACATCGCTTCTAGCTGAACTCCCAAAACTCCAGCCATTCCCAACTGGCAGTTACAACTTGATTGCAATTGACCCACCCTGGCAGTACGGACTTCGAGAATCTGACAAAACCCATCGTAATCGCACCCCTTATCCCAATATGACGGACAAGGACATACTCGCCCTTCCCGTTGGAGATATCGCCGCAAAAGGGAGTTATATCTTTTTGTGGGTAACCAACAATCACTTGCCTTTAGCGTTCCGCTGTCTAGAAGCCTGGGGTTTTGACTACAAGACTCTGTATACCTGGGTGAAACTGACCAATGACATGAGCAAGCCCAGAATTGGGGTCGGTCATTATGGAAGGGCTTGTACTGAGCATTTCTTAATTGGAACCAAAGGCAAGCCCAGTAGTTTTACTCATCTTGGACTAACAAATATTCCCAACATCATTCAGTCTCCGCGTCGAGAGCATAGCCAGAAGCCGGAGGAGTTTTACGCAATATGCGATCTCTTACATAGCAAGATTGGGGGCGATCGCATAGAATTATTCGCTCGGTCTAGACGAGAAGATTGGAGCGCTTGGGGTCTTGAAGCATAATTCCTAATAAACCTTTATTAAAGCGAGCGAATTTAATTTAGAAATTGCTCGTTTTTTCATGTCCAAAACCCCCAACTTGTATCAAAATGAAAAAATCGCATGCACCAAGAAAGAAAATGGTTGATCATTTTGTCATCGCAGATCGCCTTCATATTTTGATATCCGCCTACCCTTCGATCGAGAAGAGGGATTTGATCAATAAATACTCCGACAACTACGCATGTGTGTCGGATGCGGAAGTGAAAAAAAGTGTCGCCTTCCTCGAACGCGAGAAGCGGATCATGGGTTTTAAGGATCTCAGGGGAGTTAGCTCCTGGTGGGATAGAGCCTTGATAGCAGCAGTTCTTCTCCACGTCGCATCCCACCCAGCATTGTCAACCCGCAAACTCTTCGATCTCTACCGTTTACAAAACCCCGACGCCGACATCGTAATCTTCCAAAAATTGCTAATGCAGCTCAAGACCATTGGTCTGCTAACTATTCAACACTCTCCCGCTCCTAGCCACTGGAACATTGCCAACCCTCATCTACTTTCCCGCATTGAACACCAGCAAATCCTCAGTGCAAAGTTGGTTTCTGGTATCAAGGAGGAGGTTGCTCAATGCGCCTAGTTGCTGGAGTTGATGCCGTTGGAGAAGGTCCGCTCGCCGGTCCCATTGTCGCAGCAGCCGTTATTCTTCCCGCCGACTTCAACCTTCCCGTCCGGGATAGTAAGAAAGTGTCCGAGAAGAAGCGGGAGGTACTAACACCTCAAATAGAAGAATTGGCAGTTGCCTATGCCTACGGCTGGGTCAATGCCGCAGAGATTGACCGCATGGGCAAGTATCGCGCTGCCCTAAAAGCAATGGAGCTAGCTGTAGAAAATCTACCCAAGCAGCCAGATGATGTCTGGGTGGACGGTGCGGCGCGATTACCCAACACCCCCTCAACTGCAATAGTTGGTGGAGATGATCTGCATCCCTGCATTAGCGCTGCCAGTATCATCGCTAAAGTGAGTAGAGACACCTATATGCGTTTCCTGGCTCAGAAAGCACCAGAGTACAAATGGGAGCGAAATAAGGGGTACGGAACGCAAGATCATTTAGAGGCGATCGCAAAATTTGGTCTTCATCCCCAACACCGCCTCTCTTTTGCACCTTGCAAAAAATATGTGAAATTAAACAGCGAAACCCCCAGCTATTGCGTCTAAGATATTTCAAGACGCTATCTGTCGTCTTCATCCATCAAACATTTATTGTGGAAAATAATGCAAATAGCCCTACTTGAAGGAGTTTCAACTCCACCTGGTCGCGTACAAACTTTCATCAACGAGCCGTATAAGGGTACCACGCCACACTCCTGTACCTTGATCGTCTACAAAAACGATATCTGGGATCTACTTCAGTTTTGCTCAAAGTCTCTCCGCTGGGGAGCTGGTGTAAAAGTCATCTTAGATGACTATGCTGACCCAACCCCAGTGGATTTCACCTGGGGTTATTATTTATCTCCAGACCATCCGGATTACAACTTGCTAGCAGCAGACCAGCGACACTACTTGGTAGATGACCTCGGTGGCTCCACTTTGATCACTGTCGCTGATTCAATGGAAGAATCCACGCCATCAGCGGTGTCTATTGAAGAATCCTGGAGAGTGTTTATTGAGGCAGCGAGGAGGGGCGATCGCATAGTCGTAGATCTTTCCAGCTTGCGTCCATCCGGCACCAAGAACGATAAAGGACTCGTTTCAACCGGTCCCATAGGTAAAGGCAAAAAAGACGATCCAGACGCTGGGTCGTTTTTTGCTATATACCGTGATTTAGCCAAGTATTTGGGCAATGCAGACATCGGCTCTCTATTGCAATTACTTGGTACTATTAACGACACTCTGCGGCGTGGTGGTGCCTACAAAGGAGGTATTATCACATCAGCTATGTACTGGCGCAATCCTCACTTCTCCGAATACCTAGCAGTCCCGGTCACTTCTCTAGCTGGAGGGCATAAGAAGGGAGTTCGTGTTTGTTCAGCGATTTTGGGTAATAAACCTTTATTAAAAGACGTAGCTCGTTCCGCGACAGAAGAAGGCACCTTCCTTGCTAAAGTTCAAAATACGTCAATATACGAGAATGTGTGTCAAGGGCTTTTTCTCCCAGATCGTGGCACCTGTCTGATTTGGCGTCTCAATATTGCCTTATGTCGAACGTTTGAGGAAATCGCCCCGGCAATGTGCAAGGTTACTGAGGAGCTTTGCAATTTGCATGTCAGCTGGAGGAAACAGGTGGGCGATCGCGCCAATCTCTTTGCCCCCCTAGAGCAGGATCGACAAATAGGCGTAGATATTCTGGGTCTAGCCAATGCCTTGGCTTACTGGGGTATCACCTACATGGATCTAACCCTAGCCATCGAGCGATTCATAGAGGGTCGGCATGGAGGGACTGAAGCTGATCGACTGGTATTCCACCTGGCGGACGCCTACCGCAAGAGTACTATCTTGGCAGATGAGTTTATGCGTGAGCGGGGACTTCCCTTGCTGGAACGTATCCACACGATAGAGCCGTCTCAGAACCACGCCTATCATTGCAAAGATCTCCGGGGTTTTACTACCGCTCGTTCCATCTTTGCCCCCTTTGGTCAGAAGGTGCGCCGAGTTTCCAATTCTCAGCGCAACATGGTGGTTAAGCACGGGGCAGTAGAAACAGCTGCCGATGTTGGACCAACACTTCATCAGCATTTTTGTGAACAGTGGCAAGCCTTGATGGAATTGTGCGGCAGGGCGCATTCTATAAGCTTTGATTCTTGGGAGGCAATTACTCCTGACTGGATTGAAGATTGGATGGCATCGCCCCTCCTCACTAAGTACTACACAGAACACACCCGGTACAATCAGGAGTTTTTACGGAAACAGGCGATCGCTGCCTGTGACGTATCTCGCCCCGGTGAATGCCTAGCCTGTGCAGACTAATAAAGGTTTATTATGCTCACTCGAATTGCCAAATATCTCGAACAGCGGGGTAAGAAGCGGGTAATCCTCGACCGGGAAGAGAAAGACGTTTATTTAGAACGGTACTACCTACTGTTCGGAAATGCAGCTGGTGATTCCAAGCGCCCATCTTGGTTCCCGGTCAACATCATGCTTCATCATCTGTGCGCTTCTGACCCTGAGGGATTGCATGATCACCCGTGGTGGAATATCAGTATTGTGCTGAAGGGCGGGTATTGGGAACATCTGCCGACTGGGAAAGTTTGGCGATCACCAGGAACTTTTATCTTCCGTCGCGCTAAATCTTTGCACCGCCTGGAACTCGATGCTGATAAGGCAGGCACTGACACCTGGTCATTGTTCATTGTCGGACCCCGTGTACGCGATTGGGGTTTTATCAATAAACTTGGGCAGTGGGTTCAATGGCAGGAATACATCCAATCTATTAAGGGATTGAAAAAGTGAGAACAATTGAACAACTCTATCTAGAACGCTGCTATAAGAACGACGATGGCAGATTCGTTCCGAATTTTTGGGTTCCTCAACCAGTTAAGCTATCTCCCTTTACTCTCTATGGTGACGACAATTCTCCCGTTCTGGATGAGTGGGGTGTTGGTTCGGTGATAGAGAAAATACTAGCTCTGGGTTTGAGACTTGAACTACCTGTTGGAGAATTTGTTAATGCGGCGACCAAAAAAGACCTTCCGGATGATCCATTTATCAAGAAACTTCTCACATCTAATGTCTCAGATGAAGCTCGACATTATGAAGGCTTTAGCTCTGCTTGCCGGAACTACGGTGTTAGGGATTGTGTTATTGAAGAGACAAAAACAATCGAATCGTATTGGCAGGCGACAGTTAATGACTGCCACCCGCTCGAAACCGCTCAAGTATTAGAGGTTGGAATATTCCTGGTGACATTGGGAATTCTAAGAGTGGCTGGCGGGAAGGAGCTTGCTACTATGGCAGCTCGGATAAGCGAGGATGAATCTCGCCATACCGTGAGTAACAGGACTGCTCTCCATATTATGGGGATTGATCCGACTAATCCACCTAAGAGGTTGCGATCGCTCACCTATGAAACTCTTGACTGGGTACTAGAAGGACTAGACATCCCGGAAGATGAAGTTGGTGAACCCTTTAACAAAGACTTTTGTCTTCGGGCCTCAGAAGAGTTGATAAGAACGGGTCGTGCTCTGGATTACGATTCAGTCGTCTTTCTAGCCGACCACCTGCTGCCCTTCGAGTGTCGCAATATTGATCTCTATAGTCGGGGGTACTGATATGTTACAAAGTGAAACCGCAACTTACCCCCAAAATTTTTTTGAAGAGACTGAGGAAGAACTTGCTTTATGTTCAGCCTTGTGTATAGATCGTAGCGCATTGCTTTTGGCTTTAGCCAAAGCCACTAGAGCTGCTGGCTATGATGCTGGATTGCAGGCTTGCCGCCCAAGTGATTTCGGCTGGGATGATGGCTGGCGAACTATCGTTTTTATCGAGCTTCCGAGTAGGTATGGTAGTCCGGGTCTGCCTGTTCAGACTTCTTGGCTTGTTCATGATTCTGATTTGGAGCTGTTCTCCTTCCTGCCTGTTTATTCAGGAACTTGGGACGGTCATACTATGCAGGAAAAGTATCAAAGAATAAAGGAGGCGCAATTTGACTGAAGCGGTAGATCATCCAAAGCATTACCAGGGGAAAGTTGAATGTATTGATGCGATCGCCATCATTCTTTCCCAGAATGAACTCGGTCAAAATCCTCTTCCGCCAATAGGGTCAGCAATACTCTTTAATGTTGTCAAGTATTGCTGGCGCAAGGATCTGAAGAATGGTGCTGAAGATATTGCAAAAGCGCAGTGGTATCGCAATTGGCTGATTGGCTATCTGCATCAGAGGTGCAGCGTAGATGAAGTTTCTGCCTTGATGAATGAGTTCGATGCTCTCGTAGATCACGCTCTCTCAATGAGGGATTGATTATAGATTACCGCATAGCAAAAGCCCCCTAATAAACCTTTATTAGGGGGCTTTAAGTTTATTTAACTAGGTCATGCTCCTGTAGAGCCAAATCCACCAGTCCCTCTATCTGTCTCATCTAACTCATCAACCTGATGTACCTTTACTGATAAAACTGGTTTGACAACCATTTGTGCGATCTTCATACCAATCTGTACCTCAAAGGGTTGCTTGCCGTGATTTATCAAAATTACCCCAACTTCACCTCGATATCCGCAGTCTATTGTCCCTGGAGAATTTAAGACTGTTACTTGATGCTTGAGAGCTAATCCGCTTCGTGGTCTAACCTGAGCTTCTGTTCCTGGCGGTAACTGAATACTAATACCAGTGGCTATCAAGGCGCTTTCACCTGGTTGGATAGTGGTTGATGAAGTCGAAAACAGATCTAGTCCTGCGTCTCCTTCGCGAGCATATTCTGGCACTCTTGCTACTTCGTTAAGCAGCTTCACCTTTAGTTGCTCTTGTTGTTTTTCTTGGACGCTTTCTTGAATCATTTAGTAATTTCGCTTTTGCATGATGTTAAAATATTTTATCACGTATTAGATTTGAATTTGCATGGAAAAATTTTGTATTGATGTTATTGCCGCAACGCCTAATCCCCAACAACTTATCTGGGCAGCGATGCACCAGGACTATTCGGAGCAATATGTCTGGGATAGTCACGAACAATGGCCAAATGAGGAACGTTGTGGGGAACTTATCGTTAAGCATTTACTTGCGGGCGATCGCGGTCACTATGGCCCCCTTGAGCATCCCCAGATTACCTTCAATGTCGGTTACTTTCCTCACTCGATGATGCAGCAGGTTCGCACTCATCGTATAGGAGTCTCGTTCGATGTACAATCTTTTCGTTATACGGGGCAGAGAGTTATAGATGTTGCGGAAGGTAAGCGAGCAGTAGAGGATGTTTTCTATCTGCGCCCTGTTGGACATTACACAAACCGTGAAGGCAAGCGGTATTTCTATTCAGATAATCAACGTTTCGCAGATTTGGAATGGTGCTTGGCGGCGTGTTATCGATACAAGGAACGGATTGACGAGGGTTTATCTGAGGAACACGCTAGGGGTTTAATTCCTTTTGATGCTAGGCAGCATTTCGTTCTGAGTTGCAATCTGCGATCGCTCATGCACCTTTTGGATCTAAGGTGGAAGAAGGATGCTCAACTAGAAGCTCAGAAATTCTGTGAGCTGCTGTTTGTTCACTTTGCAGATTGGACACCCGCCGTGGCTAGCTGGTATGAGAACAACCGCATGAAGAGGGCTAGACTTTCACCTTAGGCGATCGCACGATATCGAGGTAAGCACTTCGAGCCGCTGGCGGATAAGATTATCGCAGACGCTCCAGGGAAGGGATGGAAGCTCGCTATACGATATACTTGGGATTTCAGATTGCTCAGGAAAAGACTATAATCAGATAGTCTCCTTATGTCTTTAAGGAAGTCCAGAAAGAAAACACGGTCAATGGGGTTGTAGCTGGTTTCATTGACCGTGTCCCATATTTACGCCACTATGAATACGCAAAAAAGACCCACCAGTTATTGGTGGGTCTTTTGGTTATGAGCAACCGAGGTAAGTAAAGTTCTCGATTACATAGCTCAGTTTTGCTTCAAATAGCATTTGGGTCAGGTCTTCGACAGAAAAGGGAATATTTACCTCACTCTTTCTGTACATGATTATTTCAGCAGAGCAGTCGCTCATGAAATCCGTAACCGTATCCCATTCATATTCATTGATTTCTTCGATCAATGACCGGAATATCATACCTACGGCGTTGCCATAGGTATAGACAGCCTTGGAGGCGATCGCGTCTTCGGGTTGTAATCCTTCCCAAAGTCCGTTATCTGTCTCCTCAAAGTCTCTGAGTTCGTGTAGTAACTCCGCAGATTCTTGCAGGCTATAGCTCCGATCAACATAGGATTCGTTGAAGTATCGGTCTGCTCCTAGGTAGTCATTGTTGTAGTCGTCTGACGCTTCTCCGCCATCAACGAGCTGTTCGATAATCTGCTCCAACAAGTGTTGGGCAAATTCTTTAGCATCATCAACAGCGCTCTGTATGTAACCTGCCATGACTGAACCTTAAGTTTGTTTACCATACTATTGTATAACAAAATAGTATAAAATAATAGAGTTGATTATCACCATTTCTCATGACTATTAAGGTATTGGGCTTAGATCTAGATGGCACGGTTCGCGAGACCATGAGCGGGCAGACTTTCATCAATAATCCGCTGGATCAGTGCCTGATGGAAGGAGTTGAGGATGCGATCGCTCGCTATCCTGACTGGCGAATAGTTGGCATCACCAATCAGGGGGGAGTTAAAGCGGGCTTCAAGTCTCTTGAGGATTGCGTAGCTGAGCAAAAGCGGACGATGGAATTAATCCCCCGGATGGAACTACTCCTGTTCTGTGTCAACGATGGTGAGAGCTTTTATCGGCTAAGAAGGCGACTTGATGGTCAGATTCCATCGCACCCAACTGAAAGGAGAATTAATGCCTTTGAAGAGCGTTGGCCAAACTTTCGCAAGCCCAATCCAGGTATGTTGCTTTTTGCTTATTATTATTTTGCGAATAAGGGGGCGGATGAATTCTTGTATGTAGGCGATCGCACTGAAGACCGTGATGCTGCTAAGAATGCAGGTCTTCCCTTTCTCTGGGCGCAGGACTGGCGTAGTAAAGATCCTAGTCATTGGATTATTCAGATACCACACGATCCTCGACCTGTTTTCAATTGGCAGCCTAAACCGGAAGCATAGGATCTTTAGCTTAGGATAGGTCTTAGAGTTTTGGCGATTTAGGAGACTGCTCTTGTAGTTAAATACAGGTAGCCTCCTAAACTTTAATTTATTTCTACTGTTTTATCACTCTAAGCTATAATCAAGGAAGCGATTTAGCTTTTCCTCACTGAGTTGTTAGAGCAATATAATGTTGACCGTACAGTCATCTCTCCAAGAAATTAAAGACGAGTTCACCCGTATTACACGCCTTCCTGCAAAGAAGGCGTTTGCTTCTGTGGTTGCACAGATAGGTAGCAGAAAGATGCTGTCTAAGTCTGACTGGCTTTGGGTTCTGGAGAATATTGATTTTGTTTTAACACCTCGCATAGAACAAGTGGAATGCCCTGTTCAGCCTGAAACTCCACATGAGACTCAGGCTGAATCTCCCACAGGGGGTAGCTGGGAGGAAGAGGTTTGTGCGTTAGCTATGGCGTCAGATGAACCGACTCAAGTTTTTGAGGAAGCCTTTTCTTCTGTAGATAACATCAAGCAAGCTTACCGCAAGCTTGCTAAATATTTGCATCCAGACAAAGGAGGTACTTCTAGCTTGTTCGTTTTGATGGAGAAAGCTTATCGCGATGTACAAAACAAACAATCTCAAGGATATTGGAATGGATTTAGCCAACAACAGTCGGGATGTGATTCAACCTTTTCCGACGAAGAGCTGGACGAATGGCTCAGGTAACTCTGCGCTGTCTGAGTCTCAGTTAGTCGAGAAGTTCAGTCGGATGTTTCACACCTTCCCGATTGAATTCCAGCAAAGCTACAGATTGCAACTAGAATATCCCTTGCCACTGGATGAATATCTCCCCAGTGGTGAAACCAAAGAGAAGCGTCCCGATTTCCTGATCTACACTCCCAGTAACGTTTTTCTTGTTGAGTGCAAGGCAACCCTTTTGACCATTGCCATGATCCGGGAGGTAATTGTAGAACGTCGCTATCTCCAGCGGTTCAAGCAGGAGAACGTGGTTCCAGACCATCTTGATCTGAGGATGCTTTTTCTGGCTCCTCAGATTCAACCTGACTGCCACGATCTAATAAAGATTGTCAATGCTGCTCTTGGTACGAATCAGTACGGCGCTATGACACTTTGCAAGTTTTCCGAGAAGACTCTTTCTTGGTTCAACTCTTGGTGCGAAGCAGAACCGTCTGTGACTGAATTCCAACAAAACTCTATTAACAGGAGGATAAAGTCGGATTGTGCGCCATTGTTTCTTTTCGGTTAGAGGGCGATCGCTTTCTGATTGTTATCGCCCTCTCGCTGATAAGCAGCATCTCAATTTTATCTTGAATTAGCTCCAAGGCTCCCTACTGGGGGCTTTTTTAATAAAGGTTTATTAGACTCGCCAGGAAGACTGCGGTAGCTGTATCCCTTATAGATTCAGGTGCGGAAATTCCCGCACCTGACAACCATGCGGCTTTCAGGCGAGGCGTCAGCCCTGTCGATCTGCGCTTATTACAGTAGTTCTACTTCTTTTAGATGCGATCGCGGCACATCCAATAGAGCATAACCATTAACGCGTCTATTACAAGCCAGAATATTCCCCAGGTCAATGAGTCTTTCTTGATAATCGATAATAAACCTTTATTACTCATCCTCATCTACCGCAATCAAGTCGTCGGCAATATTTACATCTTCAATCTCAGTGTCATCTTCATTGCCTTGCGATCGCCTATCCACAGCATCGTACTCATACGTTCGCAACCTAGCAATGAGTTCGTTCATATTGATGTCAATTCCTAGATGCTTCATCAGAATTCCCAGAGCTTTGCTCTTCTGGTGCATCTTGACGGATAGGACGCTGCTGCCACGGCTTCGGGTTTCGGATACTTCAGCGATCGCAGCCATCCAGTTATCATCAATATCCTCAGAGTTTTTGACCTTGAGCTGATTATCCTTCCACTCGGATACATCCCCGACTGTCGCGAAGGCAAGTCTGGCAACTTCTTGGAGGACTCGGTCTGCGGTGATTTCTAGGCGTTGTGATCGCCTATCCTGCATTTCCTGGATATAAGCTCTTACGTCTTCGCGAGTCAGCAGCTTTGTCCCGGCAGCTGAGGCAGATGTCCTATTCTTGGAGTTAAATCCCGACGCCATATAGGCATCAGCTATATTTCCACAGATTACGTATTTCTCTGCAAAGAGCCTGTGGCGAGGATTCATCCCCTGTCTGACTGACTCCGTCATGGATTTATCTTTGATTCCTAATCACTTTTGAAAACCTAGTTGAGCTTAACAATTGGGCGATCGCTCCTTTAATAAACCTTTATTGGAATGTGATAAAATATCAAAAACAAATAGGATTAATGCAATGGAACAAGAGAAGGCTGTGATTGAGAAGATTCGTAAGCTGCTTGCGCTATCTGAATCGCCCAATGAGAATGAGGCTGCGATCGCGGCTTCCAAGGCTGCCGAGTTGCTGTCTAAGCACAATCTGGAGATTGCTGATATCGGAGAGCCTATCGAGATAGTGGGTCAGATCGTATTGGAGGATTATGCAACTGCGAGCTGGAAGGAACTCCTTCTGGCGGGAGTTTGTCAACTCAATGGACTCAAGGGGTTTAATTCAAAGGTAAAGCACAGTCGTCGGTCTAATGCCGTACTGATTGGTAGACCTTTATCAATTTTGGTTAGCAAGCAGACTTTTCTCTATTTGATGGATGTTGTCGAGAGGCTAGCTTGTCAGCACAAAGGAAAAGGGCGGGCTTACCTCAACTCGTTCCGACTGGGGGTAGCTAATCGATTACGCCAGCGCTTAATTGCCAAGCGTGAGCAGATAAATGCTACTGGAGTAGATGGCGCATTAGTTGCCAAGACTCAGTATGAGAAAGATATGGAAGTGATCGCTGAGTACGTGAGAGATCTTAATATCAACAAACGAAAGCAGCCCAGAGCTATTCATCGAGAAGCCTACGAGCAAGGCAAGTCTGCTGCTGAATTGGTTAATTTAGACGAGCAAATCCGCGAGGGCAATGCGGTACTAGGATTGCCGTCGAGATAGAGTTTTTGTGTGATCGCTTCCTGAGCAAGAAGTGATCGCACTTTTTAATAAACCTTTAATGGAGAACTATGCAAGAATTGCCTCCACCTGTTTGGACACTAAGTGCAGTCAATAGATTGATCGAAGTCTACCCAGACTTGGCAGAAAAGGTACTCAAGGATATCGAGGACGGGCGTTTGTTGATTAATGAGTTACCAGATCCGATAGAAGAGCAGCAACAGATACGTCTTGTTCCAAAAGATGAGGGAAAATTGATGGCACGAAATGTAACCGTAAGGCGAGACGGGACAAAGACATTCACGATTCGGGTTCCACATCATGTTGGTGTTTGCCAGATAGCTATGGCGATTGCTTGGCTACTGCTGATGGGGACTAACTCATCAGGCAGAGATGCTCAGGAGAGGGAAGAGTTCTTGAGTAAATTAACGCGATCGCAAATAGAAGCTGAACTACGCTTCCGGCTAATTAACAGCGGAGATGATTGGTTTGCGGGATTCAGCTGGGACAAGAACTTTAACAACGAATTTTGCTTTTCTATCAAGCAGTGGTGCGAAACCTCTGCTTTTGTGCTGTTTCCCGAACTGGTTGTAGATAAGGAGTCGGCACTATGAGCTGTGACTGCACCTACCCTTCTGTCTACCAAGCAAGAGTTGTAAAAACCCGCAAGCCTCATAAGTGCTGTGAATGCAGTAGCAAGATTTTACCAGGTCAGCAGGCTGAAAAAGTTGACGCTCTGTGGGATGGGCAGTTTTCTACTATCTATACTTGTCTGGAGTGCATGGCGGTGCGCGATCGCCTAAAGGAAGTATTTGCCGATGATGAGGACGTGCTCTGCTGTCATGGCGAGATGTTTGAATTTATCTGGCACTCTGACTTGTTATGGGACGAAGACGAGATTGAGGAAGAAGCCTCTACTTGGGTGCCTGATTACAATGACTCTCTAGGAGTTATCAGGGGGAGTAATTTTGTGATTGGAGTCAAGGTGGATTGGCTTCGCTGGCAGGATGGTAAGCTTTGTCTGATATCGCCAGAAGCTTAATTTTGGAATCCCTGATAGAGAAAGCGCCCCATACTGGAGGGCGCTTTTTAATAAACTTTTATTAAATGTGATAAAATAAAATAGTAAACAAATCAAATGTCTTATGAAATCACAAGAACAAGCACTCCACTTTGTTAGTAAGAAGCTGGGATTACTAGAGGACATAGCTAATGGCAATATCCCTTCTTCTCTTACTGACACACAGGCGATAATAATGGTTTGCTATGAAGTATTCCATATTGTACTGGATAGTCAGGAATTGACTCCAGATGGATATGGTCTAATTACTGGGCTGAACACCCTCCATCAGATAGCAACAGGGAAAATGCACTGTTCACTCGATCTATTAAAGGAGGAAATACGGAGATGTGCTTCTTTTCGTGACAAGAAGTTGACTAAATAGTAGTGCTGATTGTGATCGCCCTCTGTTACGGAGGGCGATTTCCATATTTATATGTGATAAAATAATTAACTAAACAAGTACAAATATCACATGAAAACTCCTACATTCAGGGAAGTCAACAGAAGTACGTCTGCAAGCTCTATCTCTATTTCAATATCAAGTCGAGAAAGCTTATTGGCTACTATCTATTCTGAATTTGATCCAGAAGGAGCGGAAAGTATAGTTTGTCAGTTAGAACCCATCGATGACGATACCGCTACCTTAGCTACGATGGAATTTGATGTAGGAAGGGGCTGGGACAAAACTGATGAAGATTTGGTGACACTCGAAAAAGAATTGAGAAGGGGTGACGAATACTGGTCTTTTTACTATGCCCTAACACATCAAGGGAGGGCTTATTATTCGGACTTTGACTGGATTGAGTCCGAGCAACAACTCGATAGAACCCTGGAACAAGAGGACTTATTTTTAGGGCTTGACAAAATCATTGAACAGCGATTGCTTATCAAGCGTGGTATCAAGTATCTTCAGAACTACCCTAGGGTGGTCAAACCAGCCTTGATTAGTTACCTAGAAAAACGAGTAGAAAGATATCAGAGCTGGCTCAAACAGCAACAGGACGTTTTGTTGTGGGCAAAAGAGAATTTCCCAGAGTAGAACGCAAGCACACCTTAATAAACCTTTATTAGCAAAAACGCCGAGAAACTTGTATTTTCCCGGCGTTTTTTGATACCCCACGAACTTGCGTCGTTCTAGCTCTTACCCTACTGCTCAGGAATAAAACCCCGTCTTTTTGGACACCTGATAACGAGTTTGCGTCGTTTCAGCTCTTGCATTTTGCGAAAAGTCTATGCAAATCCCGCTGGAATCTCTCCTGAATCGATCATCCTTTGTAGAGATTCCTTGCCTTTTTGGCTGCCAAGAGATGAAGAGGCGATCGCACTCGCTACCCGAACCGCCACATCCTCACTCGCCAGATAATCTTCAATATCTGGCAGTAGTTCTTTCATCCCTAGCTCTTTGCACACCCATAAGCTTCTTAGTAGATATCGCCCCTCTTTAAGATTCATCTCTATCACTGTTCTGCCGATATCACCGGCCTTGTTCACTTCCTTGAGCAGGTCGCTGTCGGCGTCAGAATCCTGCACACCTTCCAAACAGTCGAAGTAGTCGAGTAGTTCTTGTTCGGTCATTAGAATTTCGGAAATGCTGTAACGATTCTACTGTGGCGGAATGCTACGCGAATCAATACGCCCTTGACTATCCCTTCCGCAACTTCCCGGTTTCCTACAAGTTTCTTGATACTGGTTTCGGCTACCTCTGTGATCGCCTTGAGTACATCATCATCTGACCAATGACTAGGGAATAGCGTCTTCTTCGGTTCCGGAACACTTCCATTAGGTAATGGCTTCATTGCGGACAGGGGGAGCTGAATTTCCTTAACCCCGTTGCGAGCATTCGTCCTTAGTACTTTGTATTCGTGCCCATGAGTCTCGCAGAATTCTTCCAGTCCTTTTTGGGTGTGTAGTCCCCCACCTAACTTTCCGTCTGCCACATCCCCTTTAAGAACATGGTGTTCGTTGATATTTGAGCTGCCTTCTTTGCGCTTGACAGGGGCAGCTGGTTTTGGCTTCGACGGAGATTCGACTTTTGACTCAACGGGTCTCGGTGGTGGCTGGATGAGTTTTGGTCGCTCCAATGTTTGAGTACCCTTGGAGAACCTGCCGTCACTACTCCGATTTGCCCACTCATTTTCCTTGTCCCACTCGAATGCCGCCTGAATTAGTTTGGAGCGAAATAATAAAATACTCGAAAACGCGATCGCCCTTCCTAGATCCGTCATAATAAACCTTTATTAACAATGCTCGATAAACCTACCAATAATTTCATTGAAGCAGTCGGCACGATCGCTCTCCTCCAGTTTCAAATCCTAGCTGCTCAAATTAAGTACGTCCGGGATGAAATGGGCAGGTTCGCTAAGACGGCTGGAGATGCTATTCCCTCTGACTTATATGAGTTTCCTTCAGATGACAAGTTCGAGAAGGCAGAGGTGTTTGATATCAGTAAGCATAGTAGTCGGGGGCGATCGCAAATTGGTGGCGTGGAAATTGATGGTAAGCGCTTCTTTGTCAAGGAAGTTCTTCACGACCAGCTCGATGAAGGGGCTGCCGAGACAGTAGCGTCAGATGTCGCCAAGACAATGGGACTGGAGAATGATATAGTCCCTGCCAAGAAGGTGTCGATCAAGGGTCAGGAGTTTATTGCTAGTCACTACCTACCTGGACAATCAGTGCTGAGTGCTGGGACTAACTTAAAGAGTGCTATCAGTCAGCCCAAGGCTCGGATGATGTTACTCTTTGACTTCGTTATCAATAATACTGACCGTCATGCAGATAATGTTTATATCCCAGATGGAGGCACACCTAAACTAATAGATCACGGTAATAGCATGATGTATGAGATGGGGAGCATGGGTGATGGCGATGCCGATCTCGTGTTCAAGCACAATCAAATTTATGACAAGCATCTTAAACTAGCTCCAAACTCTGAATTTACGGATGAGGAGATTGATGCTGCTATTAAGGGTATAGATAAATTACAGGAATCTGCCAAATCTCATTTCAAGAATTCTCAACAATTAGAAAATATCTTGATCGGCTCAGAAGCTATAAGAACCCATCTTAAAGATATGCTAGGTAAAAAGGAATTAATGAAAGTGGTAAATATAATTTTATGAAAAATGTTCTTGAGGTTTATGAGGGAGACAATCTCCTCTCTACGGTTAGCCTTGTTGATGGCGAGTTAAAAGTAATTGCTGCACCAGGTAGAAGTCAAAAGGATCAGGAAGAATTTATACAGACTTTGCGGCGTAGAAATATGACCGATGAAGACCTATTCAAGTGGTTGCCTAAAAGATTGCGCTCTCGTGTCTATGCAGTAGAGCCGGAAGAGTAAATCCCTAATAAACCTTTATTAAAGTAATGCCAGATAATCCTATAGTTCCAGCGGCTAATGCACCGACCGGGACTAAACCTACAACTAGTACAGCAACCGGAACCAAGCCTGCAACGAGTACGACATCAGGAGAGACGCTTTCGACGACAGGTAGTCGGGCTGTAGCGCTCCTAGATCCAACTAAAAACCCAGGTTTCACGTCTAAGACTCCTAGTAAGCTAGCGAAATCAACACTGAAGGGACAGCATGTTGATTTAAAAGCATATCTAGAGGTTCTTAAAACTGTAGAAATTACGTTTATCAATGGTGATCTAAAAGAACGGACACTGAAGATTGGTCAGTACCTCGGTGTAGGAATCGAAGACATATCCCATAATTCTGGTGCTAGCTGGTCGGCTGCCGGGGAGAGTGGTGTACGGAATAATCTCAATTTCAGCAAACTATCTGAACGAACATTTTCTTTAAATCTTCAGTTTTACGACATAGCGGAGGACATATCTCAGTTGGTTGAGAACTTGGAACACCTGACTCGCATCCCTAGTGGTTCCAAGAGTCCGCCATTACTTATCTACAAGCAGGGTAAGCTTGTCATGAAACCAGTTGTCTGTACTGGAATCAAATCCAATTACAAGAACCCGCGATTCACTGATAAAGGGTTTATGTATGCCGAGATGACGCTTGACTTCATGCTAGTTGGGGGTGCAGCTAGTGAACACGCTTTAGGTGGACCGCTTGCACCTAATCCGTTGAGTGACTGGCTGTCTGAACAGAGCAAAGCCGAGCGTGAAAAGCAGCAAGGAATAGATAGCGCCAAGAGATTGCTCTATGACTGTCTGGGAACCGCAGGCAATGCTCAGTTGGAGTCTTCCCTCAAGGACGGTAAATATAAGACGGTTAATGGCGTTCTAGGAATGGACTCTGGTCTTGTGTTGCAGTTGGCGATCGCTGGAATGATTCCTGCTGATGTCCTTGGCGATCGCTCTATTCAGCAAAAAATATCAAAACAAATCGCTGTCTCTCTTGCAGCTAAAGAACCAGGGGTTGGTGGTAATCCAAAATATGAAACCCAGCTACGTAATTATTTACTTGGAAGCACGTCACTTAATTCCCTCGATAAGACCTTGACTGCCATCACTTCTAGTGGGAAGTCACTAGCGGATGAGATCAAGGCAGATTACGATGTCATGGTTGACGCAGTTATTACCCAGAAGTTGGCAGATGACTCGGCTTTGTTTAATCGTGCAGCATTCCCTACAGCGGGTGAGAGATTCCAAGGTATTGGTAGTTGTGGGAATTTAATGCGCAAATCTGATGCTGCGAAGATCAACCCTGACGATCCAGTACAGGACGCCAATGCTCTTCAGCAGTTGACCGGATTTATAGATCAGGTCAATAAAAAAGACAAGAAAATCACAAAGACTATGGTCTTCAACGCATTTGGTCTTAAGCTGGGTGATGAAGCTAAGGTGAAACAGATACTAGAACGTAGTCCTTATAAAGATAAACAGGATTTTATAGACAGACTTAAGGATGTGTTTGGGGGTGATGCTGGCGCTAGGGTTGTTTGGGCTAGCTTCCAGTCCTATGCAGAAGCTAATAAGGATAAGTTGGGCAATGCCACTGCGGATTTTGGAGGACAAGAAAAATAATCTATAATACGTCATAATGCTTGACTTTGTGTTGTATATAAGCTATACTTATAAATGTAGAGCAATATATAACTAAAAACACATGGACAGTTTAATCAGTGCAGCGGTTCTCCTAATCCAATCTCGTTCAACGAAAGGAGACTTGAAGACAAAGGCAGCAGCCGCGATCGCACAAAGCCAATCCCTACAATTCCAAATAATCAAGTTATGTATATGGCTCGCATTCCTCCTAATCAACTTCAAGCTGTTTACAGCATGGTTAGGACTCCATATAAAGCTCTGGCAGCTTAGAATGGCGTGGGAAATGTTCCTGGTAAATCAGGGCCTTGATGACCTCCTGGTCTCAGTCCGAAGTTACCTAAGCGGATTCTTCGACGGAATGGGAGTAGCGATTCTGATGATGGTCGGATTCATCCTCTATCTCAGATTCAAGCAGCATAAAGAGTAAAATTAACCCAGGCGGTAATTATCGCCTGGGTTAATTATTGGAGTAGTAAATATGGATACAGCTTATATCTATGGTGTCTTGTCCGGAATAGTGGCAACTTGTGCTATCGCCTTCTATCTTGTCAAAAATAATAAACCTTTAATATAAACACAAAAAGGTAGGACTTATTGCCTACCTTTTTGTCTAACTGCGGAATGCTATGCGAGTAACAAATAGTGCCCCCCATAACACTCCTAATATGAGTTTGACTCCTGATATCATTCCAAGACACGCGCCAAGGAACATGAACCGAGTCACAACGTATAATGCACCCAAGATATGGGCTGGGTTTATTTCTTCCAGGAATTTCTTTCCTAGGAGAAATTCAACCAATGTTCTCAGTGCTTCAAGCTCTTCCTGGACTACCCAGGAAAGTATGACTTGCAGCCCATCTAATCCTTTGCGGATAACCTCTTGTGCTGATGCGGATAGAACCGCGATCGCCGCATAAGAAATTGCGATGCCTTTTATTACCTGCATGGTACACCTCGTTTTATACTAACTTATTATAATATGAACTACATTAGAAATGCAATATCGGCGATCGCTCTTTCACAATCCAAAATTCTGGAAATTGCTTATTTAGTACAAGCAGATGTTGGTCAAGATTGGAAAGAGGGGCGAGTGATCCGAAAGCCAGACGGAACTTTCCTGAAATGGAAACCTTCTGGATCTTCTATTATCCCCGGTCGCAAGGGTGATGGAAAATTAGAAAAAGTCAAATCTACCCAGGATATAGAGGAAAGCTCTGGGAAGTCAGAAGACGAGCTATCTTATGCGTTAGATAAGCAGGCAGATAGGGCAGACGAACTGTTAGACGCTGCATCTAGAAAGATTTCTGCTTATAGATCAGCTATGAATATTGCCAAAGATTCAAAAGCTAGAGAAAAACTCGATGAGGAATTGAGGGCTACCATTAAAGACGTTGCTCAAAAAATAAGTAAAGAGCTTACTAGTGATGAAAATTATGTAAAAGCCCTAGAGAAGCAGGTTCGTAGAGATGCAAACCAAGAGAGAGTGATGGCTTTCAACAGCGCCTTAAATAAGCTTGCTGGTGGAGAGAGAATTCGTCAAGCTCCTGGCAATATTGCTAAATCTGCATTAAAAGAAGGGACGACGGGGGCTAAAGCTCTAGCTTCTCCAGAGGGGAGGGTAGCTGCCGCAACAGCCGGAGTAGTAGCAATGGGTGTTCTGGTCGCAGCTCTCAATAAGAAGAAGGCATTAAACCTTTTGTTGAAACAAGTAGAGAAAGCTGGGGCAAAAAAATATACCAGAGATGTTGCTGAGAGGATGGGGGCTGATGTTAAAGATGTGGGTATCGTGACCAAAACCCTAGAAAAGGCGGAGGATTCTGTCCCGATTGTTGGAGCAATGCTGCGATCACATCGTAAAGAGAAGGCAGTAGAACTTAGTAAAAATCTAGGCAAGGAAGCTAGAGGTAAGGCTGAAGATGCTCTAACTGCAATGAAGGAGACCGAGATCGATAAAGCATGGGAAGATGTTGACGATTTATTTGCGGATGTTCCTGATTCAGTTCGCGGGTCTGGGATAATAGATACTCTCTCCAACATTGTTAGTAAGCCTGGTTCTGAAATGAGGAACCTAAAATTATCGTCAGGACAAAGAGGTGTGATCGCAGCTCCTATTCTTTCTGTCGCCATGAATTCTGCTGGGTTGGGAGATGACACTATATTTGACGACTTGATGAATATGCTGTCTGATGGTGGATTCAAACTTAGTGCTGAAGATATACAAGATGCATCTGATATGCTTAGAGACCCAAAAGTTATGAAAAGGATCGCTGATGAGCTAGTGAATTCTATGGGCAAGTTCTAATATATCTTTGTATGTCTATTTGTGTTATAATAATACAGTAAACACAAATAGACAAACAAATATGCTATTTTTAATCATCACCAAGATCCCATCATCTGGCTCTTCCAATGTTGTTGCTACGATTGAAAACTGGAAGGAATCTCAGAAGAGATACGCTAACTGGAATTTGTCATACGAAGACGCCTTTAAGGCATTCCAGATGAGCATCATAAAAGACGGGGAGGAAGAGGGCGATCGCGTCCTAACAGAGAAACTGTTCACTGTCTCGAAGTTCGGGGCATTACCAACCAAGGTGATACACCGTCTGTCATTGACAGACATAGTAGATACCAAGGGGTACGGGAAAGCGGAATATATCAGCAGTACAATATTGCAATCAAATTCAGCCCTAATCACCTCAATCGAGGAGATAGCGAAAGAGGCATGGCCAGATGAACCCGGTGTTCTTAGTGACATTGAAGTGATACGGCAAGCATCGCAAGCCAAAAATCTATTTATCAAGGTCGTTTAAAATCAGCTCAGGTAGAGTATTCTGCCTGAGCTGATTTCTTAGTTTTAATAAACCTTTATTATGCAGTCACCTTCCACCAGCTCTTTACTGCTTCTATTTCATGCACAGTCTCTGTTGTGTCAGCTAGAGACTGAATTTAGTTGGGATAAGAAAAACCCGTGGGTTAACAGAGGTGGAGATGGGAAATTTCAAGGAAACACTGGTGGAGCTGGTCAGGTTGCAAACTACCTGAAAGAAGCTAAGGAGTATATAGATGATTTTGATTTACCTAGCGATATTGGATCGCAAGATACAGAGGCTCCAGATCTAGGTGGGGGTAGTGCATTAAAAAATAGTGCGATTGCTTCTGCTATGATTGCAGGCATTCCAGCTACTGCATATCTTTTGCTTAGGCTGAGATATCGATCTAATTTCGATCGTTCCGCAAAGCTAGTGAAGGCTCTTGCTAAAGAAATTAAAGTTCCAGATGAATTGGTAACTACTCCTCGTGGTCGGAGAATCGAATGCAACCAAATGACAATCTTCACGACTGGATTTGATGCTCAAGAGGGTAAGATTGGAACGCATTTCATGAGTGAATCCCTTTATAAAGATGAAAATTATGAAAAATATTTTGAAGGAAACTTTTTCTCTCCGTTTTTAAATAAAGATTTTAACGTTAAAGAGGCTATTCATAAAGGCGGAAAAGTTCCTTCTCCAATGGATATCGTAAAAGGAGTCATCAAAAAAGATCCAAAGGTGATGGAATATCCTAATGCTATTGTCAATGGCTTTAAGGTCATGATAGATAAGGCTGTCAACGTGGGATATAACGAATCTGCTATTAAAATGGCAGCACAAGCCAAGGCGTTTCATGATAAGCATGGTGACAAGGCTGGGTTGAATTTATTGGGTTATTCTGCTGGAGGAATGATTACTCATGAGGCTGCTGAATTGTTGGATAAATTAGGTATTAAAGCCAAGGTAGTCAATCTAGGTAGTCCTTGGTATATGCTAACCAAGAAAGTTGGACCTAGCGTAACTATCACGTCAAAGCAGGATGATGTAATGAATTTTACTCCGGTTAGAGATGCTTTACATATCGATTCGGTTAGGAGTCATGTTCTTTATTTTAAAGATAAAGAGGTTCTAAGCTTTTTGGGTCGGTTTATGTCTAGCAATATTGATGATGCCGATGATCTTAAAAATAGCTGGAGGACTCTTTCAGATAAATTCGATATCGGAGATAAAGGCAAGAGACTTCCAGATAGAAGTAAAATCAATAAAAGAAAAGCTGAGTCTAAAAAACATAATTCAAAAACAGAAACAACCCCTCCTCGATTTGAACAATCCAAAACAGTAGAGGTTGCTAAACCAGAGGAGCTAGCAGGTGAATAAGCGTATAGAGATTCTCAGTAGTGTCGCCACAATTCAACTTGTACGAAGTCAGTGCTATAGCTTGGGGCTATTAATTTCAGCAGCAGAAGCAAAATTCGACGAAAAGAAGGTTGTTAGGGGACCAGGAGGGAGGTTTGGGGATAAGAAGGATGTACAACCAGAGCCTAGCGAGCCATCAGCTCCTCAGGTATCTCCAGAGGAGCGTGAGAAACGCAAGCAGCTAAATGCGGCAATAGAAAAAATCAATAATACAGCTAGGAATTTTGCCTTTGGAAGGGATGCGATCGCGAAACTTCAAAATATGGCAAACAATATCAAAGGAGTCAAGGATGTTCATCAAGTATTCAAGGAAGCCCAGAAAGCTTCTCAAGAACTACAGATTAGCGAATCCTTAAATGAAACGATTCAAAATGCTAGTGAGAAGATTAAAGAAATAACCGAAAGTCCTGCTAGGCAACCTGGACTCACAAAAGAGCAAGCAATTGGTACAGCTATTGGAGTTGCTGTTGTTCTTGGTGGAATTCTCGGTGTTGTCCAAAAGCGCAAAGCGGTTAAGCTCGCTGAAGAATTATTGGCTGGAGGGAAAGTAGATCTGGATATTGAGGCGATCGCAAAACAGGGCGACTCTCTTGGCTCTAATGCAGAAGTTAACGAAGCCACAAGCGTCGTGAACAATAAGCTTCAAGACCTCATAGAGAGCATTACCGGAACCAAAGCTAAACAACAGTTAGCTAAAGAGCGATCGCTTCAGAGAGGTGCCCCAGTAGACACGAAAGTTCCTAGGATAATGGTTAAATCCCATTTAGGGGACAATATTCCGATAAAGACATCTGCTGAGTTCCAATCTAACTATAAGCAGGCTACGGCAGACCTTCATGCTGTAGCCGATGATGTTATGAGGACAGAGTCCTGTGTGGTTATGAACCTTAAGACGGGGCAGCGCTCAAAGGTTATCAAGGAGAAAGGTGGTAGTTCAGCTGTTACCGTCAATACCTTACAGAAAGGAGCCGATGAGGTTTCTAGTGCTTTGAAGGATAAGGTGTCTGATCTTGTCTTCTTGCATACTCATCCTCGTCCAGGTGGACTATCTATCGCAGACTTTGATGTTAGTAAGGCAGTTGCCTGGGTTCATGCAGTTGATAGTCATGGGAATGTATTCCAGGGTAAGATGATCAAAGGTCAAGCCGCTGATCTTAATACCATAGAAACCGCAATTGATCACTTGTTTACACAAAATAAAAAAGCTATTCAGTTAGCAAAACAGCAAAAATGGGATGCAGAACACGCTGATGAATATAACGTATTAGCGCATCACATGATGGCTGAATATGCTAAAAAAAGAGGACTAGTTCAACATGAAGTGCAGTTGACACCGGGCTGGCAGGCATTTATGGAACGACATGATTCTTTCATGCAATCAATGTATTCAGAGTTGGATTCTCTAATTTCTTAGCTATGCCAAATTTAGATGGTATCGGTGACATTATCGATTACAGCCCCACGATTCCCTACGATAGGGGTGAAATTCTTTCTAATATAGAAAGGATAGAAAAAGAATCTCAGGATTCACCTCAAAAAACTCAACTATTGGAGCGGTTGAACAATATATTGAAATATCTAGAAACCAGAGAATTGCCTAAATTGAAGCTCTCAGAATAATAAACCTTTATTATAAACACCTCTATCAAAAGTTAGACTGAGAGTAACTTAAACTCTCCACCCCACAAGGCGTTCGGATTCCGAGCGCCTATCTTTTATGGATCAAGATCGGTACGGACTTCGGGCAATTTACTCATTTCAAATTGCTGGCGATGCGATGTCAAACATGGCATCCGTGCGCGATCGCTTAACCGATATCATCAACGCAGTCCGCAACCTATCTGAAACCTCTGGTGCCGCAGCACCTAAAATGGGACGAGATTTTGGGCAGATGGGGAGTAGAGTCGCTCGTGGAACCCAAGGAGCTGCTAGTTCCTTAAATAGCTTTGCCCAGGCAGCAAAAGCCGCCAGGGATAAACTACAGCCATTGAAATCTGAATTTCGTGCCCTAAGAGCCGAGTCTCGGAATATTGATTTTGGAGACTTGACAGACTCTGCCCAATTCCAACAAGCATCCAGGGATGTCGAGCAGTACATCAATTCCCTCAAAGCACTAGAAAGACAGATTGAGGGAAATACGTTTGTAGAGCGAGAATTTGGCGCGAGTTTAAAGCAGCAGCAGCGAATTGCCCAAACTCGTGTTGATATGGCAGGAGAACAGCGAAAGGCGGCGATCGCATCCCAACGATTAGGAGTATCCCAAGGCCTGCAAGCTACAGGGCAAAATATCCTTGGCAATTTAGAGGCACCAATTCAGTCAGCTCAACAATTACAGCAAAGCCTAGGAAATGTCAAAAAGCTGGCTGATGACTTATCTTCTGAGGGATACAGGGATTTAACCAATTCTGCATTAAATTTCAGTGCAGCAATTGGAGTTGCAGACACCGAGGTTACTGCAATCTTTGAAGACCTAGCTGGTGCGGGCAAGGGATTTGGTAAAGAGCTTCAAGATCGAATTGGAGAGACCGAGGGGATTCTCCAGGTAAAGTCAGCTCTGGATGTTAGTATTGGTGCGGCGACTCAGCTCGATATTACGCTTGGGTCGATTTACAAGCATAGTTTGAATCAATACGCGGGTGGCGTAGTTGAATTAAACCAACGCACTGCTTCTAGCATTAATGAATTAGCTGACAACCTTCAGAACGTCCGGATTTCAGCCGAAGATGTAATTCCGGTAATGAAGGTTGTTATGAACGTAGCGGGAGATGCGAAAAATTTCCCCGTTTCTGATATCGCTGCATATGGTGCAGCAATTAGTGCCCTTGGTACTGTCGAGCCTGAAGCGGCGGGGAGCTTTTTTAACCGTCTGGGTACTTCAATGGCCGGCAAATTCAAGGGTGCCTTCATTGAAAATCTGGGATATGGAGATGAAGCCACTTTTGGGCAAGCAGTTGATACCGACAAGCTTGGTGTCTTGCTCAGAATATTGGAGAAGTATAAGAACCTGGAAGGAGGTGAGCTGGTAAAAGGAAGCTTCCTTTCTGGTATTGGGATTAAATCCGCACAAGATCAAAAGTTGGTTCAAGGTTTAGCAAATAACCTAGATGTTCTAATTGAAGCTCGCAAGGTTGCGGCAGCGGGCTTCCAAGGAGAGGTTGGGAAAGATCTAAGCGTCCAGGCTGAGTTTAATCGCACTATGCAAACTGGTGCGTTTCAATCACGCCGATTCCAAGCTGCTGTTACTGCCTTGAAAGACACACTTGGTCTAGCGATTCAGGATGCTCTGACACCCTTCTTAGTGGATCTGTCAGACATTATTGCTGTTGTCCTGAAATTTACTCAGAAATATCCTGGACTAACTAAGGCGATCGCACTCGGCACATTTGGATTTGGTGCGCTAGCGACAGCAATTGGAACAGCGGGAATAGTCTTATTCGGTTTCCAGCAAGCATCCGCCACAGCTGCGGTCGCGATGCTGAGTATGCGCTCCTCTCTACTCCCCCTTACAGGCTTCTTCGAGACTGGATTAGCAGGCATGACAGGCGGAACGAATGCATTGACTGCCAGCCTAAACCTTTTAGGTGGAGTGGGCAGGATTGCTATTTCTCCATTGATGGCACTAGGTGGTGTATTTTCATTCTTGACATCACCGATTATGTTGGCGATCGCATCTATCACTTCGCTTTATGTCTTGTTAGAGTCGCTTACTCCGGGAGTTAACTTATTAGGCAGAGCGTTATCTCTACTCGCAGCACCTGTTGGTTTTATTAAAGGTTTATTACAGGGATTATTTGCTGGTATTGCTCCGGTTATAGCACCACTAGGTCAGCAAATTCAACGCTCTCTAGTTCGTCCCTTGAGTGTAGTTACAGATGCGTTACATCAGGCTGTTGATACTTTTGCTGTCTTCTCTTCCAAGGGACAGGAGTTTGGGACTCGCCTAGCCCAAGGGCTAATAGATGGTTTTAATCGAATCGGTAACGCCTGGAATTACACCGTAGAGTGGCTAAAGTCTAGAGTTACATCATTGCTCTCGTTTTTCAGAACAATTGGGCAGATGTTTGTGTCTGCCCTGTCTGAGAATAGTCCGGGTCCAACGTTCCAGATTCGCGCTAAGTGGGATGCAGCCATTGAATACATTAAAGAGAAGGTTGCGTCACTAAAGAATGCTATTGCCAGTATAGGTCAACAGATAGCTGATTCATTTTCCAGACTCGTAATTTCTATCCAGTCTAATTTTGACAAATTTCTTGTTTATGGAATTCGTGGTGGGATTCGAGCCGCTGCACGAGTTTTGTATTCTGAATTCTCAATCATGGGAGGAGAGTCAGTTTCGTTATTTGGTGCAATACTTAAGCTTTTTCAAGGCGAATTCCTACTATTTACTGACGGAATAGCATCTTTTTCTCTGAGTCGGGGCTTTGTAGAGCTACTTGCACCCTTGCGTTCAGAATTCTCATTAGTGGGTGCGGTAATCGGAGTTCAAGTTCAAAGCATATTGGCTGACGGAAAAATCTTTCAGACCGTATTGAGCGCAATGGCAACAGCAGTATCATATGTTGCCAGGAATCTTCCAATCCTAGCTAGTGGTATTAACTATGTCGCCCTAGCATTTCGAGCATTGACGCCACTACTAAGAAGACTTGTTCCCGGACTGGGAATAGTCTTATTCCTGGTTGATACTGTCCATCTTTTATATCGAGCACTCAGCTTTTTGGATACAAAGTTGGGATGGACATGGCTAGACGGATTAGTCGGTGGACTGAAAACTGCGTCTGATGGTATAGATCTCGCCACATCTAAGATGCGCGGCTTTATCGTATCAGGCATAAACGGGTTGATAAGCGCAATATCAACTGGATGGACTAATGCGTTCTCATCGATAACCCAGAATTGGGAGACTTGGACAAATAGTGTTGTTGTAAGAATCGCTGTTGTTGCAAGCGCGATCGCCTCTATCCCCGATACCCTAAAGACTGCCTTCACTGGATTCCTGTCGGACTCTCAAGCAACACTAAGTTCATTTGCTGCTACTCTTCGATCCTGGTTTGCCAACCTGGGGAGAAATTTAGTCCAGTTTGTCCCTGACACCATCCGAGGCGTATTTGAGCGACTAAATCTGGCAAATTTCATACTCCTATTTACATCGTCACTACCTTTGGGTTTACTGGCTGGGCAGATCAAGCTGGAGTTCATCAAGGCAGCAGCAATGGCTCTACCGGGAATTGCTGCGGCATTAGGAATGGCAGCATTTGGTCCGCTGGTGGAGGCGATCGCACTTGCTTTGCCTGTCATTTCTTCACTACTTGTCTCTTCTGGTATTGCAGATCGAGTAACCCAATTCTTCAGTAATGTTTTTACGCAAGCCATTGACTATGCAGTAAACAACTTGGGGCTGCAACTTCCTGATTGGCTCAAGACAGTGGGTGCATTTACTGATGCCCTAGACCACTTCTTTCAGCAGTTGGGTCAACTAGCTCTCTCGCTTCCCACGCCTGTATTCTTTACAGCACTGTCGCCATTTATCCTTGCGGTAATTTCTCGATTCAATGAATCCACCAAAGCATTCGAGCTGTTTATTAGCAAGGCTGGTGGTGTTGGGCGAGTAATAGGCTTAATTGGGCAGCAGTTGAAGAAATTGCTAGTACCTTTGGGTTACGTAGCTAGTATGGTCAGGGATTTCTTAACAGGTCCTCCACCAGACCTGGGTTTTATAATTCGTCCCCTGGTCGCTGCGTTTAATTATATTAAACCTTTATTACAGCCAATAATCTCGACCGTCGCTACAGTTCTGCGACCCCTGCTATCTAGTCTGGGTATTGCGTTAGAGCCATTGCTTTCCGTATTGTCTTCTGTAGCCTCTCAAATATATGCAGTTTTAATTCCAGCGATCGCTTCCATCCAAACCAATCTCGTGGGTGTTGTTACTGCCTTTTTGGCATCCCCTGCCTTTGCAGCGCTACTACCATTCTTGAATTTAGTTGGTGGGGGAGCTATTGCAGCAGGACTCGGAGTAGCTCGTGCAGCATCGGGGGGCGCAGCAGCGGTGGCGGGAGGAGTGAAGTCTGCAATTGATATTGCAGCACCTCGATTAGTTCAGGCTGGAGATCTTAGTATTCGGCTTCTAGGAAATATTCTCAAAGCCGTTTTGCTGATTAGTCGAGGAGTAACAGGGGCGGCGATCGCGCCCCTAAATATCCTCCAAGAATTGCTTGACTTTAGCAATATTGAGAAAGTTACTCAAGCAGCAGGTCGTGTTACTCCGATAGACTTGTTGCCATTTTTTGAAGATGTTCGGCTTGGCAAGGTTCAGAAACAGACTGGAATTCTAGTCAACAGCTTAGGACCGCTGGGAAAGACTCTTGTTCAGTTGAGATTTAGCTTTGTTGCAATCCTGGAAGTTGCGGGTGCAGTAGGACTCGGCTTGATTGCCCTGGAAGGATATCTTAAAGCGACTGGATCTGGGTTTAGCGTCTTCGGTACAGCTGCCGTTTTTGCAGCCCAAGCATTGAATGTTGCCAAGATTGCCATTTATGCATTGAGACTAGCCTGGGTATCTCTAAGGTATATTACGCTGGATTTGTCAAATAATCTCATTCCTCCTCGTCTTGCTGAAGCGACTCCGGAATGGGTTAAGACAACATCTGCTGTATTGAAAGTTCTCAGAGATGCATTCCTACTTACGGGCAGGGTTGTATCTGCCGCCCTGTATGGAATTGTTTTTGCTCTGAAAACCGTATATTCTGCAATCGTCATCCTAGGCGTTGTTCCAGCTTTGGAAATTCTCAAGTATGGACTGATACTTGTTCGGACAGTCTTGGAGGTGGTAACGGGAGATTTTCATTCTTTGAGCAAGGGAGCCGAACTTGTTAAAACTGCAATATTGGGAATCACCACGGCGCTTTATAGCTTAAGAGACATCTTGATTCCCATTGCTCTAATATTTGGTACGTTGCTATTTCCCCGAATTGGTCTAGTCGTGACAATTGCGGTTGAGCTGGTTAGGGGATTCAAGGATGTTCGGAATGTTTTCAACCTAACGTATCAGACCATCAAGTTCCTTGTCGGAGGACTTTACGAACTCAGGGGCGCGATTGGGATGGTTGGATTCGCGCTTTTTGCTGTGTTTAATCTAAGTTCTCCCTGGTTAATTGCCCTGTCTGCCGGGATTGGATGGGTGATTGAGTGGACTAGGGGATTCAGGGAGCTTCATCAAATAATTGATGCGGTAAATTCTGTGATCGCTTTTCTAGATAAGTCTATTAAAGGTTTATTAGACAGTGTCTTTGCGCCTATCAGCTTTGGCCCCTTTCAGGGAATCATTGACTTTATTAAAAACAACTGGCCTGTAATCCTGAGTGCCTTTGTTGCCTTCAATATATTTCTAACTCGCAATTTATTCGGGGGATTCCAGAAATCCTTTGGAATTGTACCTAGAGCAATAGGATTAATATCCACCAGCTTCCAAAAAATGCTTGGTGCTTTTAGTCAGATATTTCCCTTCTTTGACCGATTCCGTAGAGAAGTGGTTGTGCTTAAGAAAGAAGCGGTCTTCAATCAAGCTCAAATGTTTCAAGGAGATTATATAGGGGGTCGTCCTCGTCCCAGTATTGGGGATAGGGAAATGCTTGGTCGCCAACAAGAGATTGTTAAATTCCGTTCATTGCTAGAACAAGAAGCTTTGTCGGAAGCTCGTCGGCGTCATACAGAAAAACGGCTTCAAAAAACTTATAGCCATAGAACTACAGAAGGTTATCAACAGAGATTGGTTAACCCAAGGGTTGGTCCCCTAGATCCACGACGAGCATTAGATAGTTTAGAAGCTAGGACAGTTCAATTTAGTACCAAGCAAATTGAAGCGTCTAGAACCAATGTGCTGAAAGATTACCAGCGAATGAGTGCGATCGCGCAAAGAGCTGGTCTAGGAGGATTCTCACTCCCACAGTTACAGGCATTAAGTGCAAGAGAAGGTAGTGATTACTATACTCAGAAAGGAATCCTGCCTACATTAGATGCAAAATACATCGAAATTACGGCGGGTCAGGTTGTTGTCAGCGCTAATCGAAAACAGGGGCAGCGACAAGGGATTGGATCTATAGATCAGGAGCAGTTAGGTCAGGGGGCTTATAAACAGTTCCAGGAAATAGCAAAGCTGAGTAAGCAGCTTTCGCCATTAAGTGAAGAAGACATTGGCATTCCTGGAGTCATTCAAACGATAGCTTCAAATGAAAAACTTGGCGGTAAAGCTTCTGGCATATCTGGTACGGGAAATATTTCCCAGAAAGAATTGAATAGCAATGATGTTCCTGGAGTTTTGGGAGATATTTATAGCCTGCGAACAGCAAGGGGAATAAATCCCTTAAATCTACAACAAGAAAAAAGAGTTTCAGATGTCTTGAAGCAGTTAAGTAGGCAATCTGGCAGCGTTAACCTTGACCAATTGAAAGAAGTTGCCGAACATATGCTAATCCCAGGTGCCAGGGGGCGGATGGTGCCACCAGAGTTGGTTGAATTTGAGAAGGCAATTTTAGAAGCCAAAATCCGCAGACAGGCTAGCCCCAGTACCTTTAATAGTTACGCTCCTAAAGGTTTTGCTGAGATAATTCGATTATTGCAGTCAGATAGAGACGCCCGTCAATTAATGGAAGGGCAGGGTTATAGTGAAGAATTTATTAATCAAGCCATAACAACTCTAACCAAGTCTCGTACCAAGTCTAGAGATCCACAAATGCGTCAGTTTAATCAGCGCAAGCTGAATGAATTGATGGCTACGCTCATGGCTTCTGAGTTTTCCTTGGGAACAGTAGGTAAGGGTGATATTGGGGAGGTTTTCTATAGATCCCCACTAGCTGATGAGCCGAGGAGGGTTGGGGCGCAAGGTGAAACAGGAGTTTCTAGTGATGCTATTTTCTCCCGCTTCTTATCTAAGCCAACTTACAAGACCACAGTAGCGCAAGTTAGAGCACAGCAAGAGTCAAGAACAAGGAATCAGTCAAGTGTCAGACAAGCGCTGAATTCCATGTATGCTGACAAATTTGATTTCGGTAGTGTCGTGAAGAATACCGCTCCTAATAAGACAGCCAAGGCAGCTGTTAGGAATTTCTTGGTAGACCTGTCTAAAAGAACTGGATCACCCTTGGATGAATCGGAAATCGATATGCTCAAGAGTGATCTGAATAAAGCCAATACGGCTCAACAGTTTCAGGATTTTATTAAAAGGGAAATAGTCAACAAAAGACAAGGTAAGGAGTTTGGTCAGTTCATGGAACGATATCGAGCAGCTGTCTTCATGAGAGAGCAGGGGATTGTTCCAAAAGAACGAATGAATGAACAGACCAAGAAGACTGAAACTATCTCTGTTCTTGAAACAATGGGTGAGCATTCTAAGGCTGTTACCAATTTGCAACAAGGTAACTTTGAAACCTTGGTTCGCAAATACGGTTTTGATATGGGCAATGTGGGCGCGATCGCAAATCGGAGTGGACTTGATGTTGACGAACTTTACTTTGGAGAAAAAGTACCCAAAGCCGACAAGATGTACGCTCGCAGACTCAGGGAATCCAAGATGGAGTCTTTTGCAAAAAATGCTGGGTATTCAGGAATAGATCAGGTTCTTGAAGAAATGGCACAAGACCAATCTGGGAATATAGATCCTGGTCGCTTAAATGCAGCTAGAGAGAAATACAGGAAGGTAACAGAAGCTGATTGGGGGAACAAGAAGACAATCGAAGCTATGCAGCAGTTTAGTCGCAACATGGGTGTGGATAACAACGAATTCATGAATGCGATTCTTTCAGGTAACCTTTTGGATGAAGAAAAAAATACACCCAAAGGAATGGGTCGTAGAATAAGTCAGTTCTTCTCACTTCGTAAGAATAAATTAACCGCAGGATTGGTAAGCGGTATTTATCAGGATGCAGACATAAGAGCAGCTCAATCTCAGATCAATAAAGGATTAGAAGCTGCTGCGAGAGATCGTGTTACGGGTCTCAATGCAATTATTACCCAGACGGGTGGATCTTTGCCGGATCTATTAAAGACACTTGATGTCAATATATCGGCGAGCGATTTTAGGAAAGAACTGAGGCTAAACCCTAGTATTACGAAGCTTAAAGATCTGCTTGGCGGAGGAGAAGTTGGTATCAAAAAATTGAAGCAGTTATCAACTGCATTGGGTACCACTACCGACAAGCTGCTGGATACTCTACAGGAAGCTTCCAATTTAACTTATATTGAAAGATTGCAGGTTGGATTTTACACTGCCCTGAAAGAGTTTGGTTACAAAACAACAGCCGTCTTCTCTAGAATTAATAAAAATATACTAAGTTTTAGTTTTGGAATTCAGGGCTTCCTGGGACTAGATAGGCTTGATAATTATTACGGTAGACTCAGAAAAGTTTATAACAGGCAGCTGGAAAAATATAATCAAAAAAATGCCAGTAACTTGAACTTTATGATTCAAGAAGCTGGTTTTGATACAGCAAAAGACTTCGTTGCTTATTTAGAGAGATCTGGGATAGATAAAGCTGCAATAGGTAATCTCCTTAAAGGTAAAACCAAGAACATAGACGATAGATCCATAAAAGATATTGCCAGAATACTGGGATTGAGTAAGAGATCTGACAGCGGTGAAAATATTCCAGACACTAGCTCACTTCTAAGTTCTGAATTTACTACCAAGGCGTACAAGCCATTTCAGTCATTCTTCTCGTTTGGTCTCAAGGCAACTCTTAGTAGTAAATTTATTCGGAATAGCTTAGTTCGCTCTGTTGGTGCGGGTGTTCAAAGCGCAATTAGTTCCACAGGTTCCTTGCTTACCAGGGTAGGACAGGTAAATGTTCGAGAATCTATAGAGGCAATTGCTTCTTCGATTGAAAGGGCAGTTGCTAGATTCAATATGAGTATAGCGACTGGAGGTGGTACGCCAGCAACGGCAATGGAGCGACTAGCTAAAGAGGTTCGTCGCCAGATAGCCGTGAATCTCAATAAATTAACCCTGGTTGTCACATCCCCCCTGAAGAAACTGGCTCAAGCTGCCCCCAACAGCAAGATTAGCGAAATTGTTAACGCGGCTTATCGAAGTATTCCGGATAGGTTGCTTGCGATCGCACTCAAAGCAAGAGAACAGGCTGCGGCGCTATCAAGTTCAGGAGCCAAGTATCAAAAAACAATAGCAAGAGCTGAATTTTTCGAGAAGGCATCTCGTGGTTTTGAGAATTTCCAAAACTCATACCCAACATTACGCACGGCGATTTCCGGGATGTTCGAGTCTATGGGGACAGGATTTCGGCATCTTGGCGGTGAAATAAACTCCAAGGCTATTGGAGTTGCCAAAAAGATCGGATTCGATGAACTCTATACCAAATTCAAACAGGCAGTTAAGAATGTCCCTGGATTTAGTGATGTAGATCGAGCAGCTCGAATTGCCACGATTCAAGGATTCTTGAAGCAGGCGCGGAAGGGAGCTGTGGCAGCTGCTCAATCTGCCGAGCAGCGAAGGGTTCAGTTTGCAGCTCCTCGGACTCTGGGTCAGGCTGGGTATAACGTTACCGATGCCGCTGGGAATCGCGCAACTCGTATTCAAGAACGGTTAAATCGTCCAGATTCCAAGTTTTCCCCGACCGCTCGTCAGTACCTGGAAAACAAGGGATACAAAATAGAGTCCCTGTCCCCTGAACAGCAAGACCCTCAAGTAATATACGGACCATTTGTTAAAGCATTCCGCACAATTGCTAAAGCAGCACGGGTGAGTGAAGGGTTGGTAGAAAAAGCCCTATCAAACCCGGTTGTCTATGTTTTGACTCGATGGACTGACTTGACATGGTTCTTTATTAAGAAACTTCCGAGTGCGATCGCATCTGGCTTTAGGCTTGCATCGAATGCAGTTGCAGCTTCGACCCGGCACATGGTAAACCTAGTTCGCGAAGCGGTTGTGCAGGTTGCTTCTCGAATTATTCAAGTGTTTCCACAGGCTGCCGGGATTATTATCGGCAGTTTGGATTTAATATCTAGAGCGTCCAGATTTGTTGGCGATGAGATAAGTCAATTCTTAAGCAATCCAGCTAATTATGTGTCCAATAGTTGGGCACGAGCAGTAAACTTCATTTCTTCTTTATGGAACAAATTAACTGGTGCTGCAAGCAAGCTGGGTACTTGGCTTGTAAATAAACTAAACCACGGGGCCGCCGACGTTACAGCAGAAGCATGGGCGAGAACTCAAAACAGCACCGCCGAGAATATGCAACATATGGCTCAGAATGCGACTGCTGCTGGACACCAGATTGAAGGTGCGATGGTTCATGCTGCTCAATCTACCGATGAAACATTGACCCATGCCACCCGTAATCCATTAGCCGCTTTCGGTAAACTGCAACACGCTGTAATGGCGATTGGTGGACTTGGTGTTGGCTTAAGCACTATTGGCAATAGCTTGCAGGAATCCAACCCTGCGCTTTCGGCTACGCTCACCAAGATGAGTGGCATTGTATTTGCAATTGACGCAGTAGGTGGTGCAGTATACGCATTGCAGCAGTTTGGCGGCAATCTATTTCAGTTCTTTACAGACGAGAGTGTCCTCAATTTCCTTGGCGCAGTTAAGACCAGGATTCTAGCAACCCTACCTGCAATTCGTGCATTCGGAGTAGCGCTAAAATCTCAATTCTTAAGCGGTGCGTTATTTACTAATCCAATATTTTTAGCGATCGCAGGTATATCCGCAGCCATCACGGCACTCTACTTTGCCTTCAAAAATAATTTTCTAGGGATTCGCGATCTGATTGCATCTGTTGCCCCCATCTTCCAAAAAGTGGCAGAGATAATTACGGGCGCGGTTCAGAGCATCTCCAATGCTATCTCTGCGTTGACCAGCAACATGGGAACGATGATTCCCCAGATCCTATTGATTGGTGCAGTAACGGTTTCTAGCATGGATTCTTTGCCAATCAAGGAGATATTGGTTTCTAAGCTAGAAGCAACGGAAAAAGCGATTTCACCAATAGCCGCACGAATTTCTCGCAAAATACAAGGCGATACCCATTACACAACGCTGGGCATTAGCCCGACTGCCAAGCCTGAAGATGTTAAAGCCGCCTACCGTTCCAAGGCTAAACAGTTCCATCCAGACCTGAATCAATCAAAGGCAGCCTCTGATGAATTTATCAAAGTGAGCGAAGCTTACAGGACTCTTGCTGACGCAGAGCGCCGAGTTGCTTATGATGCGGTCGCATCCACCAAAGCAATGGGTGGCTTCACTCATTCGCTCAAGCGTTTACCAGAACTACTCTCTTCCGGTGTCACCGGGGGAATGGGTTTATTAAAGAACTTTATTAAAGAACTGCCAGGAATTGTAGACACAGCTGGGAAGCGATCGCTTGAACTCGTTAAGTTACTAATGGGAGACGCCGTCAGTGCTGTTGCTAGCAACTTTCCCAAGCTCTACAAAGTCATTGAACGCATAGCACAGGCTATTCTTAAGAAATTTGGTCAGCTTGGAACTGGTGCCAAGAAACTTTTCAACTTCTTCGTTAACCCTACAGATGTTGCAGCTTTTGGGATGCACAGGCTAGGTGACGCAATTAGTGGGCTTTCGCCACAAGTTGGTAAGGCACTGCATGGACTAGGGGATCTTACGGCATGGTACGGAGATTTTATGGGTCTTCATAGCATGGTCTATGCAGGACTGAAGAAGTTTAAGCTTACTCAGCCTTTAGCTAATCTGGCGAAGACAATCGCAACATCCCATCCGTTGCTTGAGAAGTTCGCAAGATTCAGCAAGGGAATGGCTGATGATGGATTTGAGTTTCTTGCCAAGAACTATGGCGATCGCTTCAAGAACCAAATCAGCAAGCTAAATCCTGTCCTAGCATCACTTAAGTCTAAATTTGCCGAGTTTGCAAGTTCAGTCGTCTCTGCGTTCAGTACTCGCTGGTCGTCATTCGTGACAGTCTGGCCCGGAATGGTGGATGGAGCAGCTAAAGCGATTCAACCCAAGTTCCAGGGACTTACCAATTTCTTGACTGGAGTTGGTAATCAGATGCTACTAACCGGAACAAGCTTGACTCAGCCCTTGCTTAAGGCAGGCACAGCGGCGGCTGTACAAGCTGGCATCCTGGTTCCCTCCAATCAGGCAATTGCCGCTAGTTATGCCGGAACTGCGGTTGCGGCAAATTCATCAAGCTTAACCATTGTTAAATCATCTGGAAGAAGTGCGATCGCAGTAGCAACTGAAGCGGGAGAAATAATTCCCCTAAACCTCTCAATGGCAGGGAGTTTTGGTGCGCTAGCTGCTGGGGTTACTACAGCAACCACTGCGGTATGGGCATTTGTCTCGCCGTGGGTAATTGCTGTATCCACAGCTCTGGCACCTTTCCTGCCTGTAATTCTGGGTGTGATTGGTGCCGTGGCGTTGTTCGGAGTAATTTGGAGAACAAATCTGTTCGGGTTGGGATCGGCTATTAAACCTTTATTAGACTTTAGTATCGGGCTGCTCAAAATCGTTGGTGCTGCCATCTATGTCGTATCTGGGCTTTTCCTGGTTATTACTGCTGTTAAGTTGGCTGGAATGGTACTCAGGAATGTCTTTGGTCTAATTGGTAGCACAATTCACCAAACCCAGAAAACAGTTGCTGGATCTTGGTTTGGTGATTTCTTATCGAAATTAGCAGCTCCCTTTAAATTTGCCTGGAATGCGCTAAACACCCTTGCTGATGGAATTTTGGGGATTGGGAGGGGAGGGCAAATAGTTAATGAAATACTTGAGGATATTGCCAAGCATCCCGTCCGGTTCCTGCAAACATCGTTCATGGCTATCAACTGGCTTGTCAAATCCCTTATTAAACCTTTATTACTCCTCACGACAGGTGCCTGGGGATTGGCTAAAGCATTCGGAGGCGGAGTGGTAGGAGCGATATCTTCTATCTCTGGTCTTCTTGGTGGTGTTATTAATGCCCTAGAAGCTTTGTGGACAAGTGTTGCCAGCTTCTTGCAGTCTGCATTCCAAAACACTCTTAATTATTTTGGACAGATTGATTGGGTAGCAGTATCCACTGGAGCCACGGATGCCCTGACAGGAATTGGGATGGCAATCCTCCAGCCATTTGTCTGGGTCTATAACCAGATTGATGCGATCGCTAAAAAGTCCACAGAAGTTTTTGATGCACTGGGAGCCAAACTTTCCAAAATTCCTGTTGTTGGGCTAGCGTTTCAAAAGGGTTTAACACCTCCCCCTACAACAGAGGCTGCACAATCTCCTTTAGTTGCAGAAGCTGCAATTCCCAGCCTCATTCAACAAACACCTACCGGAGCAGCGATATCATCGCCAGTAGTTGATGCTCAATCTCCATTAGCAGCTGCTTCTGGACAGGTGCAACAAGCATGGACTGGTTTTGGTTCTTGGTTTGGCTCATTTATGCAGAACCTGCCCGAAGATGCACAAATTGCTGGTCAAGGACTCATCTCTGCATTAAACTGCTGGCCCACGGTTGTGATTCCCCAGTCTTGGGAAAGAGCAGCTGGAGAAATTGGCGGGAGTCTGACTGGGTTAACTCAAGAAGCTGTAACTCGCGGGGAAGAGATTGCTCAGGGTATGCAACAGGCTATTGAACCCTCCCTTTTAGGTGTCTTCCAGAAAGTAAAACTTTTGAGGCAGGGATTTGACATGAAAGGTGTCCAGATGATTCTGGGTGAAGAATCTCTGGGCGACCAGTTGTCCAAACTCCAAGGCGCAACCATTGATTTCAGAAGATCTTTTGTTAATGCATTGCTCCACTTGGACTTCTCAGCCGCAGGTGAATCCCTGGCAACCTATGGGAGAGCGTGGCTATCTACAGGTAGCGGAATACTGGGGACGGTTAAGAGCATGACCAGCTCGATGATTGCGTTTGGGATCTATTCCTTGCTGGGACTCAATCCACTGTTGCTGGTTATGGGTGGGATTGCATTGGCGGGATTGGCGATCGCATTCAACTTCCTAGGAATTCGCACGATACTTGGTGGATTAATTGGGGTTATTAAAGGTTTATTAGGTGTTTTTGTTTCGACGATTAAGTTTGCCGTTAATTTAGGACGAGCAATTGGCACTATCTGGCAAGGCATTCAGTTGATGGATTTCGACATGATCAAGGTCGGAGCTGTCAATGCTTTTAGCGCAATAACCGGATATGTCAAGGATTTGTGGCAGTCTTTGAGTCAAGGACTAGGTGGGGTACTTCAGGTATTACGCGGACTATTTGAGGGACTAGGACAAGTTGGTGGAGGGGTATTGAGCCTATTTGGAATGAAGGGAACGTGGGTTTCTGATGTATTTGGACGGATATTCTCGTTTGTAGGTAATCTTGCTAGTGCTTTTATTTCTATGGTGACCCGCCCGCAACAGGCATGGACGAGATTTAAAGAGTTACTTGACTCAATACTTGAAAAAGTCCAGCAAGTATTAGGTAAAGCGAAAGATGTGGCAACAAACGCTATGGAGGGAGTAAAAAGTTCTCCGCTGGGTCAAAGCGTTCGGATTGTTAAGAAAGTAGTCACTGGAGAATCAAGTTCAATTGGAGATGCAGTTGACCAGGTTCGATTTGAAGAACGTCTCAAGGGGAAGGAGCCTGGACTCAATCTTGGTGAACAAGTTACAGCAGCCAAAATAAATGCAAAGAAACGATTTGATAATGCCGTTGCTTTTACCGGGGGGCTGTTTAGGAGAAGGTCAAAAGATGAAGACTTGGTTGCGCCAGTTAATAGCTCTAGTCAGAATAATACTCCGCAAGTACCCAAACTTGGAACTGCTGGAAATCCAATAAAAATTGATCAAAACTTCCCTATTATACCCCCGGTTAAAATAGATACTCCAGATATCGATCCGCTCAATGATACCGACATTCCCCAAAAATCAACTAGTAGGATTCAGAAATTATCAGCCGCATCAGATTCTACAAGCAATGCTGTTTCCTCGCTTGGTACAGTAGTCGGAGCATTTTCCCCTCAGTTAGCTGCTCCTCTCTATGTTGCAACATCTTTATTGTCCGCTGTAAATAATCTTGGTGATGTAGCAACAAGTTCCAAAGAAGCGCTCGCGGGATTTGCGGATGCCTTCCCCGGACTTGGTAAAAGCATGAGTGAAATGGGGCAAAGGGCCAGGGATATTTACTCAGGATTCACTTCTTGGGTTGGGGGAGCTTCTATATTTGAAAAGGCATCGGGATTGATGGCAGGAGCGAATCAGTTTCTGTCTTCTAAGTTCGAGGGAGTCACTTCGTCAGCCCAAAAGCTTTGGAGACAGGTCGTTGTGAATTATCAAGCTTTCGGAGCATACGACACTGCCTCAATGCTCATGTCGAAGACTAGTAGCTTTTTGTCCTCTAGATTCGAGGGAGTTACTTCGTCAGCTCAAAAGCTTTGGAGACAGGTCGTTGTAAACTATCAAGCTTTCGGAGTATACGACACTGGTTCGATGCTTATGTCAAGGGCTAACAGCTTTCTGTCTTCTAGTTTTGATTCCCTAAAGGCTTTTGTAGCACAAGCCTGGACTAAAGTTGCCTCATTTTATGAAGGAACACCATTAGCCGCTACTGCATCTAAGGTTATTGGAGCGGCTAACGAATTTATTTCAACTACATTTAGCAACCTCAAGTCATTCGCAAGCATGGCTTGGCAAGAGCTGGTAGCAGGATATGAGAAGAGTGGATTAGCTGCTAGTGTTTCTAAGATTATTGGAGCAGCCAATGAATTTATTGCCAATACGTTTGGACCAGTCAAAGAATTTGCTACCAATGCTTGGCAGGCAATTGTCAAAGCATATCAAGATAGTGGATTGGCGGCTGGGGTTTCTAAAATTATCGGTGCGGCAAATGAATTTATATCTTCTACATTCAACTCTGTTAAGCAATTCGCGATAAAGGCTTGGCAAGCAATAGTTACGACTTATCAAGAGGGCGGCGTAGCCGCAGTTGGTTCCAGGGTTATCGCTGCCGCTAATGAATTTATATCAACTAGCTTTGCCAAAGTAAAAGAATTTGCTGTTCAGGCATGGACGAGCATCGTTGCCACATACCAGAAAGGGGGGCTTGCCGCTGTTTGGGCGAAATTGATGGGTGGTGCCAATGAATTCATATCAAGTAGCTTTGCCAAGGTCAAGGCATTTGCAGTTCAAGCCTGGGCTGGCGTAGTAGCTTCGTATGAGGGCAGCGCCCTAGCGGCAATGCTATCCAATACCATTTCTAGAGCCAACGAGTTTATTTCAACCAGTTTCGCCAAGGTGAAAGAATTTGCGCTAAAAGCCTGGGCGACGATGGTCGCTACCTACCAGGAAGGGGGGATAGCTGCGGTTGGCTCTAAAATTATTGCGGTTGCCAACGAATTCATTTCAAGTAGCTTCGCCAAGGTAAAAGCATTTGCCATTCAAGCTTGGGCAAGTATTGTTGCAACGTATCAACAAGGTGGATTTGCTGCTATAGGTTCAAAAATTATTGCGGCTGCCAATACGCTTATATCAACCAGTTTCGCTGGGCTAAAGAACTTTGCCTCTCAGGCTTGGCAATCAATTGTGTTGGGGTATCAACAAGGGAATATTGCAGCGATCGCGTCCAGCGCTATTGCCAGAGCCAACCAGCTGTTATCTGGTTCATTTGGTTCACTAAAGGACTTTGCTGGTAATGCTTGGGGTGAAATTGTTGGAGGATACAAACAGGGGCTTATAGCTACTCAAGCTCAAATTGCGCAAAAAGCAGCAGCAGCAGCTGCTGCTGCGACACAGGCAGCTGTCGAAGTTCCTGCGAATGCTGCGATCGCTGCCAGTGAGCAAGGTGTAGCTGTTGCAGCTTCTGTTGCTGGTACGGCACAAGTTCAATCGTCGGTTGCAGGAAGTGCGGCGGCGACTACAGGGGCTGGTGTAGTTGCGAGTGCGAATACGGTAATGTCTAGTTCATTTGCCCGGTTAGGCATGGCAGCCTCTAAAGCCTGGGCGTTTATCGTTGGACCACTGCTACCTATAATAGTGATTGTTGGCGCACTCGCCTTAGTTATTGGTAGCGTCTATTTTGCATTCAAGTCCAACTTCCTGGGTTTTGGTTCGCTACTTAAAACGTTCTGGAAGTCACTGCAACAGCTAGGGAAGAGTTTGGCTACGTTATTCTCTCCCTTGATGCCGCTGTTTAAGCTGGTTGGTGGATTGATACTCCTAGTAATAGTAGGACCAATAATGCTGGTGGTTGGAGCCTTAACTCTAGCAGTTATGGCAATTAATGCACTGGTTCAGGGAGTGATTGCGATCGCCTCAACTGCATTTAATTTCCTCTGGGGACTAATTCCACAACCGTTGAGATGGTTGATTGAGCAAGCATCTAAGGGAATTGAATTTGCAGTAAATGCCTTGTTTGGTGGAAACAAGGGTGGAGACCAAGCAACTGAAGACCTTCCGCATTTTGCAACAGGTGGTCCTGTTTCCGCAGGAAGTCCAGGTGGTTCTGTTGCTGCGATTTTGCATGATAACGAGTTTGTAATGAACCCGGATGCGACTCGTGAGAATTATGGACTATTGCAGCTCCTTAACAGTGGGGTGCCAGCTGAAGATGCGATTCGGATGATACCCACTACACCTCCAGCTCCTGTAGCCCTACCTATGGGAACTGGAGGTGGTGGTACTGTTAGCACAACTCAGCCCCCTAATATTGAGTTAAGTATTACCTTTAGTGGGGATATTGTTTTAGGTGGGTCAAGCAGTCAGGAGAGTGCTAGGGAGTTTATGGATATGATTGGTCCTGAGATTGAGCAGTTAGTAGTAGAGGCAATGCGACAGCGAGGTGAATTTTCTAGATAATAAAGGTTTATTATGGTGAGTTTTGGAACAGAGAAGACTCTCCTAGCACTTGCTCAGGTAGAGTTATTGCAAGCTGCATTTGAATGGGATAAACAAAATTCCTGGGTGAAGAGGACAAGGGATGGTCGATTTGGATCAGGCTCTTCTCAATCTATCTTGGCTCCCAAAGATCGGGTTACCGATAATCCTGGTGTTAGAGAATCTCTATCTAAAGTTGGAATAAGTCCTGATGAAGTCGCGATCGCCCTTGAACGGCTAGAATCTCGCCCCAAGGATTTTAGTCCAATTTATTCCATGATCTTGCTGCCATTTCAAAGAGAATATTTAGCCTCTAGAAATTTAAAACAGCAGGATCTGGAAAGATTTGATAGAAGGATAAGAGAAGTAAATAAAATTGTCGCACAAGGAAATTGGGAGAACAGTAAGGACTTAGCGTGGAGAGTGGGAGCTATAAAGGCTGAGGTTAAATATGGAGATCTGATTAACGACCTGGTAGACATATCCCTACCAGCAGAAGGCAGGTCTGGACTTAAACCACTTTTAGATATTTTTAAGGATAATACTGCTTACAAAAAGCTACTTAAACGATTAAACAAAAAAACACAGTCTAATGCAATACGACAAGTTAGTTCAGAAGAAGCCAAGGCTATTCAAGATTTGTTTCGCAAAGTTCAGGATGTCACTCCTATAGAACAACGTATGACTGGAATTGTGGAAATACCAGAAGATCGCCGAGATAGTTTAATCAAAACCGCAGTAAAACCAGGTAAAGCTTTTCAGGAACTCGTCTATCCAAAGTTAGATGCAATTCTTGACGCTTTGATGGAAAGAGGATTTACAACAAGTTCTGCTGAACTGAGGAAGGAGGCAGATAAGATGGGTTTCTCCGTAGACCCGGCTCTAGAGAAAGATTTTAGATACATCAATGTAGGTAATTACAAAGGACAAGCTGTCAAGTTTGTCATGGATCATGAACTAGGACATCAGTTGGAAATACAACTCAAACAAGTTGAGACATCTAAGCGGTTTATTGATGCTAGAGCCACTTCCCCTTTTCTGCAAGATTTGAAAGAATATGGTATGCCTGGGGAAAAGGTAAGACCAGATAACTTTTCTCATCCTTATACAGGAAAGGTTTACGACACAGATGCAACAGAGGTCGTATCAACTGCCACCCAGGCACTCGTTAGTCCTATGGTTCTCTCAGTGCAAAGCTACTTAGATAGGGAGCATATTATGTATGGACTATCCGTCATGGACATGAAAGAAGGTGATCGCTTTCCGGGAGGTGAAAAGTGATAATCGCAAAAATATTTAAAGAGAATTTTGCTGTATGCAATATAGGATTAATTCCAGCAGATAGGCGGTTGACAGCTCTTTCTAGCCAGATCTGTGACACAACAATTGAAGTACTAAGTGATCGCTTGTTTGATGAGTTGCTTTGTTATTTACTATTTGTTCGCGATCGCAAAAATTTCCCTATTGTAATGATGGAGGGTAATAGCTTCGAGTTTATTTCCACAACTTACAACGATCTGGTCTTTGTACTTAATACGTTGCCTTCCGACTATCGCTACGAAGTAAGTGGTGATGTGATGATTGTAGACGACCCACTTCCTAGATGGGCAATACACTGATGGAATTGAAATACGAGTCAGATTGGGGCAAGCTGTTTGATAGGCTCAACAAGCTTGAGGCGAATGTAAAGTCAGTCGGCGAGAGTATCTGTCAAGATGCTGTCCAGAACATGGATGATCTGTGTCGCGATCACCTCGCAAGCCAAGGACGGGGAGGAGCTACCCCACCATTGACGGCAATGACAAAGCATATTTACTCGATTGATGGTGAACCGGATGGTAGCGGTATCCGGAACCACATGGAGGTCAAAACCGGTTGGGCGGGTAATGAGTATACAGCTGTGCTGGGAATCCTGGACGGAAAGCCTACTATTGTTGCCAAGGTGCAAAATGACGGATGCATTATTGATATCACTCCGGCTATGCGAGGGTACTTCGCAGCTCGCTACGGGATTTTCTTTAAGGCGGACAAGAAGTACCTGGTGGTTCCAGGGCGCAGGTTTTGGGACGAATCTTGGGAAAAGACTAGGAGTGAGACAATAAAGGAACTGTCTAGTTTTTTCCGTAACGTCCTAGGGTAATAAAGGTTTATTATGAGTAATCCGATTGATTCGGTATTCAAATCCTATCAACTGCAAATTCTATGTGAAGGTGCTGCTTTTGAATGGGACAAGAAAAACTCTTGGGTAAATCGAGGAGAGGGAGGAAAATTTGCAAAGTCTGCCGGGAGTAGTACTGAGGATGCTGACAAGGAATCCACTTCTGGTGCTAAGGATAAGATATTTAAGTCGGTGAGCGCAAAAGTTGATCAGATAGCAGGTGCGCTCGACAAGTTGCCAGAGAGCGATCTCCAAAAAATCTCCCAAGCAATCAATAGTCCCAATATGCAGAAAGCACGGGTAGCGGCGCGGGCTAAATTCGATGCAATCGGCAAAGAGGCGGGAGAGGCATATTCAATGGCTAATGCTCAGATGGCTCCCGTTTTTCAGAAGCATGGGAGCGATTTTAAGAAAGCCGTTGCGGAAGCGAAACGGATTGCCAAGGGAATTGTAGATACCACCAAGGAGAATCCTGAGCTTGTTGTAGCTGGAGCGATGGGAGCTATTTTGGCAACTGTTGGTACGGGGGGTGCGATCGCATTCTTCACTATCCCTAACTTATTTGGATTAGGTGGGGTTTACGGTGGAATCGCGGCAATGGTAGGACAGCAAAGTGTTAGTCAGGTAGTATCTGCTTTTGCATTAGGCGGGCTTTCTCAGATTTCGTTTGGTGTAAGCATAGATTTAATAGCAGGTGGGCTAGCTCTCATGGTGAGCGATGCCGCTATTCTTGGGGATGCGGTTTCACAGAAATTGAAGAAAAAGTGATGAATCGTGATCGCCACCCTTATCTCTCTAATTGGTATATGTTTCGTGCGCCCGGAACAATGTGCCTTAATTGTGGCGAGAAGCTCAAGAGTCATCCCCGTCGCTGGGTCTGGGTTTACGGCTGTAATGGGATGTTCTTAGGATACGTGCATGGATATTCTTGCTACGTGGAAGATGATAATGATGATACGGAGTATCAGAAAACCTAATGTTTTTTGTTATCTACGAGGCTCAGTCAGGGCAGCTATTAAATCCTAAGTTGCAGTTCCGCTGGGAGGGGTTTCAGATAGTCCCAAGTGAGAAGGGAGCTGTTGTGGATATTTCGGCTGCTGATGACAGGCAGTTATTAGGACTCTCTCCAGATGAAGTCAGGGCAATTCTGCCTACGATTAATGGGGCTATTACGTTTACCATCAAGTCACCACATCCCGATCCGAGGATACATATCGGCTGCTGGTTGATTGGTAATTTGCGAAAGTACTTAATCGATTTTGCGCTACCCTCAGCATTGCTTAGACCCGTGATTCTGCAAAGACGAGTAGAGCCGATGTCTGACCGAGTTAGAATTCCCGCGCCGGGGGGAGTGATACCGGAACAAATCGAGGCTGGGGTTGAGGTTATGCAGATACCTAGTGGGAAACATATTAAAGGTTTATTAAGGGGGAGTGAGATCTTTTTAAATAGTCCGATGCAAGACGATGAGGGATATTTGGTTTTTAAGTACACGCCTGTTTTGGAAAAAAATAATCAAATCTCTCAAGTGCCTTGTTTTATGGTGAGGGGTGGTAAGAATATAAACCATCGAAGGATAAACGCAAAAGAGTATTTACCTGGGCTGAAATGGGAAGTGTTGTCTCAGGTAGATGTTGAAGCAGAGATTATGATAGTTGGCGCGTCAGAAACGGATGCGCAAAAGATTGCAGAATCTGCCGTAGGATTTTTGGGTTCTAGAGGATACATAGATGCTCCAGCTTTTGATTTACAGATCGCCGTTTCGGTACTAGGAACGATTCAAGAAGGTCCGATGCGGGTGGGAGAGTCGCCAGGGATTGAGGGCTTGTCGGCGCTGACATTTCGGGTTAGGTTGTTGAACTTGATTCAGAGTACGACCGCTGAGAGGGTTGATCTGAGGACGGACTGGGAGATTCAGGCTAGATCGAATGTTTAGCAAAATGCAGAAGCCTTGATGTTTATTACACAGATTTGTGATAAAATAATGTAGTAAACATCAAACATCAAAAGTATGTCTTCAACTAATTTGGCAAAAGAGGCTGGCTTAGTAAGCAATGTTAATCCAGAAACGGGAATCCGGTATGGGGTGATATCTGCACATAGTGTGCCTTGGCTACAAGATGAGATTATTACTCATGGAGAGTCTATTACTTATCGGAATTACGTTAGCGAATTGCAAGATCGCATTCGCTATGCACCTACCCAAGAGGATGGCAACTTGAGCGATGTTCTTGAGGATTACTATTTAGGCGATCGCGCTAAGGATGACATCTTAGAATCTGCCCAAGAGCATGAAGGTGCCTGGACGGAGGAGGATATCGAGGAGCTTACGCAAAGCGTTTTAGATGCTATTTCTTGTCTAGAGTTCGATGAAGAAGAATACGAGTATGAAGATGAGGAGTCTCGCTTTTTACTTGGATTCCTCGGTGGTGGACCAATGATCTGGGTACTCAAATCACCCGTGATAACGAATGTTCGCCTGTGTTCCCCCTGTGCTCCCGGTGCTGGAGATTTAGATTCTCCAGATGATGATGGATACGCATGCTATGCGGTATCAGAAGAGTGGTTCGATGAGGACAATCCCTGTCCCTATCCCACTTGGGCAGCAATAGAGGCAGAAGTGATCAATATTTAACAAAAAGCCCCGCAGTTTATCTACGGGGCTTTTGCTTTTTAATAAAGGTTTATTATGCGGCTAATTGATGTTTACAAACCAGGCACTAAGGTTGTTAATAAATTTGACGGGAGAGTTGTTTTTGTTAGTTCGTGCGATCGCTGCCAATACGGTTATTGGACAGTCATCAAAGGCAAAGATTTCGCGGTTGCCAGTACCCTGGATTCTCTCATTTTTGCAGGTTGGAAAGCTCAAAGAATTAATTCTCTAGCTGCTAGAATTTAGGGGTAATTCCCAGCGCGATTGAGGAGATGTTGAGACCATCCCCGCGATCGCATTACCACTGGGGCTATTCACCAGAAACGACCTGGCAAACAGCATGACCAATATAGCAGCCCATGAGGGTATGTGCGAGATTATCCGTCAAACTGAAGACGGCATCGAGTTCTATACCGTTACATCTACAGGTAAATCAGGAATGAGCCAATCAGGATTATCCGTCTTGGCAGGTGTAACCAGGCAAGCAATCATCAAACTCGAAGAAACCCTCGTAACCAAAGCCCCTTCAAAATCGTTAGAACCCTTTGTAGGTAAAGACTTGACCCTTGTAACCGAAAACGAAGCTTTTGTAGAAGGCAAGCCTGTCGGCAATCTGAGGATCTACAGTTCTGGTTTTTGTAGCAGTGTGATTCAGCACTATGCCTTTAAGGGTAATGAGACTGCTCAGTATAGCATGGGCAAATTTTCCGATATGGGAATCGAAAGGTGGATTCAGCAAATAACTGGATGGAGTAAGTCGGAACCCCAAGGACAGCCTTACTGGTATCGTCGCCTTATTATGTATCGTGAGAAGACGAGAATTCCGGTCGGCTACTTCTCTGTGTTTGAGGAAATCATCTCGCTAATCGGAGACCTAGAAGCTCAAGGATACGTTATTCCAGCCGGATGCGTCCCTGATGCCTCTGTCGGTAAATGCTGGGCAACCTATCTCCGGAAGGTAGAGAAGATTAATCCCAAAGATGTCGCTCTGAAGTACAAGCACTACTACCCGGACTGGGCGCACTCCGTCAAGGCATTTATCTATCCCCTGGAATTCTTACCTAAGTTCCGAATCTGGATGGAGGAAACTTACAAGCCGATTAAAATGGTTGCATATTTCCAGAAGAAAGATCCAACGGCGATGCCATCAGTTTGCAAGTTGCTTGGTCTGCCGGAAGGAAAATAACAATAAGCTAGTTTACTTCTAGCCACAACAAAAAGCGACCTATCAGGTCGCTTTTTGTTATTTAATCTAAAACGAGTCTTACGCAACTATCCCTGTCTTTCCCATCCTCTATAGCAACTAATAATCTGCTGATATCGCTCATCGATTTCATAGGCAAATCCAAGCATATAGGGATCTAGTTCTTCATTGTAATATCCTTTTTTTTCTCCGTGTACTTGCTCTCCCCAGATAACTACAAGATTTTGTCGTATATAAATCTCTGATTCTTTGGGCAAAATAATGCTGTAGTTTGTGTCCACCCAAGGAGAATTGAAAGTTGCAAAGAATATATCACCGACGATTACTGGAAAGGCTTCTTCAAATTCTGCTTCACCAACTTCTTTGATACATAGAACTTGAACTTTTATCTCCAAGCCTTTGTAAAAAGATAGGTCTTGTAGAATCCTCGACACAATCCAGTTAGGGCAATTGGTTGCCCACTCTGGAGACTTGATTAATTTATCTTGCATTGTTCTCAACTTAATTGTTTACTGTATTATTTTATCACGTTTAAGAGTTATATTAAACCTTTATTAAGAAGGCGACCTACTGAGGTCGCCTTCAATTAGCTGGATTGCTTGAGTCGATGCAGCTCTAAATGCATCGGGTGGTTTGGATATTGCTGCTGCCAATAGTCTAGACAGCGATCGCAAGCCAACAATCTCAAAGCATCATCATGGGATACCTCTTCAATTGTCCCAACTGGCTCACCATGATCATCGATAAGAGTCACAGTAACCACAAATGCCTTAGCTTTCGGGTCATGCATTAAAGTCTCTCGAATATAGGGGAAGCCCCAGTTACAGGTTGCGTTTTTGTCTTCTTGAGGCATTCCGTCCCACATATACTCCGCAATAGAGTCTGAAATGATAGCTATGTGAGCACTAAATGGCTTCAAGATCCATATCCACTTCTCATCGGAATCGCAATTGTTCTTTAACTGATTGCGATTATAGATAATTAGATCATCCTGATGAGAAGTCAAGAGTTCTGGATTGCGAACGGCAATCTCCAGCATCTGCTCGTAAATTCTTTTCATTGATTTACTTAATTTGTTTACTACATTATTTTATCACAAAATGATATAATATTGGTGTAAACTAATCGAGAAAGATATGTTCACAGACAAAGAGCTAAAAACTGTATTGTATGCTCTCAGCTATCTACAAGCTAATTACGACGATGCAGTATTAGACGAGATGGAGTCGGGAGGATTGTTCGAGACTCAAGAAAATACTCCACTAACTCCTGAACAAATAGAGGGCTTGAGAGAGCGACTAGCTAATGCTGAACCAAAACTGTACCAGGTACAGGTATTTGGAGAAATGACCTCGCACGAGGGTGAAGCTGAACACACTTCAGAACTAGTTTGGCGATCGCAAGAGGAAGCACTAGCTTATGCAAATGACTTTATTGATGAAGTCTGCGATCCAGAGATCTACATCAAATCCCTCAAAAGAGAAACAGTCAAAACCAGAGTGATACAACTCGATCTGGAATAGCCAGCTATTCCCAAAACAAAGCCCGCCAGGTTATTGGCAGGCTTTGTTTTGTATGCGGACAGATTAAGCTGCAATCAAAGCAGGCACAACCACCGTTCCCAGATGCTGCACCTCTGCATAGAATCCCGCATCAATTAGATCCTTAGCTACGCGCTCCGGCTGAACAACCCAGAATCGATGATGGAACCGCACTAGTCGTTCACCGAGTAATGAAGCAACTGGAGTGGTAGGGGCATCAGGTTTGTGATACTCATCGATTATTGCCTCAATACGCGCCATACTCTCGATTTGTGCCTGCGCCGGGGTTAGATGGATAACCAACATCCTGGCATTCTCCAGGGGCATGGCATGGTCAATAACAATCTGTCTTTCATCGTTGTTAACGCCGAGCTTGCCCCAAAGAATCAACTTCTCCCGCTCCTTTAATAAACCTTTAGTACGCTTATAGGTCGATGGGAACACAACTGCTTTGCAAGATGCAGAAGTGTCCTCCATTCCCTCGATAATCATCATCTCGTCTCCCTTGCGGGTAAGAATCGGTTTCAACTGAGTCAGGAGAGCAATTACCCTCACTCGCTTGTCATTAGGATGTGACCAGCGTACAACGTAATCGTCACTCCCCTCAAACCCAATCTCCTCCTTCTCGACAACCTCAGCTAGGGGAATCGGACTGTAAATGTTGATGATTTTTTTAGCATTTTGCAAAGGGTGTCCCGATGCATAAAACTGGAGAAACTGTTTCTCCAGGGAGAGTTTCTCGTCAAGGGAGTAGTCTGGAAACGACTTTATAGGTACGGCGCTCCAGTCTATCTGCACCTCCTCCCCGCCAAGCATATCGAGGAGAGATAGTTGACCGGACGCCTTGTCCTTCTCCTTGCTCTTGAGGGTTCCCGATGCCCAGCCCAGGACACTCTCTAGGTTCTCTGCCAGCTTTCGCCTGTTGAGATCTATGCTGTCAAATGCCCCACTGTAGATCAGGGCCTCAACAGATCTCTTGTTGAGGTTGGAATTTAATTCCCTTACTCGGTAGCAGAAATCTTGGAATGACTCGAAGGGGGATGAGGCGCGGGCTTCTAGGATGGACTGGATGATTGTGTCTCCTAGGTTGGCGATCGCGCTCAACCCAAATCGAATCCCATTACCATCCGGGAAAAACTCCTCTTGAGAGCGGTTAACGTCGGGTGGGTAGATTGGGATTTTCATGGCGATCGCGGCAGCTAGGTGTTGCTGAAGCTTATCTTTCTTCCCTTGATCATCTGTTAGAAGTGCCGCCATAAACTCTACAGGGTAGTGAGTCTTGATGTAAGCAGTTTGGTATGAAATATAGCCATATGCCATAGAGTGTGACATATTGAAGCAATACTCGCTAAATTTCTTTATCGCCTCGAATAGATTTCTTGCCACAGACTCTGGAACACCATTATTGATACAGCCTGAAATGAATTTATCTTCCTGAAGCTCCATGTCTTTCAAGCTCTTCTTTCCCATAGAGCGCCTTGCAGAGTCTGCCTGTCCAGAAGTGTAAGAAGCTAAAACCTGGAAGATTTTCATAATCTGCTCTTGATACACCATTTGTCCGTAGGTGTATCCAAGAATCGGTTCTAGCCGAGGGTCTACATAGGGTTCAATTTCTCCCCTGTTCTTGCCGGCAATGAATTTAGGGATGAATCCATTGTCCAAAGGTCCAGGACGATAGAGGGCCAGGATTGACGAAATATCGTCAATGCAAACAGGGGCAATCTCTCGAATTGTGGAACGCATACCAGAGCTTTCCATCTGAAAGATACCGTCCATACCTCCTGTTCGGTAGAACTGATAAACCGCTGGATCATCCATTGGAAATTTATCAGGATCTAGATCTATTCCTTTGGTTTGTTTCACCAATTTAGAAGCCCTATTGATGGTAGTCAGGTTTTTGAGTCCTAGAATGTCCATCTTAATAAGACCCAGGTATTCCAAATCTTCCATTGGGTACTGAGTGACGATAGATCCATCTCTGGCAATCATTAATGGAACTATCGTATCTAGCGGCTCTGCCGAAATAACAACACCGGCTGCATGGACTCCTGATGTTTTGTTGACTCCCTCCAATCTTCGGCTCAGATCTATGAGATTTTTAAATCCTGAATCGCTCTCATACTGTTGCTTAAACTCAATAACCGGAGATTCGTCAGATATCATCTTGTTCAGCTTTTCAGGCTTGCCCCGAACAACTGGTATTTGTTTCGTATAGTTTTCAACCTCCTTATAAGGAAAATTCAAAACTCGACCGCTATCTTTGATGACAGCCTTGGAGGTTAGTCTGTTGAACGTGATGATTTGGGCAACGCGATCGCTCCCATACTTCTCCACAAAATACTGAATGACTTCTGGTCTTCTCAAAACACAGAAATCGGTGTCTATATCCGGGTAAGACTTGCGCTCTTCGTTCAAGAAGCGACTAAATAGTAACCCATGATGAATAGGGTCAATGTTGGTAATCTTCATTGAATACGATACGAGAGATCCAGCGGCTGAACCCCTGCCAGGTCCAACTGGGATACCCTTAGAACGCGCCCAACGGATTGCATCTCCTACGATGAGAAAATACTGGCACAACCCTTTTCCAGATAGAACACCTATTTCATACTCCAGCTGATCTTTGTATTTCTGGTGCAACTCTTTTGGTACTTTTTTGAGTCGCTCCTTCAAACCTTCTTTTGCCCAGGTACGCATATGAGTCTCAGGTGTCTCTCCTTCTGGTAGGGGAAACTTTGGCTCAGTTGGTTCGGAGAAAAGATCGTAGTCGTCAGTGATGCGATCGCTCACCTTCACTGTATTAGCGATCGCCCGTTCTACCACATCAGGACTCAGATGGTCTCGAAACAGCAGCCGCATCTCCTCAACGGATTTGAGATACTCAGTCCCGGTGTAGCGCATCCGTTTCTCATCGCTTACCAATTTTCCGGTTTGGATACACAGCAGGGCGTCATGAGCTTCCACGTCGTAGCAGGAGATGAAGTGGGAGTCATTCGTGGCGATAATCTCAATACCCAGTTCTTCGCCCATCTTCACTAGGACTGGGTTTACTACCCTCTCCTCTGTTTGTCCGTGATCCTGAATTTCTAAGTAGAACCTATCCCCGAATACTCGTTTGTACCATCTGGTGACTTCGTAAGCCACATCTAACTTTCCAGCCAAAATAGCCTGGGGAATTTCTCCGCCCAGGCAGGCACTGGTTACGATCAACCCTTCGTTATATTTTTCTAATAAACCTTTATTAACGCAGGGTCTGGCAAAAATGCCCTTACCCAGGAAACCCTTGAGATGGGAAATGGTCGTCAGTTTGACCAAATTCTGGTAGCCCTTCTTGTCCATCGCCAGGACAACTTGATGGTACTTGCGGTGACGGGTCGTTTTATCCTCGATGTCGCCGTTAATGACGTACATCTCATTGCCGATGATTGCCTTGATGCCCTTCTTGGCGCAGAGCTTAATGAGCTGGATTGCGCCGTGCATCACTCCGTGATCTGTGATGGCGATCGCCTTTATTCCTAGCTCCACGCAATAGTCAAGCAGCTTGTCGATCTGGCTAGCACCATCCAGGAACGAGTAGTCAGTGTGAATATGTAAAGGTACGAACTGGGTCATTCTGATTCACCACAATAAATGTTTAATGAAAACGCGAAAATCGCCAGTTATTGATAACTGGCGATTTAATTCTAGGGATTTACGATGTCAGCAAGCTTTCGCTCTATTTCAGCCCATCTCTTAACAAGATCTGATTCCGAGTTAGATTCTTGATAAGCTTGTCTCCACTTTTTGTTAGCAATTAGGTAAACCATCCATAAGATGTCTATTGCTCCCGTGGTTTCACCCGCATCGTCTGTAGGTTCATCTACATAGCAGGTGACTACCCATTCGACAGCTTCCTTGGTTACAGGCTCTGACATGATAAACTCTGCATCCATTCGTTTGAGTTCCTCGTAGGATAGGTTTATCTTTCGAGAACCAAGCATTACTGCAATACTGTCGGGATAGGTATCTGTCACATAGAACTGGGCTTCATGTCCCATTCCTGCATTCATTTTGATACTGTCTCCAGTTTTGGCGTTGTAATTCACTTTATTGTTCATCTAAGTCTTTAATGTGTTTACTTAATTATTTTATCACATAACTGCTCACAAACAAACAAGCAGCGGCGCGGTTGCACTGCTGCTTGTTTGTTTTACGACTTCATCGAGAACTGGTAGTCAGCTGTCTCGATATCCAGTTCTTGAAGATACTCTCTGAAATCATCTGGGGTCTTGCTCGTTGTCAGGATGCGAACGTTTGGGCTAACTAGTGCCGCGATCGCACTCCTATTTTTCTCCCTCACAAGCTCCATCCTTGCAGACATGGCTTCCGGTTCTTCGAGGATTACATAGTCCAGATTGGATAGCAGATCCTCGTCGGTGCCGTTAACAATAGCTGCTGGATTGGTGATGATTACTTCTTGTTGTTGTAACATTGAGAAAACTCCAGGTTTTTAGACTGGGCGATCGCTAGTTATCTAGGCAGGCGATCGCTTTGTCTTTGTTTACTCTTTTATTATAGTATATTTGTGATAACAATGCAAGTAAAAACCCCGGCATATCCGGGGTTTGAAGTTAGCGCCTATTGGTCGCAATGTTTATGCATTGCTGGTAGTAGTGAACCCTTGATTCGATTCGCTCACAGAAGTCCTGATCTGCGGCAGCACGGTCGTCTTTGGAAAAATATTTTCCGCTAAAGAATCCAACGGATAAGCCTCGTTTGGCTTCTTCGACATGATCCATGTTTATTAGATATGTTCCAAAGGATTGGTCATCATATTGAACCAGTGCTACCGCTAGTCGAACCGTTGCTGGTTCTTTAGGTAGCTCTACTTTCATGAGAATTTTCATGATCAATAGCCTGCTAATATGTTTACCTTTTTATTATACTCTGTTTGTTATAACAAAACAACGAAACCCCGGAAAATCCGAGGTTTCTGAGTCTATAACAGTGAAACGTTTGCTTTGATTACTTTTTCCCCCACTTGGACGTACCACTGGTATCTTCCGCCCCATTGATTAAGAGCTATTCCCCTCTGAGGGGACGTTGGGGAAACGTCGCTGTCTACGTCATTGATGATATAGACTTTGTTGCCAGTTTGAACTGGGATAACTTCTATTTCTTCTGGATTATCTACGGGAATAGCTTCTCCGTTATACAGAAAAAATGTACCATTATCGTTCCAAAAGGCGAATCCTTCCTTGCCCTGATATCGTACTTTTTGCATAGCTAATAAACCTTTAATAGCGTTTACTGTTTAATTATATCATAATGTGATAAAATATACTTGTAAACACGAAACAGGTATTTACTCATGGACATTCAAGACCATCTCGCAGATTACGCCAAAGAGCTGCGAGGCAACTGGCAAAAGTTTGAGTGTTTTATCTGGCACAGGGAAAGAGACTTACTTGATCCAGAAAACTGGGCAGTCATTTATACATCTGGTCGAGACAGCGGACTTGCTACTCAAAGCAATGCAGCCGCGATCGCCAAGGCTCTGGAACCGTTCCTAGAGGATGAGCAGGAGAATATCTTTAATGAATCTCACAGTCATTGGGCTGTTGGATATCTAGATGGATACTGCATCCGCGTTCATCCTCTTGATGACAAAAAGATTCCAGTGCTAGACGAATATACTCCGGCTTTTCGGAAATATTGTGAGTTAGCACTAGCCTTGAAGAATTACCCGATCCTGGATGAAGAAGACTGGTCAAATCGTTCCTACGAAGCGACCGTTGAAAATATCAAGAATGAAGGTCGTAACCTAATCAAAGATGGAGTCGAAGAAGACTGGGCAGAAAATGTCTATTCCTGGCTTTATGAAAACGAGCAGGGTGAAATCGAGGATATCGATGACCAAGGTGCTTATCCATCGGAGGATGCGATCGCACTCGCCCTAAAGGCACTCGATATGCTTGATGAGGAATACGCAGAAGCATGACATAGAGTAAAAAAAGCCCCCATATTGGGGGCTTTTTGCTATCTGCGCGTCTTTTTAATCAAATCCCTGTTAGCTGTATAGAATCCCTGCGAGCTGGGATCGGCAAACCACTTCCCCTGTTCCTTACCGCTAGTAAGAGAGCCTCCGATCCTACTCAATGCAAGCGCCCGCACTCTATCATCATCAATTCTTCCGTATAACTCGGTCATAATGCTGCTGCGATGCATTAACCTGTCGTCGTTCTCTTTTAGGATGAGGGAAATAGCATCCACCTTCTTCATCCCGCTAAATCTAGGCAAAAAGTCAATCTCAACGTTACCGTCATCACTCATTCGGACAGTAGCGAGGGGAGTTTCTTCTCCCTCGAAATCTAGAACAATATCCTCGTCACTCTCGCCTTCGGTATTCGGCTCCTCTTCAGTTGGTACATCGAGAGGAATCGCCTGCTGCTGGTAGTGCCCGTTGCTACTGGGAGGTGCGGCGGGAGTTGCAGAAGTCAATCCAAGTTGGAGAGTGCCCTGCACTAGACCCTCCGCCTGACTCCTTAAACTCTCTGCGACTGACAGTTTCGATTCAACTTCTTCTAGCCGCTGTCTCAGCTCTTCTGCTTCTTTGCGAAGTGAGTCAGATAAATCAGAATAATAAACCTTTAATATATTCGCAGCGTCAAGTGGATTGTTTAGTATAACTTCTTGTTGCATTTCAGTGTATAAAGCTATAGTTAAATGATACTCATATGCGTAGAGATATGGCACCCGATACCGGCAGCAGAAAATATTTCGACAAAGAGCTAGGGAATAGGAAGAAGACTATTCAAGTCCAAGCCCATGACAGAGTGATCGTTTCACGGATATACGACTATATATGCGAAGGGTGCGATCGCCGCACTATCCGAGAAACCTTCTCCTTCCGATGTCCTTTGTACTGTGAGAAGTGCAGACCCCCACAGGAAATAAAAGGCAGGAGGTTGCACAACAGGAAAAAAGAAGAGCAGAAGTTGTATCGGCAACTGTCGCTGGTATAGGACAAACCCCCTCCTCAATCGAGAAGGGGGTTTTAGTTTAGGCGTCACGCCTATTCATCCCTGTCGTCGTGCCTATGTTCTTCTATCCACTTTTCTGAACAGCAGCCGATCTCTTGATACAGGTCTCCGACCAACCCTTTTACAGAAAAGCGATGTTGAAAGCCCACGTCTTTTAAGCGTGGGATGAAAACGAGCGACTGTTTAGGTTGCGAAATTTATTCCGCCAGTTCCTCCTTAATGATACAATAACTAACACAGGGAGGTGATTCTATTGTTTGGATGTCAGCAAGTTTTAATTCATACAAACAAAGATACTCAATCAATAATCGAGTATCTTTGTAGCGAGTCGAACAAAGTATTCAACTGTGCTGTGTATTATGCTCGTCAAGTATATTTCAAGGCGCACAGATATGTCACCAAAGCCGAATTAGATGATGAATTGAAGACTAATCGGCATTTTCAAGCCATGTATTCTCAGGCGGCTCAACAAACTTGTCATAGTGTCTTTGAAGGTTTTAAGTCTTTCAAAGCTCTCAACAAGTTATTTAGGCAGGGGAAGTTAGCAGAAAAGCCTAGACCTCCCAAATATCGCAAAGGTGGTTTGAATATTGTTAGCTATCCCAGGCAAGCTCTGAAATTGATAGATGGACAGATTCGTATTCCTCTGGGAACTAAAGTCAAAGCTTGGTTTGGTATTGATTCATTCACAATCCCTATGCCAAGCAATTTAGACTTTAAGGACATCCGGGAATTAAGGATACTTCCCAGAAATCAGTGTTTCTATGCTGAGTTTGTCTACAAGCTAAATGCAGTGGAGACCCACCTCGATCCTGACAGCGCCTTGGCAATCGACCCAGGTATGGATAACTGGTTAACTTGTATTTCCACAGTTGGAACCAGTTTTATCATTGATGGAAAACACGTTAAATCTTTGAATCGCTGGTACAACAAAAAGGTTTCAACGATTAAAGAAAGCAAGCCTCAAGGATTCTGGTCTAAAAAGTTAGCACATCTAACGGAGAAAAGAAACCGTCAGATGCGCGACGCTGTTAATAAGGCAGCAAAACTGGTAATCAATCACTGCATTGAGAATAATATTGGAACCATTGTTTTTGGCTGGAACCAAGGACAAAAACAAGAATCAAACCTTGGTTCCAAGAATAATCAAAAATGGGTACAGGTTCCTACGGCTCGACTCAAAGGACGAATTTCCCAATTGTGCGAACAGCATGGGATTCGATTTGTGGAAACCGAGGAATCATACACCTCCAAATGCTCGTTTGTTGATGACGATTATCTCCCGAAATATGGTGAAAAACCCACGAACTGGAAGCCGTCAGGAAAGCGAGTGAAACGCGGTTTATATAGAACTGCTCTCAATTGGTATGTGAATGCGGACTGTAACGCCGCAGGAAACATATTGAGGAAAGTAGCGACGATACTTGGATTTAATCTAAGTGGAGTTGGTAGGGTGCTTTTGACAGCACCCCAGAGAATTAAACTCTGGTCAGCTAAGAAGACGCGGAGGGACGCGGTTTTAACCCGTCCCGAAGTATCCTCTTAGAATCCCCCGTACTTCAGTCGGGGGAGTGTCAACTCATCGAGGCGAATTTTTAGTTCTGGATACTGGGCAAACACTGGATGATTGGACATTAGCTCTACAATCTCACCGAGCAAGTAGCCGCGCTCTAGGGCTTCTATGAAATGTCCGTTGTTGAGTGGTTCTCGCATACTTGTAACACCTGTGCATTTGTTTATTGTAGATACAGAAAAACCCCTTCTCGGCATGAGGAGGGGTTTTTGATTAGGCGATCGCAATCATTACTGATTCAGGATCTTCTAGGTTATCTAGGGCATCATTTACTGCTCGCTCGGCACCCATTCCAGGAAATCTATCTTCAAGCATTAACTCGATTTCGTCGAAATCAATCCCTTGTTCTTCGCAGTAGGCACGGGCTTCGTCTAGGAAAACTTCTAGCTCTGCTTCGTAATTAGCGTTGTGCGCTTTATCTGCACAGTAATCACTGCAAAATGACTCGTCCATATCGCTGCCGTAGATATCCCAGGCACGGAAAGGATCTTCTGGAAGAACTTCTCCACACTGATCGCAGTAACCTTTCTCGATATCGAGTTCTTTGGCTCGCTGCTTCAGAAAGTCTGGATCACATGATCCAAAATGCACTGTCATGCCTGTAGTATTTCCCATGCCGATGATAATCTCCTCGTCGGGGCAGTCTTTCTGCCATTGGGTTTGGATCTTAATTGCAACCTCAACAGCTTCCACCGCTGAGTTGTAGGTCTTACCCTCCCCCTCGTATTTTTCAACAAGGGCACCGGGATTAACGTAGTCATAACTCCCTTTGGAGATTTCTACTGTGTAATCGCCGTCTGGGTATTGAATCTGTCTTGTAACTGTCCACATATATTTGTTATCTGTGTTTACAATATTATTTTATCACACTATATACCGTATTAATACTAATTGCTTTTGCGAATTACTGAGGGTTGATAAATATGGCACTTTTTGAGTTACGATTAACTTGAGGCGAAGAACCGTGCTAGCAGCGAGGCGATTCGTGGCTCAGGTATTTGGGAGAACCTATCCTAGGGCAACCTCTGTTTACCGATGCTAGCGAACAAAGAAGCGGCGTAGTCCCTACAAACTGCGCCGCTCTTGTTTTGTTTAATAAAGGTTTATTACTAGAACGAACTCTCTACGGTTTCAGTGCTCCAGACGAATCGCCCGCCCCGGAACTTGAGGCTGGACTGGATAGAGACAAGCGATCGCTTCTTCTCCAAAGAATCCATTAGACCAGGAAAAATCTGCTGGCAGTAAGCGAGAGTCTTTTGCAGCTCTGTCTGCCGTTGCTCCTCCCACCCTTCCAGGAGTTTGCTGCGACCGGGGATTTTTGCCATGTCGTGGAGGGAAAGTTTATGGCGATCGCTTCCCTTGACTTCAACAGAGATATCGCTAGTCTTCCGTTGGAAGAACACCACAACTTCCCCCAGTCCATCCGCTTGAGAGTGTTCCAAGGCTTGAAGTATGAACGGCTCTAGGGCTGAAATAATATCTTTGGGTTTCGAGCTGTTACCTTTGCGGTAACCAACAAATTGAGAGCTTACGGTCATTGTCAGAATCTGTGTAGGGGGTGTTCGTCTAGATAGATTTCATCAAGGAAGGAGCCAACGTCACCATTCCAGATTGCTCCCTGGTAGGAGTAGAAGGGGAAGGTCAGCAGATGGCGATCCGGTTCGCCTTTTGGGGTGAAGTAGATTTCTGTTCTTAGAGCATTCTGGTAGTTTGTGTATTCTGACACCCGGACAAATAGCTGATCTAACCCCGCCACCCATCGCTTGATCTCCGACTCTGCGTGATAGACCCAGTATTCTGGCGCGTAGTTCGACAGTGGCTCGAAGAGATCTACAGCGATACCGAAATCTGGATGCAAGGGGTCTTCACCTTTTTTGATCAAGCACACGGAAATGATGGCATGGCTGATCGTCCGCACTCCGGACACTATGTTCATGTTCCCGTATTCGTCATAAGGAAGCCAGAGTGACCAAGCATTGCCATAAAATCCGTAGAGATTGGAGGCGGAGAGTAGGGGCATGAAAAAACCGACCAAGGGTCGGCTCTTTGATAAGGAGCTTATTTCTCAATAGTATTAAGGTTGGACAGGTGGTAATAAACCTTTATTAACAACCCACAAAAGTATGGATAATACATCCTGGTTTTTGGTTAGCATTCGAGCTACCTGGGGCGAGTACGAGCAAGTTCAACAGATTCGAGAAGAAAATAGGCGATACCCAAAATTGGCTTATTTTGAGGGAGTACTTGAATTGCAAGGCAGCCTAGCTTCATTTACGCCTGAAATTCTTTCATTTATTGATCAGCTACTAATTACACCCGATAGTCTAGTAAGTGCTATGATTACCAGTGATTCTCTGGAAGAATTTCTGGACTATGGTCAAACGAAGCAATTGCTTGATTTAACGTTACAAAACAACCTCTAAACCAAAGGTTGTTTTGTTTGATTACCTAGATGTTTTTCTCTAGATGCTTTTTGTAAACTCCTGCAACATCCTCTTCAGTTAATCCGAGAATTTCACCAATCCTTGCTATGGATTCAATTCGGTTTGAGTCTAGATAGTTTTTCTGTGCCTCCTCAATTTCTTTTGTATCCATGCCGAGAATTTCTCCAGCTTCTTTTAATCTACCAAGAGGTGTTTCAGACGTTAATTCGGCTTCGGTAATTAGGTTTATGCTATCTACCACTTTTTTGTGAAATTCTTCCATTATTTACTCGTTTTTTAGATATCAATACTACTATTTTATCCCAAAAATACATATATCAATCGAGCGATCGGTAATAAACCTTTATTAGTTGCCAAAGCAAAAGCTCCCCAACTGGGGAGCCTCTGACTAGTAATCTAGTCGGCCATCCTCAAGGAATCGCCATTGATTGGCTTCAATAGCCTCCTTGATGACTTCTTCCTTCATAGAATGCTCAATGTCTAGATACCCAAGTCTTTCAAGTTCCTTGGAGCGATCGCAGACATCTTCTTCAATACATCTGGTTAGCTTGTTCAGGGCTTCCACAACTTCTATGGGTACTGGGTAATCATTACCCTGGTCGTATTCCATCACAACCATCATTGATTTGTGGTGGTGATAGTGATTGGATTTTCCTGCGATACTGATCGAAACATCCCATTCCTCTATGATTTGGCTGAGTCCTGGTTTGTCTGGACAGATGCGAGGAAGTAATATATCCCAATCACTGATCCGACCGTAGAACGCTACTCCATCACCTTGGCAATAGCTGAGAGAAAATCGGATATCATCCGATGGATATCCCCATTCCTTTAAGTACCCTACAAACGATTCTTCTAGTCGTTCAGACGGAAAGCTCTCGTACTCCTGCTCTCGAAGAAGCGTGATCGCATTCTCCTGGGCTTTAGCAGATAGTTCCTCGAACTTGTAGACTATGTATGTTCTGGTTTCAGGCATGGTTTTGCTTGTATTGTTTACCTTATTATTTTATCACATTTAAACATGATTTACGGTATTTTAGATGTAGAAAGCGTTGGACTTCACGGCGAGGGTTTTGCTGCGGCAATTACTGTTATTAATGAGAAAGCGGAGATTCTGGATTTGGTTTATTTTGGCTGCCCGGATGAAGCGGCAGAAGGTAGTGAGAGCGATCGCACCTGGATCAAAGAACACGTAGTCCCCTTCCTCCCGGAACCTAATTGCGAATCACCAAGACAGGTTAGAGATGGCATCTGGGATTTCTACATGAGGTGGAACAAGGAGCCAGAATTTTCCCTTTGGGCAGATTGCGGGTTTCCGGTTGAGGACAGGTTTTTGTTGATGTGCGTCGAGGATGGGGGAAGCGATCGCGTTTGGGATGGCCCATATCCATTGCAGGAAATAGCAACAATACGCACTGCACTGGAATTAGATCCGACGCTGCCATATGAGCTGTCCCAGGCAGAGCAGCACAATCCGATTATCGAAACTCAGCACATCGGAGCCAAGCTTGTAAAGTGGTTAGACCAGTTGCGTCTAAGAGTTCATGAATAATAAAGGTTTATTAAAGCAGTCCAGCAAAATTAAGTTACCGTTTGACCCTCAGATTGTTACCGCTAAGTATCAGAAGCACGACGATGGTGATACGGTTATCGTGCAGGGCGGCTTTACGGCGGTAGTGAGGATTGCTCGGATAGATGCACCAGAGGTTCCTCATACGCTACAGCAGAAGGCTTTTAAATCTAAAGTTGCCCTATCTCAGTACAAGTGGGGTAAGGCTGCCAAGGATGCAATTACTAGCAAGATAGAGGAACAGGGACTCAATATTACTTTTGAGACTGTTGGGTTTGATAATCGCTACAACCGTAATCTGGCGATGGCACGATTCCATGATGGAACCGACTGGGGAACTCATCTTGTTGAGCTGGGTCTGGCAATGGTTTATGACAAATATGCTGTCCTAGGATTGGACTATGAACAGCTTAAGAATGCGGAGCGGATAGCCAAGGAAAAGAAAAAGGGGCTGTGGTCTGATCCTGATTTCGTTGCTCCTTGGGAATTTAGGAAGCTGCTGAATCTAAATGTTGTTGATTAGCAAAATGCAAAACCGCCCACCTGAGTGGTGAGCGGTTTTTAGGGGATGAATGCAAAAGCCCCCGGATATCGGGGGCTTTTATCAGTTGACTCGATACAAAAGTATCTTGTCTTTGTCCTTAGTTCCGAGTCCGAGCGCACCTAGCACCTGTCCCCAGAATTTGAAATCTATATCCGTGAGGCAGATTTCGTCAAAATCATATGGTGCGAGGAAATGTCCTCGTCCATCTGCCGCGATCGCATCCTCCACAAATTGATCCAAATCCTCAACAAGAGCTTCGATAGCATCATTTGCATCTTCGCACTTATTTTGTTGATAATTCCGGATCATTTCAATCAGATCTTCGTCATATGGCAGTTTAGAGTGTTCGATGATGAATTCGGTCTTAAAAGACCATAACGAGTCTTTTATGCACTCCGCCGCTGCTTCATCTGCTTCCTCTTCAGAAGCTGCTACAGCGTATTCACCGCCGTCGATCTCGTAAATGTCGAGACCGTAAAATGTATGACCTTGCTTTTCGATGGTTTCGATTTCCATAACACCTTGTTTCGTGTTTACATAAACTATTTTATCACACTTTAATAAAGGTTTAATAAAAAATCGCTCTCCAATATGGAGGGCGATTTTCCCATTAAGCTTCTACAGGAATGTCAATATACTCAACTTCAAACTGAGACATCGTCTCATCGAACCGTTCCTTCAATCGATCGGTTCTTGATTTCAACCACTCGATCAAATCGTCTTTGGTCTTTACCTTGGGCAGTTTTTCGTGTTCTTCCAAAAGGATGTGCTTGCAGAAAAATTTCCAGTTTTCTAGTCGTTCTTCTCGTAGAGTCCACTTTTTGTAATCCCCTAAATGGGTTTTCCGCCAACCTCTGCTCCCTTGATACCAGTACCAAGCATTTTCTAAGTAATGCATTGGTAATCCATCCTGGGAATGGAGGTGGAATTGAATTAAAGGTCTCAGTTTACGTGCTCGCTTCGCGATTAAATCGTGTTGGCACCCAAAGGCATCCTCTACCCATCGACCTCGTCCATTTTTCTGTCGATACGTGTCGGCGGTAATAGAGAAATGGGGCTGGCGATTGCCATATATGTAGTGCATTCCGTAATGCACTACCCCTTTGTATTGGTAACCATCCTCCATCCAGGGAGATAGGTTGTACTGCTTTTTCTTTTCGATACTGTTCATTGTTCAGTATTATGTGTTTACATAAACTATTTTATCACATTTTTAATAAAGGTTTATTACAGAAACTTGGATGCAAGAATTTAGGAATGCAGACCAGGATGAGACTAACAGCATCTAATAATAAAGCGATCGCCCGCGCCACAGATCCTGGAGGCATCGCAGACCGTCGCAAATTCGCCGCCCAAATGACAAGAGTTAGAAAGTATTCTGTTGAACGCTGGTACAAAGAGGGCGGCTACTGGTTCTTGTCTTGGGTAAAAGAACATTACAGAACATGGACTGGCGAACTTCTCCGTTGGGAAGATCCCTTCTCAGAAGAATTTTACTTAATATGGGGAAATCCCTGGATAGTCTCCATATATGCTGAAAAGTCAGCTCAGGTGGGATTTTCAGAAGGAGGAATAGCTTTTACCGCCTTTTGTTTAGGCGCACTCCGCGTACCTACGGCTTACGGAGTGGAGCAAGAGCGGAAACTGGGAGACATGGTTGGTCCCAGAATTCAGCCAGCGCTGGATAACATTGCACCAATTCAAAAGCTCAAGGTGGATTATAAGAAATCTGTTGGTCGCAAAGATACAGACACTAAGCAGCGGCAGATTACCGTGGGCGGGGTCTTGCTGACCTGCTTCTATGCCAGTACTAGTTCAGGGGGTAAGGGCGGAGACGGAAGAGGGCGGCAGGCGGCATCTGGACTGTCTTCTTTTACTGCCTGGGTGTTGGCTTGTTTGGATGAGATTGAACTCTGGCCGAGCGGAGCGCTGGATGTAGCTCGGCAAAGACAGGAAGCATCCCCTCTGCCAACTAAGCCACTGAGGGCTGGATCGACTCCCGGCCATGAAGGTGGCATTGTGGATACTTACTCGCGAGGGGCAAAGTATTTATTTCAGTGGGAGGTGAGGTGTCCTTGCTGCGATCGCCTCCAACACCTCGACCCCTTTGGCAATCTCCTTATCGCGGTTCCGGTAGATGAGGAGGGGAATGAGGTTGCAGAAAGCAGCGAGACAGAGTTCATCGACATCATGGGGCGTCCGCGCCGCTGGTTTCATCGCGAGCCAGAGCGTCCGATAGAGACGGCATTTGTGGGATGTCTGCATTGTGGTGGGGAACTGAGCAAGGAAGCGATCGCACAAGGTCGGTTTACCTGCATTAATTCCGGCATCTCGTTACGGGAGTTGCACGATAAGTTACTAAAGGAGCAGGTTCCGCTGTACGATGACGTGTCCCTGAGGTTGCCTAAACTCGCGACAGCAAGGTTTAGCGCACCGGAGAGAATACGCAGATTAATCCAAACGCGAAATCCCGCCGACGAAATTCAGCAGGGATTAGGTAAGCCGGTATCGATTGGTGGTGGGCGGATTAACCTGACGCGAACCTTGTGGTGTGTGGGTCGTCCCTATCCGGTTCAGGCAGCGCAATGGGAGGAATACATTGTCATCGGCGTAGACCAGGGAACGGTAGGGAACTGGGTTGTTGTTTGCAAGTTCTGGGTTCCGGATGACGGGGAGGATGACGAGGATCGATGGTATCGCGCCTTTGGGGAAGTCGTCTCGTATCAACACTTGGGGGGTGGGTTCGCGGCGATTCATAAACTGGCTCAATTGTATGAGGCAGACCTAGTAGGGATAGACAACGAACCGGAAGTGGAGAAAGCCGGCGAGTACGCCCGACAGCATCCGCCAGATTACGACAACGAGGGCTACGCCGTTCTGCTGTTCGACCAGTTAAAACTTAACGGACCCAAATACAAGCAATCTGTCAAAGATGTCCAGGGCGTCGATGTTCCGATAATTGCGTTGCACCGAACGGCTCAATTGGATGCGGTGCGCGATCGCATCCACCAGCTCCAGTATCGATTCCCCAAGGACACCATTTACGACCCCAAGGATGATGAGAATTTCTTGTACCACTTGCAGACATCTGAGCGATTAAAGACTGGGCAGTGGACGGAGCCGCAGGGGACACCAGATCACTATCACCATGCGCTGGGGTTTGCGGAGATGGCTCTGCTGTATTGGCTAGTAGAAGCACCGGAACCGATGGTGTTTGGCACGATGAAGCGAGATTAGCTTTTTAGTGATTCGGTTTTCTGGATGAGCCAATCTCTGTATTTATGCATTGTCGAGCGGTCAACAAATATTTGTCGTTGCAGATTCTCAATTTGCGAACACTGCTCTTGACCCACCAAGGGCTTGACTGTTTCTGCTAGTTCTAGGAGCTTGTCTGTGCGAGAGATTCCGTTGTCTAATGTCGCACTCAGAATCTGCACAATTTGCATTAGAGTGTCGTAGTTCTCCTCAGCAAAGTTCCTCTTGCGCTGCAAGCGGGATTCGACGGCGACAATGAGTTCATGAACCCTGAATGGCTTAGTGAGATAGTCGTCAGCTTCGGTCATTCCCTCCCGGATATCATTCTTCCCGGCTTTGGCTGACAGAAAAATGAATGGGATATTTCGAGTTTGTATAGAGTGATTGTTGATTTGATCTTTTAGCCAGAAGCCATCATGTTCCGGCATCATGATATCTGAGATTATTAGGTCGGGTATTTGTTCGCAGGCGATCGCCAACCCTTCACGAGCACTCGCTGCTTCCAGAACCGTATACTCAGCGCTTGAAAGCATTTCTGATAGATTAGCTCTTATATCATGAACATCCTCAACGATGAGGATTTTTATCTCGCTGGGCATATGAATTCTTAATGCTGTTCATGTATTTTAACAAGGATTTAATTTGAGGGGAGGGGCGATCGCCCTCTTTAATAAAGGTTTATTAGCAATTCGCAAAACAAAACCCCACCAATTCGGTGGGGTTTTAGGTTAGTCGTCGTCATCCTCTAAATAATCATCGTCATCTTCGGAACCTGACTTCCGACAGGTTATTTCATCCGGTTCTGCCGATATTCGCTCCCCGCATTCGAGGCACTCCCAGCCGACAAACGTCTCTTCTGAGAAGTCGTTCCCAACACTGGGGATTAATAAGGGTGCGACGGTAAAGCTCATTGGGCGATCGCAATGGTATTTGAGTTGATACTCAATTACCTTGTTATTGACTTTAAGGCTGCTCCAGAATCCCTCCGGGAACCGCTCCTTAATCTTCACCCAATCAGGCTCTTCATTATGAAGCTGGTTGTTTACCGCCCAAGCTCGCAATGAGACCTGGAAGCGATCATCTGCGTCAAAAGTATCTTTCCAGATGTGAGAAATACTCCAGTAGAAATCCATCGGATCTTTACCATTGTCTTCAACCCATTGTTTATATTCAGCCTCCGACTCCTTGGCTTCTTGATAAAGCTTGTTCCATAGCTTGTCCATGTCTTCATCGAGGCTTTCTGATTCAGCAGAAATGTATTCGCGCTCATCTTCAGACCATTCTTTATCGCCACATGGGTGAGATAAATACAACCCATATTCAAGTTGTCCCTTGTAGACTCGCCAAAGAAAGTAAGTCTGATATTGTTTCCAGTACCCTTCGTCCATGTAATAGACGGTGATACCTTTATCAAACACCTCCAGCTCCTGTTCCCAGAGGCCATTGGTACTAATGGCTTCTAAAGCTTCTTGACGCTCTTCGTCCGGGAAAGAGTCTAAGACTTCTAGGACGCGATCGCTCACAACCTTTGATTGATTTGACATGATACTTGTATTGAGTTTACTACACTATTGTATCACAAAATACAGTGTAACTACATTAAAGGTTTATTAGAGAAATCGCAACAACAAGACCCCACCTGGATCAGTGAGGTCTTGTTGTTTATCTGAGTTTTAACTAGCTGGCAGCCTACAGCTCATAAACCGTAGCTATCTCCCTTGCCCTATCGAACCGCCCTTTCTGTATTTCGTCATTTACACACTCTCGTAGGAGCTTTTTTGTCTCCGGTTTCAGAGAATCAGAGATTTTCCTTACCTGACCCTGGCTTGCCTGAAGATTTTGTTGGCTTGACATATGTATGATGAGGTTGTTCATTTCGGTGGACAGGGAGGGGAATCGCTCTGTTTTGGGAACGTGGGGCGATTTTCCTCCCATGAGCTTTTAACTCATTACATACTATTATACCTTGAAAACATGGATAATGGAAGTATTTTTGTGATAAAATTATATAGTAAACAAATTGATTACGATCATGTCAGAAATGATTAAGAGTTTTGCGACCATGTTACTTGCTGACGCTTTTTGGAGCGAATGGGAGGATGATGAATTTGTCATCGACCTCATAACCCAAGAAGAACGGGAAACATTCCGCCGAAGCTATGCCGGATCTGGTTGCGAGGTAGTACAAGGACTGGAATACGTAATTGAAGATCTAGAAATAGACATCAAGCCATTTCTGCCGATTAGTTTAGTACAGAAAATTGTTGACCATGTCAACAATGCATGGTCTGAAAAATATTCTGTAGAACAACTACATGAATATTGCCAAAGGGCATCCCATCGGCTGATATTAGGACAGATCGGTCATGGCGTAACTGCTACCGACGATCCGAATATTGGCGAGATGTTTGAGGAGTTGGAAATCAAAGTTCCTCATAGTATTTCTGAAGGAGCCTATGAAGAGGGATGGAGTCTTGTTCGAGAAGTTGAACAGCGCCTAGCTCATAAAGCTGGGCACCAGTGGGTGAAATGTTCAACAAGCAAGTACACCTGCCTAATACTCGTTCAGGATATAGGTAATGGAAAAGCCTGGTTCTCTGTTAAGGCTACGAGCCTTGACTCGTTCAAGTCTAGCTGGGTAACCAATATGCCGAGCATTGTTGATGTAACAGCAAGCTCTAAATGGAAGCATGAGGTTGCAGACTGGGAAATGCCCTTTGATGAGGCAATACTCAAAATGCGGACACTCGAAGAGCAGATGAAAGTCGCCGCTTTTAAAGAGCGGATCAATCGAGATCTAGAAAAAGACCAAGAAGAATTCGATTGGTTATAAATAAAACGCCCGGAAATCCGGGCGTTTTTAATGACTGTTTAGTAATTTGCAGAAAGTTGCTTGCAAAAAGCCCCCTGGTTATTAGGGGGCTTTGCTTTAGATTGGTCGCATTTCGATATTTTGTTCACAAGCGAATTCCATTTGTGCCATCGATAGTTCTACGACGGGTCGCAAATCTACGGAGGAAGCGATCGCATCTTCCATGACCTCCTGAGGGATAGACCGACGAGCTTCTTCTCGATAAAAAGCACCTGGAATATCCAAGTGCTTTGGCTTTGTGGTTGAGGGGCGATCGCGCTCCACAAGAAACAATCTTCAGGAATTGATGACTGTATCCGGCAAGACTCCGTGAGCCGCAAAGTGAGTAAGTAATGGTAGCAACTTAATCACTTGTTCTTGAGAAAGATGCATTCGCCTCGTTTTAATACCTTCAAAATCTTTGTCAATTCCTAGCCAGATAGCTGCTTCTGTTGCTAGAGAACTTTCCTGAAAGGAACACTGCGAGCCATTTAGATCCGTGAACTCGACAAACAGCCAGCCACGTTCTGTTTCCTGTAAATTCATTGGTTGTACTCAATTGTGTTTACATATATTACTTTATCACATACTGAGATAGAAAAGAGCGATCGCGCCTAATAAACCTTTATTAGAAAGCAAGCTCAGACTCATCAAACGCACACCGATCCTCAATCCGGTTAGCCACCCGTTCCAGCTGGCGACGAGCATAGTCCAGATCGGGAATGCAACGAGGGTCATCATCTGGAGGAACTAATTGGTAAATACCCTGAGCATCTGGCTCCAAGTTCAACGACTGGTTGGTTAGCCAGATGTAGAACCCGTGTTCGTCTCGGTGAACAGTCCAATCTAGTTCGGAGGTCATGACTAGGCGGTTACCCTTCACCATCACTGGTAAATCAATCACCTCTTGCTTAACATCCTTAGTACCGCACGTCTCGTCGCTCCGGCGATAAGTCTTGATGCCCTTGAAGACTACGTTATAGAACAGGGTCGAGATTGTACCACCGTGATCTGGCATCTCGCCAAACTTGGGCTTCAGTTCTCCGTCCTTCCATTCCTTGGGATAAAGTTCGAGCAGGGCTGACTCCAGGTGTTCATATAGGAGGAGAGCCTTGACAAAATTGAAGTTGCAGACTCTGGCGGGCTTACCCCGGACACCTTTCGTGAACTCCGCTTCAATCGTGAATAGTCCGAACTGGTTCGAGAGGATCTTCTGCATCTCGTACACTTCTGTTCGGCTGGAGTTGGCTCCCTTCCAGTACTTCTTAAGCTGCTTGATTACGCAGACGTGAGCCAGGGTGAAACGCTTGATTGAGTGTATGATACGATTTCCCGCTTGGGTGACCAACTGGTGGAATCCTTTGTAGTATTTGCCGCCGATCTTCATGGCAGGCTTGATGTCGGAGAATATCTTTAACTCCTTGGCGGCTCTGTACATATAAGCGTTGAGAGTACCGAGCGCTGTAAGGATCTTTCCCTTAGTCCAAGACTTGCTGCCGTTCCAGGTATTGCCGTAAGTAATAGTTGCAAATTCTATGTTTAGCGCGTCTATGTCTTGACGGCTGGGTAACTTATTTCCGAATCCCTTGATAGCAGAGGGTTTTAGCATTATAATTAAGTCAGAAATGAAATGTATGTTTAGATTTTGCCGTTGAGTTTCCAGCTCAGCGGCTATTTTTATTTTGCCATACCTAAAGGATTCTGCGTTGGCGATTCGCAAAATGCAAGAAATCTGGGAAAACAAAAATCGCTCAAAGCCTTGCTGGTCAATTGCGCGAACGTAGAAGTTATGGAGTTCTCAACCTCAATGTAGGGAGCTTAGTGCTGCGCTATCTAAAATTTCGACAAAGAGGAAGAAGATGTTGATGCTGAAATTCATGAGAAATAAGAATAGAGAATCCGGATTGGATTTGATCGAGATTGAGGAAATGCACTGGTTCTACTCAGAATGCTTCTACGTTCACAAGGCGTTTCGATATAAAATAAGTTGATTAGTTCTAGCAATTTGCGAAAGGTCGTTTGCAAACAAAAAACACCCAGTACTTCCGGGTGTTTTTTATGAGAGCTATTTTTACAGACTGAGGATGTCTTCAGGATAAGCATCTTCGATATTAATCTCAGGCTTATCTAGACCTAGTGGTAGGCGATTAAAAAAGCTGTAATATTCTTCCTCTGTGCATACTCCCCAGCCTCCTACGGTTTCCTCTGTTGGGAAATGGTAAGTTGCGTAACAAAACAGCTGCTCTCCTTGTCGTAAATCTTGAACTCTTGCTGCTCCTTGGCTTTCACCGAAGTTTTTATACAAGACCCAGCTCTCCTCGATTTCGGGAGAATAATCCCACTCCCCACTAACAAGCAAGTTGAAATTTAGCTTTGTGAAGGGTGAATTGATTTCAAGAGGCTCAGTTCTGAAACAAGCCCTCTTTGCTATCTCTAGATAGGCATAGGGAGCTGTAACCTTGTAGACCATCTCCTCTTCCTCGCTTAGACGGCACACAATGATGTCACCTGACTGAGGGGTATCGGAGAAGATAGTTTGTTTGCCTCGTTCTAGAACATAAAATGGCGTTTTCTGTGTTTTGACAAAGTAAAACATTATGCCACCTTGTATATTGTGTTTACTGTATTATTTTAGCACAATATATGTTGATAAGTTGTAGTAATTTGCAAAAAAGTCGTTTGTAAACGAAAAGCCCCCAACCATCGGGGACTTGATGGAGTGAAGAGCGATCGCACTACTTACGAATTTATTCGCGGTCTTTGGAAGATTAAAAGAAGATGACCTGCTCCTATAAAGTCTTGAGGGTCGTCGCCTTCACCAACTTCAATTGCCCACGGCAAGAACTGAGTGGAATGCAATATCCAGCCTTTGGAGGCATAGCTGTTGATGTAATCCTGAATAAAGCTGGGATTAGTTTCATCTTCATGCGCTAGGCGAGTAACAAGATACTCCATATATTGCCTTATTAATGTTTACTGTATTATTTTATTATGTTTTGAGTTAATAGACTTTAGTAATTTGCAAACAAAAAGCCCCCAGATTATCTGAGGGCTTGATGAGATGAGTGGCGATCGCACTATCTTTAGCATTTCTGAGAGGTTGTCGGCAGCCTCACTTTCTTTAGCCAGGTTGGACCAAACTGGTTCCGCACCTGTTGTAGTAGACAGCTTTTGCCTGGATGATTCCATCGATAGGACGCCACCATCCATTCGTCTAATAACTGAGACTTCCACTTGCGTCCCTTTTCCTGGGCATATAGCGCGATCGCCTCTTGCTGTTCAGGATTGAGTTTCTTGAATTGAGTATTCATCAATTTGGTTATATTGTTTACTATACTATTTTAGCATAAAACGTATTAATAGGTTTTAGTAATTTGCAAACGACCTTCTGCAAATAGGCGTGATCGCCCCTCCCAAAAATCCCCCTTAACCCCCAATTGGTAAAATTTCATCACATTGAACTGTGTCCTTTGTAGGGTCGGATCGTCCTGACCCTTTCTTTAATAAACCTTTATTATGGTTAATTCCTCAAATCCCCTTGCCCTCCAACCACACGACCTCGGCATCAAGTTCATGCCCCCAGCGAGTCAAACAGACCCACGGGTGCCAATGGCTGAGGAGTTCCAACTAGAAAGTGAAATATTCATCGAGCTTTGGCGCTCATCCCGCAGACAGGGATGGATACTCCCTCCCAAGTTCAATACAGATGGCAGGAAGCTGCTGATTCAGGACGGAAGTGCCCAGCTCAAGATCTATAAGGAAGAGCTGAAGCTAAATGCTCAGGTCACGATTCCAGCGCTAGAGAATACGAGTTCGGTAATCAAGACGGATAACTATCTCTCTCTAGTTGCCTTCTGCGCTGAAGTGGGGCAAGCCCAGGATGCAGCGCTGGGGAAGGTGAGTTTCAGATACCGCCATCCGCTGAACCAGGGAATTGAAACGATCCAGAAGGAGAACTCTAGGCGGTATAGATCGTTCTGGATGCTCGTCTTGAGTCCCTCCCTCCCAACTGCCGACACACTACTTGCGGGAATGACGACTGAGGCGAATGGAGATAGGAGACTTGCGATCGCCAACACAACCGATTCTGGATTCTCCCTTACCCCAGGCGTTCAGATTTACGCAATGGATTCGCGTCTCACGGCAGGTGTGCCATATGTGGTTGCAGTGGGGTCAATTGAGTTCCTACCTATTTGCCAGATTCGCCGATACCAGAACTACCAGGAGGATGGCTACACCTACGGGTACGGTGGGGAAGACCCTTTGGAAGTCGGGGTGAACATTGTTTCCCTAGCGCAACCTTTGAATCCCGGCGACATCATGAGTCGGGTAGAAGGTCGCATTGAAGATGTCTGTGCGGGCATTCCCGGTTCTGGCAGTTCGTACAAGCGCACAATCCTCAACCTCGTGGCCGGTCAGGTTGCGGGGAATCCTGGTAAAGCGGGACAGTCGGCTAGTGCGCCTAATGGCTCTGTTTGCCTAGCGAATGATCAGCGCGTGACGTTTAGTAATCAGGCGATCGCACAGCCCTATGCAGTCACAGTTGTCACAGCCAGTAACGGTGGAGTTGGAACGGGTGGGAGATCTAGGGCACTTTTGGGAGTCGGACTGAATACCAATGCGCCGATGGGGTCGGTCTTTAGTGATGTCCGGGAAGATCATAAGATTTATACCGCTAATGGGCAGGAGCAATCCTCACAGGGTACATTCTCCAATCTGGGTGGCAGCGGCTCTCTTCAGTGGCTGGCTAGTGAGAACTCGACTATCTTGCCGGGTACGGTCGCATACTTCGTGCCATCTGTCCGCTATCCTGCCGGTTCTGGCCTGAACCTACCTTTTGCGAAATGCGAGAAGGCTTGGCGCGATGGGGCTGCGATCGCCCCTGAAAATATCCGTCAGGGATTTGAGGGGGATCTTGACGACTACCAAGACCCGGTCAATAACGAGTCCTTCATTGTCATTGTGGGCAGTGAGCGGGCGGCTATTCACTATATCTATAAGAAGATTATTATCACTACGGATGGGGATGGGACGGCTGTCATCCCACCCCAGGAGCGCGGATGCTTTGCCTTCATCCAGGGTTACCCCGGACGAGTCAATGCGCCGGTTCAGCGGGGACTTAAGAGGAATACTGCGTACCAGGCGCTGATTTACTATCCACCAAGATCAACCGAGGCGTGGCAGTTCCAATTCGTCTACTGCGAGTATCAAGGAACTGGATTGAAGGAGCCGGATTGGTTAGATGGGGCAGAGATAGTTTCTCCTGCTCAGTTTTTTGCCCATACTCAGGGTGGTGGTTTATCGGTGCATCGGACAGGTGCTCAGACTCGTTATAGTGCGATCGCCTTCCACCTCCCCTCCGTTACCAATTCCCTAGTGCCCAGTTACCAGTTCGATGCTCCCATCCAGCTAGCGGGGGAACCTTACTTAGGGCCGGACACGAATCGCAAGCTTCCTTTACTTCCTGGATTTGGACTAGCGCTGCCCACACCGGGACAGGTGATTCGGGTGGAGAAGAATGCGGGGGTTCAGGCGCGATCGCTCAACGCCTCACTATTAATCAACAAGCAACTGGTGGGATTCCGCACACCAGTACTGCAAAGCAAATCCCCCTTCCAAGCAGCTGTTTACTTTGCTGTTAAGAAGGGGGATGAGTTGAGGTTGATTGTTCTTACTTATAACTCGCCGGGGACGGAGAGCGTTAGCGTGGTGGCGGATTCTAGGTCTGGGTGTGCGATCGATCTATTCCGTCTTTAATAAAGGTTTATTAAAAAAGCCGCCCCAGTCATGAGACGGCTTTGCTGTTAGTAAAATTTTTCTCTCAGGGCGCTGAACATTTCATGTTGAACCCACATCTTTAGTTGGTTCAGTTCTTCTGGCTCTAGTTGAAATTCAGAGCCGCAACCCTTGTTTAAGGCTTGGACTCCCTGTAGAGAGGCTTGCTCGCAGATTGCTTCGATTCTGGGAAGTTTTTCTTGCCAGATGCGATTACGCTCTTCCTTGCTTTTATTCTTTTCTTGTTGCTGGCGATCGCGTTCTTCAATCTCTTCCTGTATTCCAGGAATCAATTCTACTGGGACGAGTCTATGAAAAATGTGCTTTTCTAGGTATCCCAGTTCATACCCTCTCCGATTAAATACGAGTCCATTTTCTAAAGTTATCTGTCCTCTTTTAGGAGATATTCCTTTTATCCAAGAACAAAAAGCCTTTCTGTCTGGATAGTTTAAGCCTGCTCCCGCAACTACGCCAATCTCGTCTCCGACCAGTAATTTGTTGGTTTCCACTTTGTTTGAAGTATGTTTACATAGTTATTATACCGTATTTGTGATAAAATAATATATGTAAACTACAAAACACATCTATGACTACCTACAGATGGTCAAGTGCCCAAGAATGGTTAGAAGAGAAGCTGGAGAAGCTCGCTGAAGCTGGAGACATAAAGGAGTTAGCTGGAATAGCTAATGCCCTGATGTATAAGGTAGAAGGTGATGATATTCAGGATATCTTCCAGTCCGAAATGGAAGAAGATGGATACTTTAAGCCGGATGATGAGGAAGCGGAGCAAGAGTTCCGCGATCGCATCGAAAATTGGCTAGAAGAGCAGTCAGATTATAAATTTTTCCCTAGCGAGGATCAGGAAAATCCTGATTACGACAAGCTTGATGAATACCTCTGTTACGAACGCGGAGACAGTTTTAAAAATCTTTATGAATCTCATGATGGCGATGCTGACGAGGCGATTCGCTGGCTCTCTTGAGTTAATAGCCTGCCCAATTGGGTGGGCTTCTTTAATGAGAATTTAATACTACAATGTGATACAATATTATATGTAAACTTAAGACGGTTACAAATGGCAAAGAAAAAGAAGAAGCCAAATCTCAACAGGAAGGGTTCTATCTTCACTTCCGGACAGGAAGTGCGATCGCATGAACCTAATAATTCCTACCATACCTGTTTAGGGATTCGACCAGCGGGTCCAGCAAGTCGTCCAATTTATCGATGCTTGGAAAGACTTCAGCCTCAACTAGGAATACTGGAACCTCGATGTCCGGATTGTTATCGAAGACAGATTGAGTACAACAAGTCTCATGGTCTTTAACAAAAAAGCCTGCCCAACTGGGTGGGCTTTTTGTTAAACCTTTAATATTAATATGTGATATAATAGTATACGTAAACACAAATTACAAAATAAATGAAATACGTTCAAGCATTAAAGCAAAACTACTCTGACGTAGTCGTTCCTGATAACGATATCTGGAACGTGCCAGATGAAGACCAACCGTTTGAGATCGAACATGGGAGATTTCCTTTTGCCAGCATCATTAAGCTTAGGGGTCTGGCTATGACTCCAGGTGGAAAGATATTCGGTATGCGATCGCTCACCGATATGAGAGAAGACGGATATGTAATGAGAGGTCGTGTTTCAATTGAAGGCAAGAAATATCCAGCTTTTACTACTGATCGGATATTTTGTAACTCCAGCGGTAAATTAATCAACGTTGCAATACTATATGTTTGCAATATTGATCCTACTAATGCTGAACCACCGCGACTAGATTGAACTGGAAACCTGCTCACCTGGGCGGGTTTTTTAATAAACCTTTAATAGCAAATATGTGATAAAATATTATATGTAAACACAATTCGCGTAAGTCATGAAAAAGCTAACCAAAGAGCAGTTCGATCAAAAATGGCAGCATATCAACTCCATAAATGAAGCTGCCAAGCTTGTCGAAGAAGCGATAGATGCTTACAAGGCTCAAGCCCAAATGTATTGGGATGAAGTTGAAGAGGCGGTTGCTAAATATAATGAGGCGATCTCTCAAGCCTCAGAATTCAAAGATGAAGTCTGTTCAGAAGCTCAAGAATACTACGATGAGCGATCTGAAAAATGGCAAGAATCCGAGAAAGGGAAATCATACCAAGAGTGGATCGACGAGTGGGAGTCCTGTTTGGATGAAATAGAGGTAGAGCAACCTGAGGAACTAGAAGTTCCGGATATGGAAGCTCCGGATATTCTGGAGAATCTACCTGACGAACCAAATAGTTGAATCAAAAGCCCCCTAGGGCTTTTTTTTAATAAACCTTTATTAGATTGCAATCCTCCTGGCACATTTTAGCTAAATGCTAAAATGACCAGAAAATCAGTAATATTCACCCCGCGAAGCCGCCGTGTCCAAAAGATACGGCGGCTTCGCTTTTTGCATTTAGAGAAAGATCTATGGCTTTAATTGAAGCTGCTCTACGTACACCGAAGGAACCATTGCAGATTCCCTATCCGCGTAATTTCAACGGGGAGAAGAGCGGGAGGGAGACTGACGCAGAATTCCATATCTCTTGTGAGCCTCGCTACCTAACCCGTGAAGAGCTTGAGATTGCCGAGCAGTTCTGCCAGAAGCTGCCCTACTCGCAGGCTGTTGTGAAGACGGGCGCAGTGATGATCGGGGACGATGTCCTGCTGGACAAAGACCATGACTATCTGGACGAGATCGAGAAAGCCCAAAGTCTCCCTTCTACTCGCTACCTAGATGGCACATCCGAGCGCTCCGTTCCTGAGCGGGTGCTGATTATCCGTGAGTGGGGCTATTTCGGGAATGGTTCCAAGGTTTTGGATTCTAAGTCTGCCGAGAAGGCTGAGAAGAAGTAGTTAACTATTTAGGAGAAATTTGTAGTGGCAGTAATTCGTAGATTTGGATCTAAGCCGGGTGGTCCAGGTATTGTCGTTCATGAGCGGTCTGGGATTAATCAGTTACCCGACCCCTCCTACGGCAGCACCTTTATGCTGGGGATTCTAAAGCGCGGACCAATGGGCGTCGTGGTGCCCGTCCGCAGCAAGCGGCAATATCAACTAATCTTTGGAGATCCGTCTTCAGACTCCTGGCACCTATTTGGAGATAGCTCCCACTTATGCCCAGATGCTGTTGACGGTTTTTTCTCTACTGGTGGCGGCGCTGGGGTACTGATGCTTTGCCGACCAGAGCTAGACAAGACTGCCAAGCCAGCAACTAAGACGTTTCGGGGGCGTAATGGCGCTGAAGTCTTAAGAGTCAAGGCCGCTAATGAAGGTCGCTGGGGCGGATACGCTGCCAATATCAAGGCTTCCCCTATCGTTTACGCAACCAGTAGAACCTTTACCCTTGTAACCCCTGGTGTTGAACGGAATCAGATGCGGGGCGGTACGGTGCGTTTTTCTAATTTAGGGAACCGCTCCTACTCTATTGTTAGTAACAGTAAGGCAGACCCCAATTCGGGGGAGACCGTCTATACAGTCGGGGCCCAGTATGACCTTGTGCGGGAGCGAGTGTCGGGTCCTGTTGCTCTAACCGGGCGCTCTACTTATTCCCCTTATGCTCAGATTGCCGGAACGATCGCATTCCCCTTGTACCGCCCTGTCACTGGTACTGCCACGATCAACGAGCGAGTTGTTACCGGAGTTGGCACGGCATTCTCTGCTGAACTGATGGTCGGTTCCAATCTCTACTACAACGGCGAAGCCCGGAGTATTGAGAGCATCACCTCAGATACAACCCTTACTGTTGCCGAACCCTTCTCCGTACCATCAGCGGATGGCGTGACACTAGAGCAGGACAACCTTGTAGTTACTGGAACCAATACTCAGTTCACCGCCGAGTTGGCTGCGGGCATGGAGTTGTTCGTTAACTTCAATGGTACGAGACAAGGTCGGAGAATTGCAGCTGTCTCTTCCCCCACTCAGTTAACTCTCACCTCTGGGTTTACAGATGAAGTTACCCCCGGCACTCAGGCGAGTCGTAAAAATATGACTTTAACTGGTACGGGTACTGCCTTCTTGACTGAAATTCGACCAGGGCAATTCATCGTAGATCCCAACCGAGCTGGTTCTACCGTAAAGGTTACTGAGGTCATCTCGAATACCGAACTGCGAATTGAGGCTCCATTCCTAGGTAACTTCGCCGACGCCCAGCTTACTCGTCAGCCATACCTGGCGACGATAGAACTCGTGCCCGGTCGCAACGAAGGATTGGCAATTGAAATTTCCCAAGGACTAAAAAGACCCGAAACTAATTTCACTCTGACAGTCTACTTTAATGGGTCTCAAGTCCTGCAAGTTCCTGACTGCTCACTAGATCCAAACGACCCGGATTTCGTTGACACTAAGGTCAGTAACGCCAATATCGCTCACGCGACTGGAACTCGGAACTATACCCAGTGGATTGAAGCAGAATCGCTTTGGTCAAGCAGTTATACCACCTCTGAACAGAACGACGTGCGTCCCTGTAACGGTGCTGGTGAAATCCTGCATCTGACCAGCAATGCCATGTATACTGTCGAGGATCTGGAATGGGACAAGATTGTTGGGCAACGGATTTATCCAAATCCCTACGAGTACTACCGGGATTTCTATACGATCCAGAATGCGATCGCTCCTCTCACCCTTCAAGGCACCCTTTCTTCAGCTGGCGTTAACGTAACCGGAACTTCTACTCAGTTCCGAGATCAAGTTAAGTCCGGGCAGTACCTCTATGATCCAGCTAGCAATACAGTTCGCAAAGTGCGCTCGGTTATGAGTGACACTCGCCTAACACTGGAAACTCCCTTCCCGGTTGACATGGTTGCTGGGACTAAGAGTAAGATTGCTGGTTCTATTAGTGTTGGCGATCGCTATGATCTTCAGCTATCAACAGGTATTGGCACTCGCTTCCTGGTTGTCTTCCCACAATATTTGGAGGGCGGGTATGACGGCGACACGGGCACACTGATGCCCCATTACTTCACGCAGTATCTCGATATTGACTACAACTTCATCGAGAAGTACACGTTGAATCGCAACCTGGGGTTAGTGAAGATTGCTGTACCTGGAATTAGTGATGAAACGGTGCAGAAGACCGGGATCTACTACGCACAGGAGCAAGCTTACGAGTTCCGGGCGGAAATTCCTAGCTACATTACCAGTGCATCAGTCGCAGAGTCGTTTGTAATCAATCGCCTGGGTAGGAATGATTTCCAAGCCGTAGCCTTTCCTAGTTATGCAACCATCTCATCCCCTCTTGGTGCGGGTGAACGCTTTGTTCCCATTACAGGGGAAATACTTGGGGGAGAAGCAGAACGGGCAGTTACATACTCTGGATACCATCATCCATTCGCTGGTATGCAGGCAATTATGCCCCGGATTTTGAAGCTCCCCGTTGCCCTGGACATGGATGACGAAGCTATCTTAAACCTTGCGGGAATACAGCCCATCAAGATAATGGATGGGAATGCGATTGTCTTTGGTGCTCGCGTACCTGCACTTAGCGGCATTTACGACTTCAAGCATATCCGCGAGATTCAGTCCAATTACGTCCGGGTATTTCTAGAAGCTCGGAACTTGTTAGAGATGCTGTTCCAGCCGAACCAGCCGGGGGTGCTTAATGAGGCGATCCTCTTGCTGAACGAGTTTGCTCGTAATGAGTACCGTAAAGGAACCATTACTCAATATCTGAGCTTCCAACAGGCGATAAACATTTCTTCGGAAATTCGCTCGGATACTGTCATTGCCGGAACTGACTCTAAGAGTTCCTTGATAGCAATCATTAACGGCAAGCTCAATATCATCTTTAATTACACCCCGACCGGAATTGTAGAGGTGCTGAATATCACTGTTGGTCCAGACCTTTTGGTCGAGTCCTATGGTGCATCACTTGCTAGTGCTGCTTAATTAACGCCCGCTAATAAAGGTTTATTAGCGGGCACTGTCACCTTAAGAGGAAACCAATGCCGATCCAATTAAACAAAGCCGTCTTAGAGCAGAATATTTTCACCAAGGCTAATCAGACTCTAACGATTACTGGTCTTGGTAAGATGCTCATTCTAAGTAGAGATGCCATTACATTGGAAATGCCGACGATAGAACTCGCAGACAAGACCAATGTTCCGGGGGGACGTAACAACCCTGGTGAATTCAATTGCGTAGTCCAATTAGCGCATGATGATATGCGTAGGAAGATGATTAGCTGGTATCACCAGTGTCTTAACTACGGCAATGGTGTTAATGCCAACTACAAGAAGCCAGCATTACTGACGTTTAACCGCCACTTCCAAGGAGCGCCGGATGCCCAATTTGGCAACGGCAGTTCTGCGAGAAATCCTTTAAATATAACCATCCTGGGAACTTGGCCTAAGAGTTGCGAGATTCCTGAGTACTCAATGAGTGATGGTGATGACGGGGATGCAGACTGTCAGTTGACCCTGAATATTAGCTATGACGACATTGAGTTTGAGGCCAATGAAGTTAATGGTCTTGGTGCGCTTACTGGTTATAGAAATACTGGTGGGGCGAATACCAATCTTCTAGGACTCTAGATTACAGACTGAGTACAAAAAAACCGCTCCTGATGGGGCGGTTTTTGCATTTCGCAAGACATTGGTAATGGGTGGTCGCCGTCCAATAAACCTTTATTAAAAATTGCCCGCTTCCTGCAACCTCCATGCCAACTTAGTGTTGCGCTCTTGCAACTTCTGCGATTTAACTGCAATTTGCAAGGGTCTTTCCTCTCCGACCACTACCAAGAGCTTTTTAGCGCGAGTGGCTCCTGTGTAGATGAGATTTCGCTGAAGCATCATGTACTGGCTCATCGACACAGGCATGACAACTACTGGAAATTCTGCACCCTGTGAGCGATGAATACTGATACTGAACGCGAGCATCAAGTCTCCAAGCTCTGAGAAATTATAGGCAAGGAACCGACCTTCTGGATTGTCCAAGTCAGGGAACCAGATGATTACTTCCTTTTCCTGCTTATCGATCCGGATTATCTTACCGATATCCCCGTTGTACACGAGCTTGTTGTAGTTATTCTGGGTTTGGATGACGCGATCGCCCTCCCTAAATCCACCAACTTCCTCCTTGGCGTCATCAACCGGATTCCAGGTCAACTGTATCATTTTATTCAGCTCAACGTTCCCTACATCCCCTTTGTTCATGGCGGAGAGGCATTGGATATCATCTTGTTTCCAGCCGAGTTGAGGGAGTTTATCGGCAATTAACCATTTAATAGCACTGATGATCTGACCTTGAGCGCACTTTATCCACAGTGCGTCTGTCCTGGGGATTGCAGTATCTTTGGTAATAATTTCTAGCTCCGGTAACCGCCCTTCATTGATTGCCGATGAAGCCTGAATAATCCTGCTGGTTGCTACTTGGCGGAAGATTTCAGTTAGTCTAACTACAGGAAGTTCCCCTGAAATAATTAAGTCCTTCAAGACATTACCAGCCCCAATAGAAGGTAGCTGATCCACGTCACCCACAAATGCTACTACAGCATGGTCGGGGATTGCCTGGAATAGGCTATTTGCTAGCTTGAGATCCATCATTGAAGATTCATCTATCAGGAATGCATCTCCGCTGACCGGATTCTCTCTGTTATGAGCAAACCCTCCGCTCCCGTTCCAGCCGAGTAGTCTGTGGATTGTGCTGGCGTCTCTTAACCCGGTTGCCTCTCGGATTCGTTGGGCTGCCCGTCCGGTGGGCGCGATCGCAATCACTCTCCGTCTTTGTTTATGCCAGAACTCAATCACAGCCTTAGAAATTGTGCTTTTCCCAGTACCGGGTCCGCCACTGATTATCGTTACCCCATTACTAGCGGCTGTTGCTACGGCTGCTCTTTGTTGCGGCGCTAACTCTATCTCATTATTGAGTTCGTAGTCCCATAACCACTCATTGATGTCTATATTAGACTGCATACGACCGCTCAGACTTTTTATCCGCTCTGTTAGCTCCTGCTCGGCTCGGTAGAACGAATTGAGGAAGATGTTGCCATTCTCTTCTACCAGGCGGCGGGATAAACCAGTTTTTGAGTCCTTAAGTTCCTCAATCTCCTGCGCAACGGTTTCTGGGACTGGTTTGAAACCGGGAAGTGCGATCGCCTCACACGTCATGCAGATCAATTCATTGCGGGGCAGATAGCAGTGACCGTGCATATTAGCTACGCCTTTCATCACATACAGGATTGCTGCCTGTATCCGGACTGAGGAATTTAGACCTATGTTTAATCCCCTGGCTACTTCGTCCGAACGCTTAAACCCAAACCCCTGGACTTCATCTGCCAGGATGTAGGGATTTTCCTGAATAGTTCTAATTGCAGCCTTTCCATATTTCTTGAAAAGTTTGGCAGCATATCCAGCTGATACCTTTAACTCGTGCAGGAATGCGATCAAGTCGCTCATCCCTTGGCTAGCGTGGAACGACTCTACTATATTGGGCAGATTGCTCTCGGTAATTCCCCGGAAGTTGAGCAGTTCCTCAGGGTCTTCTTCCAGGATCTGGAAGATTCTTTCTCCATATTCCTCTGTTAGCAACTTGGCAGTTTTGGGTCCAATCCCTTTTAAAACCTGGAGGAACGCAATGATGCCCTCAGTCGAAGTCGGCTGAGGGCAAGAGTAAGAAGTGAACTTGAATTGTGTTCCAAACTTTGGGTGTGTTGTCCAGTATCCCGCTAGCTCTACCTCCGCTCCTTCACGGGCGTCGGGCATTGTTCCAGCAGCTGTGACCACTTCAAAACTACTGGTTTGAAGTCGGATAACGGCAAATCCAGTCTCTTCGGATAGGTATGATACTGAGGCGATCGCGCCCTTCAGTATTTCCAGTTGTTGTTCCACGAGCATATTTCTTTCCTTTAATTAAGAGCGTGGGTCAATTATCTGTTCGTAACCATGTCCATCGGCATCGTATTCCAGCGCGATCGCCTGATTCTCCTTAACCCATTCCATAAAGGTAGATGGGGATTGGTAGGTTGCTAGAGACTTTTCTAATTCCTTGCAACCGCGATCGCTCAGTGATGCATAACTGCCATACTCCTGGCGTATCTTGCTATTGACAAGCTCTACGTAATATTCGATAGCTGTTTCCTTGATTGCGCAAGCTTGTTCTTCCAAGAAGAACACAGCACCTGGATCTGGGTGATTGTTGGGAGTTTCTCCCTTTTGGAAGCTGATAACCTGTGCATTGAACCAGCCGACGCATCGCACAAGGTCGTGGAACAGTTCCACTGGGACGGTCATCATTTCGTCGTTGTCCATTAATTTCCCTAATAAAGGTTTATTAGCCGATTTAGCAAAATGCAAAAACACAGCGGTAGAATTATCTACCGCTGTGTGTCTTTAAGTTAGCCTTTTCCAGAGTTGAGCTGTGAACCCTTCCTCTGCCTCATCTGGGAACTTCTCTGCCATTTGAGCGATCGCGTGTCCCCATGAAGCGGCTCGGATGTAATACCCCTGCCGAGCAGAAAGGTCATCATGTCCAACAGTGCCGCGTGTATATCCGTAATTAATGGTACAGCGGTACTCGTCACCCATATTGTTGACGTTTCTTGGCATCGGATTTGCCTCCTCGAAGGCGATAATAGCGGCGTCAGCATCCTTGATCCGTTTTTTCAAGTCTGCGGAGATGCCGTGCATTCCTTGAGCATCTATTTGCCTTGCCATGTCCTCTGCTAGCTTTGTAAATTCTTTAGCCCAGTAGAGAACTGCCTTGACGTATCTCATAAAATAGTTCTATGTGTTTACTTTTATATTTTATCACAAGTATGATATAATTTGACAGTAAACACAATTAAGTAATCAAAAATGTTGAGTAACTGCGAAGACTGTAAATACTTCAGCAAAGATGGCTGTGCTATCAATCCTGTTCACTGGAATGTCTGGGATTTGATCCAACCAAAACGTCCCAAACTCCTTAATGACGAAACTAGGGACGCGATCACATCCAATGCCCAGTCATGTCAACACTTTCAAGTAGCAGAGGATTTACAGATAGTCCATGCCCGAATTGGACTTCCTCTCCGAACCTGGAGACAAATTGCCGAAATGGAAGATGTCGATCATGGCTACACGCTACTGATTGAATCCGCGCAGCAAGTCATTTACACATGCGGCTCACAAAGAAACTCTGAACCTGATTACGGGTCTGAGTTCAGAGATGTTGTGGGTGAATTAGAAGACGGTCTTAAAGATATTCCCTGGTGGAATTCTTAGTAAATTGCATAAAAAGCGGTAGAGAAATCTGCCGCTTTTTATTTAGATAATCTATTTAGGGAGTGGAAGTATGAGCAGATTATCTCAATGGTGGAATATTCCAAACGGAATGCAGCGCAAGAGGATGGAAGCCTTGCAGGCTAATCGGGTTCGCTCCTATGAGCGTATTGCTATTTCTCGACAAGAATACAATGAGGCTTGTTCCAATCCACACAAAAAGAATGAATGGGTTGAAGCTGGTAAAGAGCTTATGGCTCAATATCCACAATTGATTGAACTCAAGATTGATGTGTGGGGCGGAGCTTCGGTTCTCTGTGTCCTAAAACGAACTGAGGATGGTGTGCAAGTTCGGGATAGATGATGTTTAGCAAATTGCAACAAAACAGCGGTAGAACAATCTACCGCTGTTTTGTTTTGGATAATAAACCTTTATTATTCTGCAAACTTGTCGCGAACATAGTTCCAGCCCCGCATGACCATATCCTCTTACTCATGAGGTGGTGGTGCGGATGGGTCTTGGGCGATCGCAATCCCTTCCAGGAATTGCCTAATGCGGGAATCTATATCATCTAGAAAGATTTGCCCTTTGTCGCCAACACCTATCTGTAACCAGACTTCATAAACGACGTTGAGGCTTTCTACTAATCCCACTTCAATTCTATGCCAGTCGTGATTTGTGGACAGATATCTGAGATGGCGATATCTGTTTCTTCTTCGCCTGGAAGCTGTCCACATCCTGCGGGTAAACTCCAACCAAATTTCGACATATACTTCAACTAGTTTTTTGTGCTATTTATTTTATCACAAAAATGATATACTTGATAAGTAAACATATTGGATGACCCAATGCAGTTCAAAGATTTAAAGATTGGCGATCGCTTCACCATTCCCGTCTACAAGCAGCACCCATCTAACCAAGAAGGGCAGTATGCAATCAAATTGTCGGAAATGGTACACGAAGTCCGGTCTGGAAACGAAAATCCAAGACTTATTAAGGAGTCGCATGGGCATGGAACTATTTCTACTCCTACCTGGATTGATCCAGATATTGAGGTTGAGAAGTTACCTGATATGAAAGGTAGCTTTGGGGAAAACAATTCGATTCCAGTTATTGGTCAATTAGTTTGGTTTAAAGACGAGCATATTGGCAGCAGTGCCTCCCCCGTAATGTATGAAAATGTCAGAGAGGGCATAGTCTACAGGGTATTTCAGAACTTTTGTGATATTCGCGAAAGTGATGGCAGCACAACTTCTCAAAATATCTATGGTGTATATGATCACAAGCCAAGAATTGAAACCCAGATGGTTGAAGAATTCTTCGGCAGTTACGAAAAAACGGTTCTGATTTAGAGATCGGTAATCATGTTTTGATGAAATTGCATACAAAAAAAGGCGGCAGATTTCTCTGCCGCCTTTTTTTGTATTAAGAATACCGAATTGTCATCAGTATTTCCGCAAGATTGTAGTAGCACGATTGAATGTCGTCTGTACTACCCCCTTCTATGTAAAACTGGGCACAATATTTCCAGTCTTTTTGAGGCGTTGTCGCTAGTAAATTAGCGAGTCCCTCTAGAGTGTCAGGGTCTGTTGCTCCCTTATCTCTGATAGTTAGACATAAGGCTTGGGTTTTTTTACAAAACAATTCTTCTAGCTTGGACATAGTAAGGGAATCTGTTAGCCCTAAAGCATCCCAATCTATGATAAGAGAACTTTCTGGCATATAGCTGGGATGAAGATTAAATTCCAGAGGTAAAGGGTTATGTATTTCTCCTTTTTCGTTCTTCATGAACATACTATAAAGCGGTTCCTCTGTTGATATGCCTTGTCGCTTTGCTCTTGAGATATCATTCCAAGTAATATCTTCATAAGCCCATCCCCTGATATAACAGTAGGGGAATGTTACTAGTATGGGATAAATATGTCTTTGTTCGACATCGTGATTAGGGCGTGACTTCTCGATAAATTCTTTAAATTCTGTAAAGAATGGACGGAAGCCATAAACCTCTGTGTTGCCTTTTTCTTGAAACATATTGTTCACAATTTAGTTTACTTAATTATTTTATCACAATTATGGTAAAATAATAATACACGACACAAAGGTGTATTATGCAAAAAAGTGACATAAGTATCAAATGGATGAACAATCGATTTGGTCACAGAAAAGTTGTTTGTCCCGGAATCGATTTAAGATATACGGTGATGTTCTTCCCTCGCGTGTGGTTCCATAACCCACACGCTTCAAGAACACTGGAGCGATGGCGAACCACACCAACCTTTTCGGATTAATTTTGAAAATAGCAATGCTTGCAAAACAGCGGTAGAGAGATCTGCCGCTGTTTTGTTTTGGATAATAAACTTTTATTAAAGGGCGATCGCCTCCATCGTAAACCCAGCCACCAATTCATCCGGGAATAGTGCCTGCATCCGAGTGATCGCCTCTTCACCCGATACCACATTAAAGTAGTATCCCTGTCGAGTTGCCAAGCTCCAGTCCGCAGAGTACCAAGCGTTGCGGGTACACCGGAACCAGGATATCGATTGCAGTTGAACAATTTCTTGCTGCTGACTGACTATTGCAGCGCCCTGCCGGATGAGTTCTTCTCCTTGGCGAGCGATCGCATCATCTGCTGCATCTAGCTGCTCTCCCCGTCTACCAACCAAATTACCTAGTTCATCAAAAGCGCTTCGGAATTGGTACAGGTAATCCTTGATATAGATACCCTCGATAAACACCCCATCCGGCGATACACTAATGGCATCATTTAGTCCAGCTGCACCAAGAGAAATGGCATCACCAGACGCATTGATGTAAGACTTGGTGATGCCGCGATTATCCTTATTAGCAATTGTAATTCCCTCATCTGGGTCGAGAAACATACCCACTAGATTCTTGCCATCTTGTAGTACCTTGAGCGCCATTGGTAATTGAGATAAGAATCCTCCACCGGCCGCGCCAAATCCAAAACCGCCCCAAGGACTGGTTGCTCCCACGCCTCCCATTCCTGCGAATACCTTGCTAATGCCTCCGGGTGCAAGGAGCTGGCTCACGGTTTTTTGAACCTCTAGAGCTGCTCCTACTCCGGTAGAATCGGCATAAATCTTGGCTGCTTGTTCGGTAAGTTTTAATAGCCCACCTCCGGATTTACCGGGAGTGGAAGCGATCGCTTTCTGAGCTTGATGGAACCCCTGCTCTAACAATGGGCGGAGTTTTTCTGTTAGGGGCTTGATTAACTGCTCCAAGCTATCCTTCAAATCCAATTCATCCGGCAGTTCTAAGGGCGACTTTGTTTTTGCATCTTGCAAAGAGTCACCCACTTGTAATCGGGACAAAAAGTCCTGGATCTTGGGGACTTCTTGAATCAGGGGTTGAGCTTTCGTGAATGTCGCTAGGGTGGTTGAAATTTGGGACTGCTGGATGTTGGCGACTAGAGAGGGGAGATCTTTGGTGGTGATCGCATCCTTCATCAATTCCGGCGTTACCGGGAGTCCACTGGGAATAAACTCCATCGCTGCTGTTGTTCGGTCTTTTAGAAATGAGTCAGCATCGAATTCGCCCAGTGTGAATGTGGGAGTTATCCCCAGTCCTGTGGGTTTCGCTATATCTTGGAGAACCGAGGGGAGTGCGTCAAGGGTGTCTTGGTCGATTATCTTCCCGGTAAGCGTATTGAATTTGTCCAGGACTGAATGCGCTTCGTTGATAACGGATTGTAGAGGCCCGATGCTTTTATGTAGCCCCATCTCCACCAAGTTCTCAATGGCTTCCATTCCTTCAGGGGCAAGTCGGGATAATAAACCTTTAATAAGATTGTCTGGGTTATAGCCGAGTCCTTTAACTAGGGGAGCAGCTTGGTCGATTGCTCCATGTAAGTCTTTGGGGAGTACTTCTTTGAGTTTCCCCAGTAGCTGGTCTGAACTGAATCCTCCGTTGACCACGCCCTCGATCTTGCGGGCGAGGTTGCCGATGTCGTTTCCTAGGACTTTGTCGAGTTGGGGGGCGATCGCATCCGCCAACTGTTTAGTATCCAGTGAGTTGAGTTGCTGAAGGGCATTGAGTCCTTGGTCGAACGTCTTACCGAGTGTTCCCTGAATTTGAGTTAGCAGTCCTTGGGCGTCTCCCATGACGTGGGACAGGGGGTTGCCTGGGATGTTCTTGAGTACGCCATCCAGTTGTTCCAGCAGCTTGGAGGTGGAAGAGAGTTTGCCAAAGATATTTTTCTGTAGGTCTTTGACGTTGGACGCGATGCCTCCCAGTGGGCCGGTGAGGTTGACTTCCTTGTTTTGGAGCTTGAGCGCGGCGTTATTAGCATTTTGCAAAACTAGTTCACCGTTATCCAGCAATTGGGAGAATGCTCCGGCTGCGTTCTTTTGGCTGATTTCCCCGTTTGGTGTCTGGCTGAAGCTTGATAAGGGGGTTTCTAGAATTACGTTGCCATCAAACGAGAGAGTGTTCCTGGCTCCGCCCTTGGTTTGTTCGATAATACTGCCTTCCTTGGTTTCGGTTCTGGCAATTCCAGTGGCTTCTACATAGCGCATCTTGCTGGAATTGAACTCGTCGGATACTTCGATGGTTCCCTCGCGGGTTGCAAAGCCGTAGAGTCCCTTATTAATGTCGTGTTCCGGCGAAGGGGGGTCGATTTTGTTGTACAGGCAGCCGATGCAGATCCAGTTGTTGGGGCGTCCCATTACTGGGATTAGGAATACCAGTGTCCCTTCTTGGAGTGGGACGACGTTGCCACCGGGGGCGGCGTTGCAGGTGAAGAGGGAAATCACAGGAATGAAGCCGTCATCACCATTAGGTAGATCTGCCAGGGGGTCGATCAGGTCGCAGCGACATTTAATTCTGCCCTGCTTTTTGGGGTCGTTCGTGGCTGTTATATATGCGGGGACGCCGCCCATCACATAGCCTTCGGCTAAATGGGTGGCGTAGGACTTGGGATCTTCGGGGTGGGTGAGGCGTTGGAGTGGGAGCATATAAAAAAACGCCCCCGTCATGGGAGCGCTCTATTGAGTTGGCTCATTCGATTTTCTCAAATCAGTACAAGCCTAAAGCACGAGCCTGATCTTGCGGTGCCCATTTGAAGTGCTCTGCAAAGGGCTTGTCCGGAGTGATGTTTTCTGGAGGATCTACGTCCATATCTGGCATTTCGGCTTTGAGTTGGTCTTTTTCTTCCTGAGACATTTTTGCTAAAGTTGCCCAGGAGAATGTAAATCCCCATGTTGTCGAAGTTGACCAAAGTAGGTAATTTAGTTCACCTTGGTAACTTAGTTGATTTGAGTAATCGACTAACTGGTTCGGGGTTAGTTTGCCTACGATCGCTTCAAACTCATCGAAGTTTTCTTGCGCGATCGCCTGATCAAGATTTTTGATAATCTCAGGTGTTAGTTTGCTCAAAGTGTTCTCCTTTTTGTTTACAAATATATTTTACCACAAAACCATTTCTGTTTAGTTAGATGGTTTTGTGATAGAGAAATGATTTATCCAGCCTTGGGTTGTTCTACTTTTCTATTCACCATTGGAATAACGTTCCTAGTCAAGGATTCTTTGACCGCATCTAGTGGTTTGTAGTCATGGTTGATGATTAGACGAGCTGCCAATTCTTCTATTTGAGAGATCCACCGAAGCTCGTCAGCCGTCAATGCATCTCTCAGTTTAGAACGATCCTTAACCCCCAGGTCGCTGCACAGTTTGTTAGATTTTCGTCCAAACAATCCGAGGTTTACAGCTTCAGAGCAATTGACGTACATCCATTGGATAGCTCCTGCGGAAAGCTTGTCTCTGTGAATTGCGACATACTGTTTAACGGCGTCAGTTAAATCCAGGCGAACCTGTTTACCCTCCTGTCGTTTTTCTAGCCAATCCTGCCTGGATTCTTCGTCGAACTTCATACGAAAGCCATCAGAAAATAGCTGCTGGAGAGATAGTCCTGCTAGTAGGTCAAGCAGATCGTCGGCTTCACTACTTCCCAGTCTTTTGCAGATTTTAAGGAAAGGGACAATGCTTTCTACTGAAAGTAGATCGACTTTCCTTGCGTCTTTCCCCTCCGTCTCGACTCGAACTCCTGGATGGAGTTCGATGCACTCTGCATAAGGCTTTGAGGAATTTACGTGCCTAAAACTGGATGGACTAAGAGCTTCCTGTGATTCAATTATTCTCTTGTATCGTTTAGTGCACTGGTTCCGGTCATAATTCGGGTAAGCCAGAAGAACGGCTTGTGTCTTGCTGACACCGAACTTATTTGTTGGTGTCCACAAGTTTTCAGGCAATAGATAGCCCTCGATTGACGTACTCCCGAACGGAATTTCGGCGCGAGTCGCTTTAGTGTTAGTATTCGTCATGTTATTCGCCACTTATTCTGGCGGATAGCCCCAGTGGTAATGCGATCGCGGGTATGCTGCCAACATCCCCGATCCGCGCTGGGTTTTGCCCTTTAATTCTAGCAATTGGGCTGTCTTGATTTTGTTCAATAAACAACAATTAATAGAGCAGAATAATAAAGGTTTATTAGAAAAGCGATCGCCCACATTTCAGTAAGCGATCGCTTTTTCAAATCTATATCTATTTCTCAACCGTAAAAGTCCACTTCTTCCAATCACCGCTACCAGTAAAGCCTTGGATAATCACACTGTCGCTAGCAAAAGCGACAGTATCGTTGATTCTCACGCTCCACACCCCGTAGCTATCGGCGATATGGATTCCGCCCCAGTCCTTATCTCTCCAGAAGCCGACCTTATTTAAAACTTGATTGGTTTCAATCTTTGTGCTGTACAGGGAGTGTTCCGTACAGCTCGTATAACTACCTCTTTCCAAAACGTTAGCTATGCGATCGCGCACCTCCTCTAAATTCTCAAGCCGAACAGTTGTTGGTTCCGAATACGAACGCTCACTGGTGATTTGCCCAAGTTCAGTCATGTTGCAGTTCTATGGTTGATTAATTACATTATAAGCTATTATGTGATAAAATGTATGTGTAAACCAAAAAACAAGGCTTCTTATGTTAGACACATACGAACAGGTTCAGCAATATGTAGATGAGTACGGTTCAGCTGATCAGGTCTTACGACCGGAAGATTATTGGAACGCTATAAACGTCCAGAACGCCTGTAATCTCTCTGGGGTCATCCTATCCTTTTCCGAAGCAATGGAAAAGATAGGGGAAGAGGCGCGGCATAAAGAGCGGGGGACTAGTTGGAAGAACAAGCACCCCATTGCTATCTTGTTTGCCTGTGTTGTTGCCAATTTGACTACAGGAGATTTGATCAATACTGCATATTATGCAGAGGCTTACAGAATTTGCCACAAGAAGGCAAATAACTAATCGAAAAAGGGTGTATTAAATGCACCCTTTTTTAATAAACCTTTATTAGGTTGCGGGTCGGGTCGGTATCATTGCCAAGAAAACTCATTATTGCATGCAACCCACAAGGCAGCGAGCTATCTCGTTGCCTTGTGTTTTTTTTACTTATGGTCACAACACCTACATCTCCCGGATTCTCCCAGCCCGAACAGCCTAACGACAGTGATTCCATCAGCGCGACCCTGACATTGGATCAGTTCAAGCTCAAGAAAGTTCAGTTGCAAGATTTCCCAAATACCTTGCCGCTGGGATTCTTTGTGGGCGATCGCCGAATCATCAATTTCTCCCTAAACCCCTTCGACCCAGAGCAGGACTTACTCCTTGCCAAGCTGTACTCAAACCAGAAAGCCGACCTCAAGCAGATATTGGGTCAGTTTTTGCCGCAGGCAATTGACAAGATTGGCGACTACACTGTCCAAGAGCTAGCCAGGGAACTCTCCTGCACACCACAGAAGCTAATCGAGCGGATGCCACTAGCCGATGCCTTGACCGTCGTGTTGAATCAGCGGCAAAGTAATGTTGGGGAAGAAATCGCAATCAACGAACAGTGTCCCAACTGCAACACCCGCAATAACGATGACCCCGAAGAAGGGCGTCCTTACCATGACCTGGGAGAAGTTGAAATAGGACTGCTGCCCCAGCTCAATGACAAGCTAGTGCTAGAGGTTAACCTCACTAAGGGATTTAAGATCGGGCCGGACTTGTGCAAGAAGGTCTTGATGCAGCCGATGAAGCTTTACGACCTACCCAAGCTCGCTAAGGTGCCACGGGGTAAGTTGGATTTAGCGATGATGTACTTGCAAGTTTGTGCGATTCCGGAGTCGTCTATGCTTTCCAATGTGGCAGGGCAATTGTTCGACGATGATACCTACTCCGGGATTAAGAACTTGAAGGATCGGGAGTTGCTACTTTCTGCTAGTCGTAAATTACAGCAGCTTGGTCCCGATATGAACTTGATGCTGAGTTGTTTCAACTGCGGTCATGAATGGCGGACATCTCTGCCCTGGCCAGATCTGAGGAATTTCTTGTTTGCTTTTGCAAGCCCAGCCGAATAAATCATGTCTGCTATGTTGCGTTAATACAAAAAAACAGCCCGGTTATCCGGGCTGTTTTTTGTTATTTCTCTTCGTCAATTTCCTCCTCTTCATCAGAATCTTCTTCTAGATTCTCAATGATTTCTTCCAAAGACTTGACAACAGAATGATAGACTTCTAGTTTTTCCAGGTACTGTCCTCCCGAAATAACATTGATTATGTCGAATTTCTCAGGATTTATCCCGTACTCTGCGGCATACTGGTTGCAGTATCCTGGGCGATCAAGGTGCGATGATAACCAATTGAGCAAATCTCGGTTATAGACATCTGCTTCAATCGAGTCTTCGTCTCGCTCCTCAGCGATCGCATCCAGTGCATCAACAACAAACTCGTACTTCCAATCTTCTGGCATCATGTCTCCATGTGCTTCATGGATTAGATCTCGGAGTTCTTCAGGACGCTCGTCTTTGGTTACCCAAAACTTTCGTCCATCGCGTTCCTTTTGCTCAAAATACGCTAGGTACTCTTGAGCTAGGGAATGTATAGTCTTCATGGTTGTAATACCGTTTTAGCGTTTACTACATTATTTTATCACATAAATTACAATAAACCTTTATTAGGTTTTAGCGATTTGCAAGAGTTGAGGAAGTTTATTAGCAGGCAGAATGCGATCGCCCTCATCCCCTCTATTCCCTTCCCATCAATCCCCACAGTACCCGCCCACCTTATCAACCCTCACAGCACTATCTCAATTTCGCAACAAGCTACCACTGGGTATTTCATTGGGACGCGAGAGGATAACCGAGTTTCAGCTCTTTCCCTATACAACAGAGATGGATTTCATGCTCTCCAGGTTGTTCCCTGAAGAGGGGGAAGTCCAGCAAACGCATATTGGGCAGATTGTTACGCAGGTGTTTCCCGCAATAGTCCAGCATATTGGTGGATACTCTCTCAAGGAGCTGTCTACGCTGCTCGGAGTTCCACCCCTGCGCCTCTTTGACAGTCTGTTTGCTGCCGATGTGTTGACCATTTTCTTAAACATCCGGGTGGAATCTTCGGGGGTAGATATCGCCTTCACTAATACTTGCCCCAGCTGTCTGACCATAAATGATGACGATCCGGCTAAAGGGAGACCGTATCACGACATCTCTGCATTGGACATCAGATACTGCGATGCTGCGCCAATAAGGCAAGTGGAATTGATAAGTGCAATTTCTCTGCCCGATGGAGACTGTTCAATCATTGAACTCGCCCCTATGACATTTGGTCAGTTTCAGCAACTGGAAGGTTGCCCAGATAGTCTCCTGGAACTAGAAGTATTGCAACGCCAGGTGCGGAACCGAGATTTTGATTACCGATTGATTCGCAATCTGCGAGACAGACAGAACTTGCTTAAAGTTTCTCGCGAATTGTTCCGGCTTGGTCCCGACATGGAGATGGCGGTGGCGATGCTCTGCTACAAGTGCCGATTTGAGTGGGAGAGCCACATGGCACCATCCCAGGCATATTCGTTCTACTACAATCTACTGCGACCACCTAAGGAAGAATACCTACAAAATATTCTGTTCTTCCTAACCTTTGGAGAGCAGGCTCCTTGCAAGTCAATTCAAGAAGCTAAACAGCTGCCTGTGCGAGAGCGGAATTTTTACGTCCAGAAGCTCAATGAGTCGTACCAGAAACAGAAGGAGGAGATGGATAAGGCTAACCGTAAGGGAGGTAAGGGTAAGAACATTAAGCGGTCATTTTAATTTATTATGTGATAAAATAATATAGTAAACACATCTAAGTTTTCTATGAAAACCGCAACCGTATTTGACTGGAATAAGCTACTCAATAAAGCAATGAAAGACTGTTTAGACAGTATCTTTGATTGTGAATGGGACGAAGATTCTAACGCATATTACGAAGAGTTTTTGAGTCAGGTAGAAAAGTACAGGAAGAAAGATGACCAAAAATGGGCAAAGTTCCTGTACAACGACCAGCTCAAACAAGAAGGAGATTCTGACGAACTCTTCTGTGGGGGAACCGTATTTGAGTTTCTCGATGATGTATGCAAAGCAGCTATCAAGCAGGTTGACTGGGTGATCGCGACCCAGCACTGCGAAAAGCTCTTAGAACGAAAAGAGTAATATAGACCGCAAACCCAAACGGGTGCTACATAAGGTAGTACCCGTTTTTAATAAACCTTTATTAGTAAAAGACCCTTATTCGCTAGTTAGACGAACAAGGGTTTTTGTGTAAAACTATTTCTGTCAGAAAGAGACAGAGCATTACCTGTTTCTTTCCAAGAAAAGCAATGACTGTCTCCATTTCTTCTCTACGAGGGGCCTTAGCTGACTAGCTGGAACAAGAAATTTGTGTTCCGGATAAAGGAAATTGTAATCTGGGTGTGTACCATCTCCAGGCCAATGCTCAGAAACGAAGCGATTACTAGCCTTCCCTTTATATACTAGGTTTAATTCCACCCACTTTTCTACTGAGTAGATATTATCAAGGTGCCACGCTCTTTCTCTTAATGCCTCAAAAGTTTCATAGTGCCTGCTTCTTATCATGACTCCAGCGAGTCTGACGTGATTAATGACTTTCCCCTTTTGATAGACTGGAGTGATCGCAACAAACTCATCTTCCACTTTATGAAATCTCCGGTGAAATCCCTTTATCTCAATAGTCCAAGCCATTAGATTTGCTCGTTTATGGATTACATGAATATATTATCACAAATATGTACGACAAACACTACGAAGCTAGAAATTTCCAGAAATCCAATCCCCGCCTTATCTCTTCGCCAGACTTGTGGCGAGTAGATAACGGGCAGCTCCTTGCTGCCTATCTGGATAGACTCGCTCAACCCTTACCCAACGGACTGGATTCCCCCTTCAGTTCCAAAGCTCCCGGTACTGCCCATGAAGTAATTGGCAGTAACCTCATTCACTTACTTGATGCCTTTGGGTACGAATCGAACAAGTTATCCGACCAGGAGATAATTCAGTTCTTCCGCTTCATTGGGGCGGAGACGATGCCTGCGGAGAATGCGGTATTGCTGATGAGATTTGGGAGGAGCGATCGCGCCATTCAAGATCGCATTCCAGTTGAAATCCCCGTAGGAACAGAAGTCCGCAGTCGCTATAATCCCAATCTCGCAGTTTACACACTGTATTCAGCGACTATTGGGGATGCAAGAGATCCAGACGCTCCCCATATAGAGATACCAGCCCGACTGAATCAGCTGGGTCCACTGCCTGCGATCCGAGACGATGAGTTTACAGAAACACAAATTGCCTTATCGTTTCTAGCTAGAGCCACCAACATAGATGTTGTTTCCACGGGTCGGTTTGCAGAGACACTTTCTGAGACCGTGCTCCGTACTCGTGATGGTATTCGCACGGGTACGTTAGGACGCTTTTATCAAGATGGGGTTGTAGATTTCGAGCGGGAAGATTTCCTGGGTCGATGCGTCAACCGCAGTGATTACGCCTGGTATGCCAAGGAGATGGGGGCAACCAAAACCAATGTTCTTCCTGGCGTAGCGTATGGCTCAGATGGCTACTGGGGAAACCTGGTGTCCATTGCGGTTTACCCCCCGGATATTAAACCTTTAATAGAAGTCCCTTATTCTTCCATCACCTTGGTAGATACCGAGTTCGGCATTATTGCTGCTGAGATAGTACCAGTTACGGGAACTATCTGGATTAAAGTGACGCCTAGCTTGACGGATTTTCAGGTGAGAGACTTGGCTGCGATCGCAATCATGAACAAAATTAATCCCCCCAATGGTCTCTGGGGGGATAAAGATTTGCCGAGCAATTTGGCAGATGCCCTGGAGCGAGAGGTTGGAATTTATGCCGTGCCCCAAATGGATTTAAAGGTTGAAGGTACGGATGAACCTGTCTCTACGTTTGACATCAAGCCCTGGCATCTGTGGGAAATTCAGGCAAGTATTGAGTTCAAGATAATTAGGACGACTTGAGATGCTGAGAATTGAGCATTCTGGAATTCCTTCTCCCGTTTCTACTCATGGGTACTATGAAGGAGAACCTGTCAAGATAAAGAAGATTCGGTATGACGGTACGAAGTTGCCTTACTTTGTGATGAAAAATGGTGGCAATTCAGACCTGTGGAAAGAGGTGTTGGATTACAACCAGATTGGTTCGATATTCGAGCTGGAAGAGGGGATAATGTTGGCTGTCCCTCAGGATGTTGAGGTTTTTAAGACTCACCCTGAAGCTTGAATGACAAGCAAAAACACCAAAGAGCGATCGCATTATTAGTGAATGCGATCGCTCTTGCTCAAAAAAATTTACTAGCAGTTTAAAGAAACACCAAAGGTGAACACTTGAATAGGGTTCCCAATTTCTCCGCCTGGGCTTTGCTGATAGTTCTTTTGCCCTGAGTAATTTCTGACACTATTTTGTAAGACCTAAAAACACTTACTAAATCTTTTTGCGTAAAATTTCTCTCTGTCATTAATTCGTTCAATATCTCATATGGTTTTGCTCGTTCTAGTTGATAATGTTGGTCTTCAAATTCTTTTACAAGTACTGCTAGCAGATCTAGCATCTGTAAGTGATCTGGTGTTGTTTCTTCATCCAAGTCCAATATGTCATGTATTACAGATATGAAGAACTCGTTATCTTCTTCTGTTTTTATTGATCTTGGTTGTATTATCTCCAGTAATTCACTGTAGGTTTTGTTTCTCAAGGAAGGTCGCGAATCGCTCATTATTTTTGCTTTATTTGATTCTGGGTAGTATTTTACCACGAACTACTTGTAGCCGTATCTCTTCATTTCTCCGTGGTAGTCCCATCGCCCTCTTGGTCCCATGTCGATGTGGAAATACCCCCCATCTTCATCAAGACCTGCACCCCCCGGCCAGTTGGGCACTATTTCTTTGAGGAAGTAGTTGATAAAGTCTGGTGGCTCAATGTCGAGCGCGTGTCCTGACATATGCTCGGAATTTACAGCGGCTCCAGGTGTTGCGGCGTTCGTTTTTGGATCTCTATACCAACTGGCTATACGCCACTTACCCTTGCCCAATTTCTTAGTGAACTGCTCTAGGACTTGGGCGACCTTGATGATATTCTTGACGATCTCCTTACTCTCAGGCACTCTGCTGCCATTCCTGGTTGCATCTCCCCACGTATAAACTCCTCCAGGGACGATTGGATCTCCCATCTTCAAGGAACTCCACTCTGGTGGATTTATTACCTTGTTCGGATCGATCGCAGGGTCATTAGGATTGACGACGGTTACCCCCACTGCGGACTTCTCTCCAATGTTGAATCCCGCAACCGTGGTTGCCCCGATCGCACTCTGCATTTGCAGAGCAGTTCGTTTGAATACCACAGGCTTGGAGATAAAGATACTGGGGTTGCTTTCAAAATCCAAAATGACTTCGCTGGTTGGAGTTTGGGCAGATGTTTCCGTAACTGTATTTCCCCGGACGATTACCACGTCTCCCCGGAGGGCTGCCTCTAGGGATGCGACTCTTGCTTTGGACTGCTGGAGATTGGAAGTGCCTTGGGACGAGGTGTCGAATTTCGTGTTTTTGGCAAATTTTAGATTAGTAGTGCCTAGAACGAATTGCTCTGCTGGAGTGGTAGCCTTTTTCTGAGAGTTATTTTTAATCTCACCAAAGAAGTCAGTCCCTTGTTTCTGGGTTGAGTTGGTCTGAGGAGTATTATTTGCCGGGGTTGGCAAAGCCTTGGAATTATCCTGAGCAGGGGTCGGGTTAGTGGTTGGAACAGTGGTTGTGGGTTTGATTGGATTTGTGGTCTTCTTTTCGTCAGCCTTGGGTGTTGCGGGTGGGGTGGCAGTGGTGCTGGTTGGCTTACTGGTATTTCCAGAAGTATTAGGAGCCATGATCTCAGCTTTGACCGTACCGTGCCCCGCAGCTACGAGTCCGATCTTCTCGGCAGCTCCATAAGATAAGTCAATATCCCTTCCTGCAACGTATGGACCCCGGTCGTTCACCCGGACTACGACAGATTTGCCGTTATAAGTTACCCGGATCTGAGTTCCAAAAGCCAGTGTCTTGTGAGCGCAGGTCATTTTGGAGGAATCAAATATCTCTCCATTGGCAGTCTTCCTGCCGTCAAATCCATCTGTTTTCCCGTAGAAGGAGGCTCCCCAATTGTGAGTTTCCTTAACCGTTCCGCCGCTGCTCGTATCCTCTACCTTGTTCTGGCTATCAGGTGTTGCGGCTGTGTTCGTGGCGGAACTGCCGGATTGCTGTTGGAGTGCGATCGCCGCATCAACAGCCACAACAATAGTCCCATCCGGTGGCATCCTGCCGTACTTGTAGATCTTGCCGCCAGAGAATTTATTGACTCGATACCCGTTGCTAAAGCCAATCTCGACTTCAACCGTTTGGGCGTCTTTAAGCTTCTCGAATATCTTGGCATCTGGGTCATTGAGTACGAACCGGGCTTCTGAGTGACGCCGGGTGTGTAGCCAGACGTGAGGGGGATGCTTGGCGATCAAGAGATGTCCCTCGCTGGAGTCGAACTCCATGTCGTCAATTTTTACCCGGAACTGAGCGACCAGTCTCTCATCCGCGCCTCTATCCTTCTTCTTGTCTGCGCCGGGTAGGGGCTTGATTAGGTCTTTGACATTACTAACTTGGATGGCGTCAAAGTTTAAGGGCTTGACCGGAGTGGTCTTAGTAAGTGGTGTGAGCTTAGTCTTGGTATCTACTTTGAGGGTAGAGGTATCGAATTTAGCGGTGTCCGCTGGATTGAATAGGAGTGGACCAGCGGGAGCTGGGGTCTGGGTGTTCTGTTTTGTTGTCGTTGCGGTTGGGGTGGCAGTAGCGGTGTCTGGCATAGTAATAAAAAAGCCCCGGCGCAAGGGAGGGCCGGGGTCGGGTGTCTTCTACAGATTAGGAGTATTTTATTGGGCTGCTTCTTTAATAAACCTTTATTAAAGAAACCTTGTGTGAATCTGAAGTTCGGAATTATTGGCTCTTAATTGCCAAAATTGACTTCTGTAAGTCAATCGCTATCTCTACTGAGCTATTTAAAATGGCTTCTGCTTCACTAAGCGAGAGCCTAGCTTCTCCGCTCAAAAAGGTGGCTATGTCAGATAAGAAGCTGGATAGATGCAATATAGGAATATCGTATTCCACCATTGCTTTGTTCTCGTCTTCCTTGTCGCAATACTTGACGGCAGTAATAAGTTTCTCCAGTTCATAGCAGTAGTATTGAGCAAGTCCAACATATAGTTCGAGTTTGCCCATAGTGCCTTTTTCTTTACCGGACGCGATCGC